CTAACAAGACTTGACATTCCAAAGAAAGTGTAGTAGGATACGAACTATGAAAACATTAGAAGGCGTTACAGTAGAATACACACAGACTATCCCTACAAGTAAGCAGATGCCAGAGTTTTATGTATGGCAAGAGGGTGCAGAGGCTTATGCTCAAATCACATACCTTGATCGTGTGGTAGACATTGAACGTAATGGTGAGATGCACTTAACATTACCTAGTTTAGTTAATGGTGAACTATCAGATGAGGGTGCAGATATCATTAGATACTCTGACGACTTAGAGGCTGCAGGTTTTAGTGATGACATTCAGTTGATGCAGTTTATTAAAACTATTAGTAATAGTGGATTTGAAATCTATCGTATGAATCCTTGGTGGGAAGTATTCTCACACAATAGTGATATGGGAGAAGTCTATGAAACATTCTATGAAGCCGTAGATGCTGGCATTGATTACATCACAGACGATAGCAATTGGGAGGACTAATGGATACAGCAATTAATAGATTTATTAAACATACCATAGCCAACCTTGAGGGGGCTTTAGAAAAAGACGAGCCGCAACTAACGTGGGCTGTTCTAAAGAATCTATCAAGTGTGATAGAATCCTATGTGGAGGCGATTGAGCATGAACTTGAACTCGTATAGTGCTTTTGACTTTGTTATCCCCAACTGCTTAGAGCCTGGAGATATCATTCAATGGCAAGAAGAAATTTACACAGTTAAGTCTTTTGACCTGTTATCTGATGGTTTTATTATATATGCCTTAGACGACATGGAAGAAGATGTAGAACTATTAATACCAGATAACACAGTACTATCATTAATGGAAGAACAATAGATTTGACAACCCCTGTCAAAAATGGTAAGATAATAACAAGGTAACTCTTAAGGAGAGAACAATGACAAGAGAGCAAATGCGTACTCTAAAGAAGCAACGTTTCACATCACTTGAAAAGTGGGGAGACACAGAACGTGTAGTAATTCGTGACGGTCTAGGACATTTTGTGCATAACACAAACCTAACCTCACTACGCCGTAACAAGGTAGTAAAGTCCCGTTAAGGCTGGCTAGGGGGCAGGGATAGTCTCTGCCCCTTTTTGTCAGACCTCAATGATAGAATGGGACACTATGGGAAAATCACAAATAGATAGTGTAGCGGATAAAATCGTTGCATTATTAGCAGACGGTAGAATTAGTCAGGCAGACTGGCGACTATGGATACCAAGACGAATAACAGACTACAACAAAATGATTATTGCAAATGCAAAAAATCTAGCAGACGGAATCAACGAGGTAATAGAAAATGAACAAATTGGTCTTAGTAAAGAACTCATCTTCGACTACCAAACAGGAGAATACAATGGACAATAGAACTAAAGCAGAAATCTTAGTGCAATTCACACAAGATAATTTCAATGATGATTTGTATGAAGATTTTTTTGATTACAATGATTTAGGTATTCCAATGGCTATTGCTGTCATACAAGAAATGGTTATTCTAACAGATAGTGGTGAACAACTACTAGAAGAAACTTGGTTAGAACTTTGTGAATTATTTGGTGCAGACCCAAATGGTGAATACGAATCAATTGATGATTTAACCTCATAATCAAATTGGGGGGTTAGCTCAGTTGGTCAGAGCAGCAGACTCATAATCTGCCAGTCGTGGGTTCAAGTCCCACACTCCCCACCAGGGGGCGCGGATCCGACAGTATCTAGCATACTATTACGAAGAAGTCAAATTTCCCCTGGATTATTTTGACACATTTATATATTTGAAAAAATCAAGGAAAGAAGGTATAATAGATATTATGACTATAGTAATTGGACTCATAGATAATGGTATTATATATATGGGATCAGATAGAGGTATGTCTGATGAATATTCTATATCTTCTCCTATTACCCCGAAAATAAAAAAGAATGGACAATTCTTAATTGGATATGCATCTTCAAGGGGATCAGGACAGGTAGCTCATTACATTGATTTTCCAAATGTATTAAAAAAAGATGTAGATAAATATATGAGAACAGATTTTATATTTACTTTGAAGAAAGCTATTGAACCATATGGTATTGATATATCAGATGATGATAAGGCAGCTGCAGATTTTTTGGTGGGAATTCATGGAAGACTATTTCAAATATCTACTAATGACTGGCAAGTAAATGAATATGATAAATATATAGCAATTGGATCTGGTAGTCAATTTGCAATAGGATCATTAGATACTTCTTATACCTGGAAAGATCCAAATAAGAAGATTACGAAGGCATTAGAATCTGCCATAAAAAATTCTCCTCAATGCATATACCCAATTGATATTTTACATTCTTAAAAAGGATTACGAAGGGATTAAAAATACTCTGGAATATCCCCTATATAAGAATACATAATAATATATAAAAAAGTATTACGAATGAGTCAAAAATAGGCTGGAATATATTAAAATCTTTTAAAAAGTGTATAGAATATGGGAAAATAAAACCAGGCATATCTTATAAAAATGTATTACGATTAAGATCCCCCATCGCTCTCTACTCCACTCCACTTTCATCCACAATATATACACATCTTATCCACAATCATATATATAAAATATCCAATAATATCCAATAGAATAGTGTTTAAAAGCCCATAGAAGCCTTCTAAGAGACTTTCTTCTGGTTTATATAATCACATGCGAAGCATCATTAAAGACTCTTATATATGTTTGTATATATAGTTATTGTTATATAGTTTATATAGGTAATAATCAGAAGATTTATTCATCCCCCGAATTTATTCATAGAGGCTTTGCCTCATATATTGAATATAGGGGATATCTTTATATATCATATAGTTGCTCATGTTGAGCATGTTTATACTAATTTCCGCCGATTTTTTGCGATTTTTTATTTTTCGTAATCGCTGCCAATAGATGCTATGTATGCTTTCTTTTTCTTTTTATCCCAGGAATATCTTATTACATTTACATAGCAATTAAGGGCTACGAATGCCAGGATTAGCATTTCAGCTATTGAGTGTGAGAATTTCATTATCTATCTTTCTAAGTAAGAGCGTCTGCCTCCGACTTATATTGTATCAGGAATTGGCTCTTTTAGCAAGTAGGGAGTCAAAGTCTTTTTTCTTTGTTCCCCCGTCATATTCCCAGGCATAGCCTTCGTTGATCATCTTTTCATTAAGAGAAGTATCTTCATCATTAATAAATAGCCAGCCTAAAATGCGACCATATTTTTCAGAGCTATCTGGCTTCTCTGTTTGAATAACAATGTCTTCTGCATTCTCAAGTAAATGCTTTAGGTATTCTTTTACCTCTAGACCAAGTGCTTTTTCCTTTAGATCAGTTGTTCTAGATTCAGGAGTATCAATACCTGCAAGTCTTACTCTTTGAGTAAAAGAAACACTAAAACCAAGATCAATGTCAACATCAATGGTGTCACCATCAACTATCTTTAATACTTTTTTAACACGGTATTCATACATAGTTATTCTATTATATATCTATTTTTGAGTCCCCGATAAGAGATTCGAACTCCTGACCTGTAGGGTAGAAACCTATCGCTCTATCCACTGAGCTAATCGGGGCTTGCTCCCCAACCTAGACTTGAACTAGGAACATTCAAATTAACAGTTTGACGCTCTGCCGATTGAGCTATTGGGGACTGTACTGGATTAACGATTCTTAGCGTAACCAGTTTTTTTCTTATTCATAGAACCAGGGGTGTTGTACCCACCTCTATTAGGAACATTCTTGATACGAATTTCTAAAGCTTTTGCAACTTTGTCGTGATGCTTTCCCACTACTTTTCTTTCTTTGCTGGCTCAGTATGTAGTTTACTTTCTTTTAATTGATTAATCTCTGCATCTTTTGCCTGAAGTGCTTCATTTGCTTGTACCTTTAATACAGCCATTTGTGTTTCATACTGAGTAGTAATTTGACCAATACGGTTTTGTAGTTCTTGTACTACGAGTTCTAGTGTGTTTGACATTACATAAATCCCTTTCTTAGGATAGTTTCTTTTTCTTTTTCTTTAGACTTTTGATCTAATGTATATTCTTTAATCTCATTAATAATAAACAAATTTGTTACAAATATTGCTAATAAAATAATTTCAGCCATTTTCTGGGAACACTCTCTTTAAGAAAGCAAACTTAGGCTTTGCACCAATAATACGATCTACCTCTTTGCCATCTTTTAAGATAACATAAGTAGGGACTGATTGAATCTTATATTGTTCAACCATGTTTTTATCAGAATCAATATCAATTCTTGTAATAGTTAGATCAGGATTTTCCTTTTCTACCTCGTCAAGAATTGGATTCATTAGTTTGCATGGACCACACCATGTAGCCCAAAAATCAATTACTTCTGTTTTCATTTCTTTTCCTTTGTATATTTCCAAGATGCCATACTAAAGTTAGGCTTAAGCTCTTTTTCAATACCTTCTGCAATTTCTTTTGCTTCTTCTTCACTCTTTACACTATAAAAGAATGATCGTCTTGAGCCACTGGGTTCTTCAATAATAACTTTTAATTTATCCATATCTAGATTTTACACTATATCCTTTACGTTGTCAAGTTTAAATGAGCAGTTTAATGTCTTTGCTCAGGACATCTAATTAAACTAGTAAATTAATACCAGCCCTTTTTCTTGAATGCACTCCATGCTCCACAGGGAGTCTTATATCGTTTGTCAATATACTTTAGACCCCATTTGATTTGTGTTTCTGGATTTGTTCTCCAATCTGCCCCTGCACTTGCCATCTTACTTCCAGGCAGTGCTTGTGGTATTCCATAGGCACTTGAAGTTGGGTTGTCAGCAGTATGCCTCCACCCACTTTCACGATTCCATAGATTCACAAGGCAAGAGTGCTGGTCTTCTCCCCAATTATATTTGGACTCCATATAGGATTTAGCAAAAGCTTGATTTGCTTTTACTGCAGGGGAACTTCCCTTTTTTGATCTAGAGGCTTTTTTATTGTCTCTAGTTTTATCTTTCTTTATTTCTTTTTCATATGTTGCAAGTTTAGCAATTTCAATACTTCTATTTTCACTAACTCTACTTGCTACATTTTGCGGTGCATTAGCACTGGTCTGACTGTGGCTTGTTGGTAGGGATGCAATTGCAAGAACCGCAACAAGGGCAATCGGAACCAAGGTTCTGATACGCATTATTCTAGAATAGCATGAAATAGTGACAAAATCAAGTTTTTATTATAACAAAATGATAAATAGTTTTATTAAATACAAAAGCCCCTATTTCTAGGGGCAATTGTTATTTTGATATATTAGGACGCAAGAATTGCAGTAGGATCAATATCCTTACCTGCACTCCATCTAATATTATCTCTCATTTCAAAGTGAAGATGAGGACCTGAAGAGTTGCCTGTATTACCAGACTCTCCAATGTGTTGTCCCTTCTTTACCTTGTCTCCTGGCTTTACTAGAGCCTTTGAAAGGTGTGCATAGATTACCCAGCCACCTTCAACTTTTTGGACTAGCTGTGTGCCATAGCTGGCTCCCCAGGTAGCATTTTCAATCTTGCCATCAGCAACAGCAACAATATCTGTACCTACTTTGCAAGCATAATCTACACCTGTATGGTAGCCTTTTGACCACATTTTTCCAAGCTTCTTGTAAGGTGTTGTAACCTTACCTCCAACAATTGGTGAACCCATTTAAATCATTTCCTTTTTTATAAAATAAGGGAGTCCTTTGGAGGACTCCCCTACTATATTATATCCTACTTACTATTCTGCTTTTTTGTCTACTGAACTAAATGCTGAGTTAATTTCACTAGCACTTAGCTTACCATCGTCTAGGAATGCTCTTGCAAGCTTTTCAACAACGGTAGCAACACCAAGCGTACCTGCCATAATAACAGCAGTAAGGGTGTCAATTCCTACTAGGGAACCTGCACCAATGATTGATAGACCAGATGCTGCAAATACTGCAACAATTCTGAAGAATATATTCCATACATTTGTTACTGCTTTGGAACCAATTACTTCTTCTCCAGTCTCTTTATCAATTACTGTTATATCTACGTTACTTTTTGCCATTTTCTTCTTCCTCCTTTTCTTCTCTAAATTTCATTGAAAACAACCATACAACTACGCATAGCATAATTGCCCAACCAACTACTGTTTTAGCAGACCCGTCTAGGACTGCCCATGCTACGAACATGCCAAGAAGGGTAAATGTTTGGTTTAATGTTTCACGAAACTTATCTTTCAACCATTTCTTCATTATCTTATCCTCCCTGTTATTAAATTAGTTGATGCTATTACCTGTCCAACAATAATGGACGCAACAACCACTGTTTGTGATTCTTCACGTTGTTCTGGTGTCATGTCTGCACCAATGTTAGCTACAGCAGTAAGAGCCTTACCAGGATCTGTAAACACTGCACTTAAAATTTCTGATGGATTTTCAAATATTTCTAAAGCGTCTGCCACTTCTGCAAAAAGTATTACGCCATTTTCTAACATAACTGGTTGATCATCTGGCAAGTCTTCATAATCAAGTCCAAGTTCGTCAATTAATTCAGTTGAAATAGCATTACCATCTGCTTGTTCTAAGATAACATCTACAAGCAATTCTTTTTCATCTTCCGTCAAAATACCATCTTCAGTCAAAGATTCTGAAAGACCAGATACTTCATCTTCAGAGATAAATCCATCATTCAAAAAGTTATCAATTAACTGTTCTGTCTCAGCATCTGAAATACTGCCACTCTCAGTAAAGTCTTCAACAAGTGTATTTATTTCTTCATCTGTTGTTTCTGTGATATTATTATCAGATGGAAGATCAGTGGATGAAAGATCTGGATCAGGAGATGGACTCTCGTCTGGAATTGGAGTTAATGATTCTGGAAATGAAATCTCTGGCTCAGGAGTTGGGTCTTGAGTTGGCTCAGGTTCTACTGGGGGCAACGGAGATTCTGAGGGAATTAAAGAAGGAGTTGGACTAGGTGAAGAAGTTTCTGAAGGTTGCACAACAGGTTCTGACGGCTGTGGGCTTGGCTCTGATGGCTGGGGTGACGGTTCTATTGTTGGCTCTGGTGATACTGACGGCTGTGGTTCAGGGCTGGCAGTAGGAATTGGCTCAGGGGTAGGGGTAGGACTTGGCTCAACAGGACATGTGGCAGGAGCATAAACTGTACTGCCATCCCAACATTGAGTAGGAATTGCAGGAGGCTCTGTAAAGCTTGTAGGGGCTGGAGCAGGTTCAACTTCAACTGGAACTCCACCATTTACATCAAAGGCTGCCTCGATTGGTAATGGTGTTCCGTTCTGTTCCCATACAATTCCACGCCTAATGTCTGGGGGAATCCATCCAAGAGTTGTAATCTCACCATGCCATCCACCATTAGGAAATACATTTACAACTAATCTAATTTGTGTTAGAGGACCGCTTGATTGTGGGAATGGACGAACTGACCACTCAATACAAAATGAGTTTTCGTTATATCCATATGAAGTATAAGCACCTGGACCAAATGAAACCCAGTCCCTACCTGCAAGAGTTACAGATGGGGTTGATGGATAGCTCCAAAAATTACCATCTGGCTGCCCAAATGACATAAGACCATTTGTGCTGTAATATATTTGATTGTAGTTAGTGTTACCTAACTGAAGACTAAATGGAAGGGTCATCGGAAAAGACCCATCATCATCTCCAGTAACTGTAGACATGTTACAAACAAGTGGAGTATTTGCCTGTGTTGCTGGAGATATTAAAAACATTGTTCCAAATAAAAACATTGGAATTAATAGTAGGTAGGAAAAGAATTTTTTCAATTTATTGCATAGACTCCTCGTTAGACGTATCTAACAAATCTATTATATCATTACTAATAAACTAATTAATGGTTGTTTCTGGAATAAAGTCAGAGAAGTCTTGTGGATATTCCCCATTTGGAGTCCACATTTTAAATTGTCTTATGTCAGAATTATATGTTTTGCTTCCTCCAGTAATTCTTATTTGAACTACTACAGGATGCTTTGTTACAATGTTCCAACAGTTAGAAGCTACAAACTTACTTCCTGGTTTTTCTGTAAAAAAATATGTATTAGTAGCACTTGAATCATTTGGACCTGGAACTATTCTAGTTATTCTTAATTTAATATAAGAGGGTCTTTTCTTTCCCTTTGTGTCAATAACAGCTTGATAACAAAATAATGATCTCTTACCATTACCCTGAATTTCTGTTTTTCCACCATTAAATCTTAAAGTTGTCCACTTTCCTTTTGGAATTTTTTGAATTTCTGTAGACTTATATCTGATAGAATCAGACGCACTTGCTGGTGTTGCTTGAGCAAAAACTAGTAATACTGAAAATATTGAGGCTAAAAACTTTTTGTGCATCTATTTAGTTTATCATAAATAGGATTAGACAGTTTTACGACTTGTCTAGGTCGTTTCCCATCCTAAGGAAATCTATAGATCTCTAGGAGGAATTCTTCTATTTTCAACGGCAAGAAGCTGACCTTTATGATCTGCCTTTATATCTTTTCTTACCCAAGTCATACCATATGTATCTTCAAACACTTCAGCACCAACTCTTCTGTGCAATCTTTCAGCCATTGACTGGAATGTTGGATCATCACTTAAATTAAGATATGAATTATGATACCAGGGAAGGTCATAAAATGCAGGAGAGTTTACTAAAAGCATCCCTGCAGTATTCCAGTGCTCTTCAATTCTTGGATTATCCGAAACAACCTTTCCTGTTAGTCCATACGCTGGAACATCTGCACTGACAATTGGATGATCAACTTCAAACAATTTCTCAATAAGTTCTGCAGTTACTACTATGTCTGAATCAACATACAAGATTGCATCATAATTTATGACTCCAAAATTTTCTTCTGTACAATCCTCTCCCCAGTGATGTCCAGAAGTTACACGAACTCTTTGTGCGAACTCTCTAATTAAATTTCTACCAGTTTCAATTCTTATCCATCTATTTCCTGAGGTTACCCTGCTTTCCATATCGTTTATTGTATATGTCCAGAAGTCTCCATTAATTTGCTTTAAGCTTTCTAGAACTCTTTGAAAAGGCTCTAAGCCTCTGCTGTCAAGTTCTAGAGCAGTGAAGAATTTTGCATTCGGGAATTTTTCAATTATTTGTTTTGAGTTTTCCAGCCAAGACATTTCTTCACCCATGTCTGCTTTCCATCCTACAAGCGGTGTACCAATAACAAAGTGTTTGTTATAATCTATCTCTTTAAACATTGTGACTACTTCTTATATATTCAATCACATCAGAGCAGTAGCCATGATAGTCTAAATCTTTCATTTCTTCTACAGTTCTAAATAGTTCTGGGAGAACTGCAATTGTGTTTGAGTTTGCTTTAGCAACTCCTGGAAATGCCCAAACATATCCCTTGCTAGTTAAAGTATAGTCGTCTGCCTTGTGAAAAAAACAGTTCAAGTTTTCATCAAGAGCGTACTTTAAAGACTCTTTATCTTTGCAGTGAACCCACAAACTTTCTCTACAGTCATCAATAAAATTATCATCTATTAAATACTGTGGTTTTTCATGACCTAAAAATATCTGTCCATCTTTGTGACGAAGATCTACTTCTACATCAAAACCTCTATCTATAGCTTGATAAATATAAACAGGACTATTTTCAAGCTCATGATGCTTTCCAGTTAAATTTCCACGGTGGGATATATAAATCATGTTACTCTCCTAAAATGAACATCTGCTTCTTTGCCAACATTGTCTGGAACTATTTTACACTCAAATCCTTTACTTGTCAACCATTCACATATGTCACTTACATTATTTTCAGTATTAACATATAGGTCCACTGTGTAAGCTCCTTCACACTTTCCTTCTTTTACAATTGAAATTTTTTCCCCAAGACTTTTTAAAACTCTGAAGTCATTTCCCTGAGCATCAACCCACAAGTAATCAATTGAGTCAATATTGTTTTCATCAATAAAAGAATCAAGTCTTATTGTTTGCACAGTAACCTTATGAGTAGTATTGAAATCTGGTCTACCTTCCCATTTCTCATGTATATCTGGAGCAAATTCGTAAAGTGAAGAACATCCCCAGTCTCCACCACCTGCTATATTAAATATTTTTTCTCCCTCTTCAATATCAACAGCTTTATCTATAAGATTAAAGTTACTATCATTTTTAAATTTATCATTTAAATGTTCAACTAATTCTGGAGTTGGTTCAAAAGCCCATACATTGTTATTTTTATCTTGAACAAACCTTGCAGTATCGTGACCATAGTTTGCCCCTACTTCAACAATAGTTTTCATTTATTATTCTCCAGAAAGTAATTTAAATCTTCAGGGGTTCCAATTCCCCACATCTTATCAATCATTTTTAACCTAACTTTTTTCCCATCTTGTATGGCTTCATTAAACACTGGGCAAACATAAAATTCATTATTAGTTCTAATGTTTTTATCAATCATTTGATTTGCATACTTAACGTAATCAGACCCGTGTTTCCAGTAGTATATACCAACTGTTGCATTATCAGAAATTGGACTCTTTTCTGCTACCTCTGAAACAAAACCATCTTCCCCAACTTTTGCAAAAGACCACTTTGGATGAGTTGCTTTAAACGAAAGTATTCCACCGTCTATATTGCTAGCACCAAACTCATACAGTGCTTCGTTGGAGTCCCATTCCACATACTGATCAGAGTTAGCCATTAGAAGTGGCTTTTCGTTATTGATAAGCTCTTGAGCAAGTAAGGTTGTACAAGCAGCACCCTCAGTCATTCCATCAACAATAACTATGTCGCAGTCTGGAGCAATAAGGTTAAGAAGTTGCTTAAGATTATATTTTTCATAATGATCTTTTTGTACTAAGAAGATATAGTGTGCATCAATGTTAAGATTTTCAACAATTACCTGGATCATTGGCTTACCATGAACTTCAATCAATGGCTTTGGAAATGTATAACCTGCCTGTGAAAATCTTGAACCTGCACCAGCCATAGGTATAAGGACATTCATCTCTTTATTTTTCCAAGGCACTTGTCCAGTTCTCTCTTTCTTTTCAAATTTTTCTATAAACTCTATGAATATTGTATCATTAAGATCATAGGAATCTTTAACTGGGTACAGGTTTGCTCCAGAATTTAAAGCTCCTTGCCTCCCAATGTGAGAGTCTTCTATAATTATTGTATCTTTTGGAAATGCATCTAATGCCACCATGCACTTCCAGTACATTTCTGGGTGTGGCTTTGGATGCCAAACATCCTCATTGCTAACAATGTAATCTACTAAATGAAGCACCTGGATTCCATGCAAAGACTTTATAATAGTCTCTCTAATACTATTAGATGCTATGGCAATTTTCCAACCTTCAGATTTTAGATACATCATAATATTTATAGCTTTAGTATTTACTGGAAGATTTTCAAGCATTAAGAAAGTTTCTTCTTGCTTATCTTTCCATACTTTATTATGAGAGTCTTGTGGCAGCCCTTTTTCTTGAGTAAGCATAGAAAGTTTTTTCTTAGTATTTAAACCATCATATTTTGACAGATGCTCTTGATATGATATTTTATATTTAGGATCAACTTTTTCTAATGCATTGTTAAGAGCTTTGTAGTGTAAATCTTTTGAATCAATTAGCACACCATCTAAATCAAATATAACTAACTTATTACTCATATTTGTGGACCTGCATGTCTATGCCACTTGTTATGTCTAACAATACTTTTACCATTGCACTTCATAACATATTTATCTCTTACCCTATAAGACCATTCAACATCTTCTTCTTCGTTCCATCCACGACTTTCATCAAGTGGTTCTTCAATCATGACATGACGCTTGACCATAAAGAATCCACCAGAGATATACATGTGCTGAGTTTGAGACCAGTCATCATAGTTTAAAGACCAGGCTCTACCATGACCTGGCTTATCCCAAAGAGACCAATCCATAGGATTTCTTGATCCAGTAATTAAGTATTGAGGGCAAGAACAAATTTCCCAATCAGTTCCAAACTCAACAAAGTTTTTGTACCAGTCTTTATCAAAGATATGATAGTCATGCATTAAAACTATATTGTCATATTTAGCTTCTTTTACAAGTATATTCTTTTTTCTTGTAATCCATCTTTCTTTAACTGATTCATCAAAATCAATCTTTCTAACATCTTCTCCATCAATGCCAGAGCTATCTCCACCACCAACAAATAATATTTCATACTCTGGAATATTAAGATTACGAATGCTCTCTATAATCTCTTGAAGCCTTTGCTTATCTTCATATACAGTTATGATTCCAAAGGTCCACTGAATGTCATTCATTTATAAAGCCTGTCGCTATAACAGTTACTAAAATACCATCCTCAAGATCTTCATCCAAGACTGTTCCAAATATAATGTCAGCGTCTTCATGAGCTTTTTCAGAAACAAGTGATGCGATCTTATTAACTTCTTGCATTTTAATTTGTCCAGATGACGCAATTGAAATTAAAACTCCAGTTGCACCATTAAGATTTACGTCTAAAATTGGACTTGTTATTGCTTTATTACCTGCAACATCTGCACGATCCTCGCCATCTGCATACCCAATCCCCATAAAGGCTGCTCCAGCATTTTTCATAACTCTTTTTATATCTGCAAAGTCAATGTTGATTTGACCAGGGGTTGTAATTAAATCTGACACTCCTGCTACAGCTTTTAATAAAACATCGTCAGCTTCTTTAAAGGCTTCTTCCATAGAAATATCTGGATCAAGCATAGAAATAAGATTCTCATTTGGAATAACAATTAGTGTGTCAACTTCCTTACTAAAATTATTAATTCCCTCTAAGGCATTATTCATACGCTTCTTGCCCTCAAACCCAAATGGGGTAGTTACAACGCCTACAGTGAGGGCTCCAGCCTTTTTAGCACAGTTGGCAACAATCGGTGCAGACCCAGTTCCAGTTCCGCCCCCCATTCCAGCAGTAACAAAAACAACATCTGCTCCTGTAACAACTTCAGAAATTTCATTTATGCTATCTTTTGCTGAAAGTCTTCCAATATTTGGATCTGCTCCAGCACCAAGACCACCAGTTCTATCTCTTCCAATATCAATTTTAACATCTGCCAAACTTGGCATTAATGCTTGAACGTCAGTATTGACTGCAATAAATTCAACTCCAGATAGTCCAGACAAGATCATGCTATCTACAGCGTTTATTCCACCGCCACCACAACCAACTACTTTTATATCTATTAGAGAACTCACTATTTAATTATACCTTAAAGACTATCCGATTTCTTTTCTTAAATCTGCCCACATGTCTCTAGTTTCTTCTATTTTCATTATGGCATCTAGAACCGTCATTTCCATAAGTTCATCTACATCCATGCCAATTTTTTCTGCAAACTTAATCATTTTTGTTAAAAACATCAACTAAAACTATCCATTCCAATATAAAGGGATTCTGCAAAAGAAGCATTTTCTACCGCAAGATCAACAATGTGAGACTTTTTACTCTTGTCTCCAAGCTGCCTACTAAGTAAGTAAGAGGCTAGTGCGTGGGAATACTTGGATACAAATTCATCTACAGTATACATTTTACTTTCATAAACTATTGTTCTATCATCTTTTACTTCTTTATAAATAATATTTTTATCTTTTTTTATTTCTTTATTTTTCATTTAACATTGTCCTAACTATTTCAAGAGCCATCTCTATACCGCTTAATGGCAGACCTAATTTTTCTCGTTCATCTTTAACATATTGTATCCTATTTTGGACAGAAAGTAAAGTATTGTTTTTAACAAAACTATTAATAGCTTGAAGTTCTCTTACTTGATCTTTATAATAATAAATATCATCACACATTAAATTAAATCTTCTGTTAATCGTTCAAACTGTGGAAGAGTTTCAAGGTTATCAAATAAACCCATTTGATTATGAGGGGTAGACAAATCATCTTCTTCATAATCGTCCCACACTGCTGTATACATATCTGCGTAGTCATACAAAGGCTTTTCAACCTTATGCAACAAACTTAGCATCTTGTTTGCAAACCAACGAACTATTGGTCCAGCATCCTTTTCATGATGTAATTCAAATTCCATTTAAACTGCTCCCTTAATTTCTTTGACAATATCATTTAAAGAAGTTCTTGTTAAAAACATCTTAAACTTATCAAACATACTAGGACTAATAATATCATAGTGTAAAATTACTTTTGGACTAGCGTATCCCATAGGGCAGCCAGGACTGACTTCAGCAACTGGCTCACCAACAACCATTGGATTTGACTTTATAACTTTAATAGCCATGTCTGCTGCAAGTGCAAGGTCTGTATCTTTTTCAATATAGTTTGAATACTCTCTTTTGCTTATTCTAACTTTCATCTATAATTCCTACTTTTTCCGTCTGATCTAATAGAACTAACGCTTTGTTTTAAATACTCATCTTCGTGCTGTAAGTATAGGTGTACAAATAGTTTTTCATATTCTTTATCATCAAGAGTTCCATTTTCTTCTTGATATTCTTTTAACATTTCTTTAATCTTTGCAACCAACGACATTAGAACTCCAGAGGTAATACTATGACTGGAGTAAGTTCACCCATCCAAGCACCAAGACAGTTATAAGAAATATATTCTACTGCCTCTTCATACTCCATACCATCTCTGTCCATTAAAACATCTACCATTTTTTGCCAAGAGTATGTTGCAAGAGTTGGCTGACCACATCTTAAGGACAGTCCTATAAATGCTTCTTCAAAACCATCCATTACCATAACTTCTTCATCTATATAGGAAAGTGCTTCTTCAAGTTCTTCTTTATTCATTACCATCCACCAATGCATTCTTTGGAGTGAGTATGGATCCAGAAGTTTCCTTCCATATGTTTCTTGGTAGGAGCATATAGCTCAGTGCCACATGCACCGCATTCAAAAGACCATTCTTCTGAAAAGAAGTCATACTGAAATCCTTTATTTTTATTTAGGGTAGATAACATATGATTCGTCTCTATCATTCTTGTCAAGACTAATTTGCTCTTTCATTTTAAGTCTTGCTACATTTTCAGCAGCAACATTTGACGGAAATACTAATCCCTTTAGACCACATGTAACTTTTTTCCATTCGTTAATTCCAAGTCTAACTTGAACAGATGCTTTCCAGCCACCTTTAACCTTTGTTATAACTGCACGATATTGTTTTTCATTAACTAACATTTCATTTTTAGACATTTTTTCTCCTACTAGCCACCTGTGCTATAAAATCCTTTACCTTTGAATTGAATTCCACCTACACCAAAAACTCTTTTAATCGTGCTTCCACAATCTGGGCAAATCTCTGGGTCAGGGTCATTCATTCCCTTAACTAATTCTTTACTATCTTCGCATTTTTCACATGCGTATAAATATACTGGCATTAATATACTTTACCAAACTTTTTGTATTTTGTCAAGATGAAATGCCCCCCTTTCGGGGGGACATCCAACTAAGCCCAGGGATCAGGCTCTTCTGCTCCAACTGAAACTGTTGAGTTTGAAACATTGCTAGTCTTATTAAATGTTCCAGACTTAATTGATAGTGATGGACCAACATCAGTTGCATCAATTTCAAAGGCATTGCCCTTAGTTCCGTCTTTTCTATCAAATTCACGATACTTTAACTTACCATGAACGATTACTTTATTTCCTTTTGAAAGATTTGATGAGACATTTTCTGCCAGAGTTCTCCAACATACAACATCATAAAATGCCGTGTCTCCATCTTTCCAAGTTCCATCAGAATCTTGGAATCTTTCTGTACTTGCAAGACGAAGCTTTGCAAGAACTTTACCTGAGCCAAGATCCTTCTTTTCTGGATCTTTAACCAGGTTTCCTATTACCGTAATTGTTGTAGCCATTTTTACTCCTTATAGCTGTCTTTCATCATTATACTTGATATCTAGAATTGGGTCAAGTGAGACATTCGCACCTAACGACTCTAAGATATTTTTTACTTTCGTCATATACTGTATACAACGAAGCCTTTCATTATCATTTAAATGCCTCCAATGACTTTCATAAAATTGGATAGCAAGAAAATGATCATAGTCTGCAATTGATATTTGAAAATCTTTTGGGGGCTTTACAGATCTAACAGCATGTCTCATCTTATCTGTATACATTACTTAGTCTCCATAGTGATTCCAGACCAAACACTAAACCAGTCAGTTTTTTCTTTATGACTATTAAATTCTTTAGATATTTTTCCGCCCTCTAAATAAACGCCACCCCAAACACCCCACTCAGCATTACTTACGCCATATGCTAAGCACTGTCTTTGTGCTGGACACTTTATACACAAGAGATCTACTTTTTTTGAAACTTCTGGATTTTCTTCATATTGATCAAAGAAAAGATTTGTATCCATATTAAGGCATAAAGCTTTTTCATCAAACTTGTACATCGCCCTTCCTTAATATAGAGTCTGGAATGTCCCATACTCCACCAGTATTTTCAAACACAACTTTCTTGTGCCAAGTAGAATCAACAAAGGCTGCATTCTTTTTTAGACTAGCCTGTTCATCTTTTTCAAGAAATACAACATTCCAGCCATCCCATGTTAAGTATGGGTTGCTGCTTACAATGGATTCCATCTTATCTAAATCAGATACTTTCATTCATAGATCTTTCTGTGCTAATAATTACTGTTAAAATTGTAACAATAAATTGGAATATAAACATTAAAATAAATCCTATTTGATCTGTAGCAATACCATACCACAAAGTAACTACTTGATAAACTATCCAACATACAACCATAGCAGCTATCTTTGCTACACTTGTTTTTAGAGTTACTGCTAAAAGCATTGACAAATAGAATAAACTATAAGATGCAAAAATTATTAAAGACCATGCTGTTAAACTCATTTAATACCTAAATATTCCCATCTCAACATCTTCCTGATGCTCCATGTATGTAGCAAACTTTGACAATGGTTCTTTTGGCAAACTAAAGTATGCATAGTATGTAACATGTTCTACATTTTGCCTTACCCATTGTTCATTTATTTTAGAAAAAGAAACTTTAAATCCTTTTTGTCTTAAATAGTTCTCTGCAGAATTACAGAATGCTGCAGTAAAATTGTTAATCTTATGTGGTCCAAGACTCCACACTTGTATTTGATTATTTTCATTTGGAGTTGACAAAGCTACTGTCATTGCTCTCATAAATATCTCATAATCAGAGAACTCTTTTGTTCCCTCAACTACAATAACCATGGTAAATCCTTTTCTATTAAATACTATTATACATTTTTATCTGACAAATGTCAACTTTAAACTAGCTACTTATGGTATCAATTATTGAAAGAAGATTGTTTACTTCTTTTTCGGAAAGGTCAAAAACATCTACTCTTTCAGCATTCTCATTAAGAATTCTTCCATCCTTGCCAATATTTGCTTTATATAGAATGTTGTCTATAACCCAGTATGCACTATTATCTTGAATAGCAACTCTTACAGTTCCTTCATCTAAAATTTTACATAGCTGACTTTTTCTAAAAAATCCTCTAAAGGAAACCAGCAAATCCTCTTCTTTATTCTTTTGAATCAGAGAGAATATTGTGATAAATAGGTTTATTGCAAAAAAGTTTATACCAATCAGACATGCTGATATTCTTTGTAAGGGAGATAACTTTTGCATATAGCCTCCTATTATTTATAAAAAGAAAATGGTGAGTCTTTCCAAGTATCATCTGATTTAGATGCTCTTGCATTTTGAATTGCTTCCCACTTTTGTTTTGACCAAGCATACCCAGAATCTCCACCCCAAAGTAACCAGGCTATTTTTCCATTTGAAGGGCGGTCTGGATTGTTAAAATCCTTGCCTTTCTTGTCTACTTCATGTCTAGAAAAGAATGAATACATTCTTGCAACAGTTTCTGGACTTAAGTTTGTGCGATTACTTAAGTCACGGGCACGAGCAACTCCAACTGCAGTTCCGCCTCTACCAAACTTTGCTCTAAGTTCAAGACCTCTTTTAGCATTGTTAGACATAGACTCGGTTGGCTTTAAATCAATATCAGAAACGTCTCTTTTCTCTACATCGTATCCTTTTCTTTCAGACTTTGGCTTCCATTCTTCTGGAAGCAAGTCTGTTCTACCAAGTGCTTCTGCTCTTCTTATGATGTGATTACGAGCTCTTGCATAATTTGATGCACGACCAACTGCTTGAACTGCATTACTTAAATCTGCTGCAGTAACAATTGGAAAAGATCCATCTGGCAAAGCCATATCTCTACGAGCTAACATCTGTCTTTCTTTATCAGAATAATCTTTTTTACCCATACGATGTTCTGGACAATTTTTATCATTGCAATCTTCCATTGAGTGAGCTCTTCTATTTGGAACATCATCATTTCCGATAACGCCATCTTCTGATTTTGAAGTTGACACCCTTAGAGTGTCTACTCTGTGACCAACCAAAGTATCTGTTGGTTTTCCATCTCTATAAATTCTAATAAGTGCTGCTGGGTTATCTGGAGTTCCTGTGATTGTAAAATCAGAATTAGGAACATTAATAGAACCACTTCTAACAACTCTTACAACTTTTCCTCTTGCAGTTCCACCACTAGAATTCCAAGAAACCATCTGACCAACTCTAACTGAATCTGCTTTTGACATTTCAGGAATCATTTCTTCAAACTCTTCTCCCGAATTTTTCATATCGGAATTGACATACCCATCTGGAATTACTGCAAGTCTGCAAGCACCTTCTTCTTCAATCTGTTGTGAAATAATTGCACAAGCAACTGCAGATTTATGAAGTGCACAGTTTCCACACTTAACGCCAATGGAAGCATTTTGATTTGTAGAACCATCTTCATAACCAATCCAGATACCTTCTGACTGATCTAGTGGTCCAAGCTCTTCTGTTAATTTTAATAATGAATCTGCAAAGGCTTTTTCATCTTCTGAAAGCATGTTGTAAAGGGGTTCGCCTTCCCATTCTGCTGATTTAATGACATCCATAACTACTATTATATCTTATCTTTGGTCATAATGTGCAAGAAGTGTTTCAAGAAAAAATCTTTCATCATCAGTAAAAGTGTTAATATTTTCTTTTATAGATTTTACCTGTTCTGGAGTAACTCCAACAATTGTTTGTCCTTCAGTAAATACTATGTCTATAACATCTTTCATCCACAATTGACTAGCCATTTCTCCAACGGCTTCATAATGTGCATAGTATAGTTCTGGATAAAGCTCTTTACATTTTGAAGTAACCTTATATGTAAACTGATCTGATACAGAATCATACCCCATAATTTCCATAGCACCTATTTCAATAAGATACTCAATCATTTCTGATAATTCTTCGCTACTCATTTCTTCATTATCTTCCATGAGGCAACGACTCCTTTACAGTTAATGGTGACACCCTTGTGTACATGGATTCTTGATATAAATTACAAAGAAAGTCTACTCCAGTATAAGAGCATCCACTTCCAATACCACCTTTAATATCTTTAAAAATATCTTTCACAGATCCCTTGTATGGAATCATTGTAGAGACTCCTTCTGCAACTGCAATATCTTTATCTTTATTAGCTTCTTTACTAGCCATTCCTCTAAATGCTTTAAATTTTTTATCACCTTTAAAATGTAAAGACCCTGGAGATTCGTCAGTGCCAGCCAACATTGATCCAAGCATTACGGAATCTGCTCCTGCTGCGAATGCTTTAATTATGTCTCCAGTATTTCTAATTCCACCATCTGCAACAATTCCAGCCTTTAAGCCAAACTTATCTTTTGCTTCTCGCACGTTTATAATTGAAGATAGTGTTGGAATACCATGACCAGATACGAGTCTCGTGGTACACATGCTACCGCCACCAATACCAACTCTGATAGAATCAGCACCTGCAACATCTAAAGCAATATACCCCTCTATTGTTGCAACATTGCCAGCCATAATATGAACACTATCTCCTACAATATTTTTTAATCTTACAACTGCATCAATTGCCATTTTACTATGACCATTAGCAGTATCAATTAAAAGCATTGATGCTCCTGATTTAATTAACTTATCAACATGCTCTTCAACAAAAGTAGTTGACAATGCTGCACCAACAGGAAGTCCAAGATCATTATGGCTATGAACTTCTTCAACCATTTTTATTTGCTTTTTTGCTGACATAAATCTATGAATAATTCCAATACCACCAGATTCAGCAATTGCAATTGCCATATCTTTTTCACAAACAGTATCCATAGGTGATGCAATTACTGGAAAGTCTAGCCAAGAACTTCCACCAATATGCATCTTTAGATCTACAAGAGATCTGCTCACAACTTCTGAGTATTGTGGAACCATAAGGATATCGTCAAAACAAATATAATTATTTGCTAAATATTCTTTCACAAACTTAGCCATTCTGGATGGCTTAAAGTCCATTCAACAGTTTTTCTAATTGACTCTTCTAGTGGCATTGGGGATACCCAGCCAGTGTCAGCAATCTTTTTTCCGTCTAAAGCATAACGTAAGTCATGCCCTGGTCGTGATGAATGGAAATCTTCTAACTCATAACGCAATGGCTTTCCAACTGCTGAGGCAATCATTTGAGCCATTTCTAGGTTGTCTACTTCTCTTTCGCCAACAATGTGAAACTTTGCTGGTACATCAGATTCTCCATAAGCTGGGAAATGTTGCTTAAGAACATGCAAAAGACCGTCTGCCTGATTTCTAGCATGTAAGTAAAAACGACTTCCAATCTCACCTTCTGATGATGCATGGATCTTCATGGTTTCTCCATTAAGAACTTTTTTAATTACCATTGGCATAAACTTTTCAGTGTCCTGAGTCTCACCAATAATATTCATGGTATTTGTAATTGCAATTGGAACTCCATAAGTTCTCCAATATGAAAACGCAATACTTTCTTGTGCTGCCTTAGAAGCAGAGTATGGGTTACTTGGGAAGTACTGATCTACCCACTCTTTATGGGCATGTCCCTTTGGAGCTGGACCGTAAACCTCATCAGTTGAAATATGCAAAAATTTTTCTGGCTTTGCAACTCTTGCCCAGTCAAGTATATTACAAATTAAAGAAACGTTATTTAGAATAAATGGAGTTGGCTCTTCAATGCTTCTATCAACATGACTTTCACTTGCTACGTTAATCACATAATCAATTTCACCAAACGCATGGGATGTTACTGGAGAAATTGGAGCAGTAAGGTCTGTCTTAATTACTTTAATACGCTTGTAAGCATCGGGGAAGTCGTCACATGCAACATTAATTCTATCTGTTAAACCTTTGTGTGTAAATGTTGTTGGACAAACTATAAACCAATCTGTATTTACCAGCAAGTGTCTAAGCACATGGCTTCCAACAAAACCACTTGCACCTGTTAAAAGAACTCTTTTACTCATTATTTTTCCATTTCTACTAAATTAAATTAAAATTCATAAGATACTTTTTGATATCTTCTGTCATCTCAGGTTTAGATTTTACCATTTTACTATCATCCTTGTCAACTTTAGGACGAGATTGATAGGTATGAATTTCTACTTCCTGAATTTTTTCTCTTCTTGTATGGCTGATTGCATTATATACAGATCCACACATAGCGTCTGCAAGGTCCTTAGACTTTTTTCTAGGGTGGTCTACCCTATTATTATTCATAATTCTAAGTTCCTGCATTTCCTCAAGTAATAAATCTATTTGAGGTAAAACTATTCTTTCTTCATAAACAAGCATAGAAAGATCTTCATAGTGTTTCTTAGCCACAGACAGTGTTTCTGTTTTTATGCCCACACTACTTAGGTCTCTTTGAATATCAAAAGAATTCCAACGGTCAAATGTTACTAAGCCTAAATTGAAACCAAGCCTTCTTAAATTAATAATCCAATTCTTTACTTCTGATAAATCTACTGGACCTTCTTTTTTAGGTTCCCAGTAAACAATTGCATCGACCACAACAAAGGGAACAATTTGCTGGTAATCATTAAACGATTGTAGACTTACCCATTTATCAATGTGAGCAATAGACACGGCACACTTATCGTGCTTTTGTGCCAGGTCAGCGTGGACATAGTATGTTACTTCAGGATCTGGTTGGAATGATTCTTCTATTCTTTTACCAACATCAATAGGGTTATGCTTTTTAAATGCCATTCCGAGCTTTTCTCTATTTTTAAAGAAAGCATCAGAGGATGTAGTTGGCATACAGGCAAAACGCATTAGTGCATCTGGCATATCTGTAAAGAAAGCTAATTTAAAATCTTCAATCTTTCTTGTAGGATTAATCTCCCAAGTTGGTCTTTTAAGTGCAAAGACTCCTGGAAGTTTATAGGAATTGATATGATCTTCGTCCCACTCCACAGTAAACTTATTTTGTGGATCATCTTCTGATAGTGCTGGGTTTAAAATAAACTCGTGCGATCTTACAATGGTTTCTTTTTCTGCAATAACATCTTCATACCTTGTTGAAATAAAGTCACCTTTAAAACGAGGGAATGAAAGAAGAACTACCTTGCCAAAGTCTGGAAAGCGAGAGTCAACAGATCCACGGAATGCTTTATAAATATTGTCAGCAGTTTTGGCGTGATCATTTCCACTTGCAGACTCCATTGCAAATCCAGAAATCTCATCAAGAATTGCAAGCATTAAGTTTAGACCTTCAGCAGATTCTCTTTCTGAGTGACCAGAATATACGGTAATAGCTTTATCAAATTCAATGCTATCAATCTTTGGTGGAGAAAACTTTCCTGCAAACCAGGGAGACCCCTCTATCTTACTTCTAAATCCTTTAAAGAAAACATTCTTAGCCTGTTGAGCATTGATAGCAACATTCATAATATCAATAGCATCATTAGATGGCTTACCAAAATATCTTGATGGATCTTTTAAGCACAGTAACTTATAGACTAAATAAGAACACCCAACGGTAGATGTATAATCTTTTCCACTACCTTTTCCAAGCTGCATAATAATTTCACTCTTGGTGTATTTTTTGTAGTGCTCTTTACCAGCCTCTTCACCCATGTATCTAATCAAATCTTTTTCTTGATAAATTTGGCTCATGCATTCAACAAGAGTATATTGATACTCTGATAAATCTGGTTGATTTAAATACTTTTCACCTGTAACAAATGTTACAACGTCAACTGGAGTTTCTGAAAATGGTGACTCATCAAGAGCCTCCATAAAATCGCTAATATCAATTGTCAATTACAACTACCCCACCCTCATTAACTTGAGAAAGTTTTGTTAAAACTTTTGGTCTACAAGAGTCGCAGGATGAAGTTACTTCTTTAAGAATACTTATAAGTATTTCTTGCTTTCTTTCTGTTTCTAAAAGTTCGTCTGCTAATTCTTGGTTGTCTAGGAGTCCAGCCTTTTGCAACATCTCAAGTCTTTTGCTTTCAATATCAGCGATAAGTTTAATAGATGTTGTCTTGGCAGTTAGATTTGCAGTTTGATCTGCAGAGTCAATAACTTCATAAGCTTTTTTAATTAGTGAAGAGTAATGTTGGTCTGCACCAGCAAGGGCTTCTTTTGCACGAGCATGGATAGCTTGGTTGTTTGCAGCCATAACTCTCCAGTCAGTAAGTAGCTCTGTAACTTTTGCTCTTGGAAGGCTTAAAATTTTTGCAATCTCTGAGGCATCTGAACCTTTTAGGTACTCTGATGCAACCTTGTTAACAAGATCTAAATGATTAACTAACGCTGCTTCGCTTGACACGCTTACCTCTCTTCTTTACTGCCTTAACCCTGTCAGGATAAAAAGACCTAGTTGGTCCAGACATATCCTTCAGCATTTGAAAGCAGTCTATCCATTCTACACCATTTTCGGGATTTTTGACTAGACATTGAAACTTAAAGATAGCTCCATACTCTCCAGTAATCTTAATTAAGTCACCCTTACTTACTTCATGACCACTCTCAGTAATCATTGAGAACTTTCTTTCAAACCTATCTAAATAAGTTATTTTTCTTTTAGCCACGCTTTTTAGCCTTCTTTAGCAACAAGTATCCAATTAGATCGTCTTCGTCATTGTCTCCTGCATACAACTTTTTATTTTTAATTCTATTTAACTTATCATCAATACGAACATTCAATTGTTCCATATCGTCTGCATTGCTAAAGATACGAATAGGGTTTAGGGCAGAATTTCCATATGCCACATTTTTTTCTAGCAGCATCTCTGTAATTTCTAAACAGGCAGCAAGGATACTGTATCCAGCTGGTGCAGTTTTAGAAAGTTCAAGAATCTTTTTAATCTTATCTTCATTCTTGTTTGCAAAGAATGCTTCTGATGGATATTCAGCCATTATTTCCTTCTACTCTTTCTCAATCCAAACTTGCCAAGATAGACATAAACAGTTTCAACAGAAACTCCACACTCTTTTGCAATATCTTCTGGTGTTTTCTTGTCCATTAAAAATCTTTTTCTTAGCCAATTTTCATTAGTGTACATTTTCATAATATCATTATATCCTTTATAAGTCAAGTTTAGTAATCTTATTCCAGTTATTTGTTGCATACCATCCAATAGCTATTGCATCTGCAACATCATTGTCATCTACATCAGTCATGAACTCTATATTGACAAGTCTGATAGTTCTATTTTTTCTAAACTCTCTTTCTTTCCCCTTGTACCAAGAGTCTGACTTTCCAGGAGTTTCTTTTCTTAGTTCAAGCTTTTCATCTTTTGTTAAAACCTTGTTTCCAATCCAGTTTTGCCAGGCAACTGGTACACATGGGTATATATCTTTTACTCCATTAATGTAGGCTGCACTTACGATAGCTCCTTGTGCAAGAGCTAATTGCATTGATGTTTTTGGAGAGTTTGCAAAGATAGTATTTTCAATTACAACTGCTTCAACATTAAACTCTTTAAACATTGGAGTAAGTTTTTTACAAGCATCTCCAGCTTTCTTATAATAATCGTTTCCAGTAAAATTAACTTTACCAAATTTAACCAACTCATTATTTTCAAATATTGCAAATGCAGCAGATGTAGAAGAAGCATCTATTGACATAAACCTTTTTGGCTTACCAATGTCTTTCCAACTAGGTTTGCTCATAATCAAAGTATCCTTTTATATCTTTCAATGTTTGATCAAGCTTTTTTTTGCTCATCATGCAGCTATTACAAAAACCAATATCATTATAAATACTAATTTCTATACCGCATCCACCAGCACATTTTCTTGACTTTGTAGCACGAGATTTAACTTTTGAAACCTTGTATCTTTGCATAATCTTTTCCTTTGTTGCAGTTGCCCTGCACTCAGGTGAGCAATATATTTGATTTTTATTATTGCTTTCAAAATGATTATCGCATAGTTTACAAAATTTACTCAAGATCTTTCCTTGGTGCTATTTTAATATCACCCTTTGGTTTTGTGCGACATACTGTTTCGAAATCACAACCCTTGCAAACTTTGGAGTTTGAACGGTAAGGATTTTCAGGAAGAAGACCGTCATCGGACGCTTTCTTTACTTCTCTCATCCAATCAAAAAAGTAATTAATAAAATTCTTATAGTGATCAGTTAGTTTAACAGGGAACAAAGAAAGTTCATGACTATTCTTTGACTCATAAACAAGGAATGCAAAACTCTTTTTAAGAATCTTCATGTAAATTAAAAGCTGTTCAACATGGTACTTTCTTGCTTCGCCCTTAACGTTTAGATAATGAAAAGAATCTTCATTAAGTGTCTTAATTTCAGTAAGAATATCCATGTCATTCCATTTAATAATTGCATCTGTTCTACCAGAAATTGGTGGGTCTACATAAGATAAACGCTCTTCATTGGTTACAAGAATGCCAGCAGACTCCATAGCCTTTTCAATACGACCATGACGATCAGTACCACTATCCATATTTGCAACTGAGTACCAGTCTGTCTTTACGTCTGAATCATTTCCTTCAAACCATAAGTACCAAAATCTAGGACACTTACCTGCACCATAGGTTAGCGTTGATGGAGTAAAACTATCTCTTTTCTTAAAGGATGCTTTTCTTTGTAACGCATATCCCTCTTTAATCTTGTCAACAATTGCCTGACTATCAATTAAATTCTCTTCACTCTTTTTTGGTTTTTCAACCAACTTATTAATAAGGCTTTTAGCCATTGTTAATCCTAACTGCATATTTTAATGCATCTACTAGTCTATCCGTTGCTTCTTTAGCTGAATAGTATATATTCTTCTTTGCTCTTTCATCTTTCTTAACATTAGTATACCAGGAAGCAAGCATTGCAAATTTAGCAGAATATGCTTGTAGCTTTACAATTAGTTCAACCCCAACTGCTGCAGGAACATCTGGTTTAGAAATTAGCTTAGCAACTAGGACTAAGGTCTGAGTCAGTTCATCATCCTGCATATGCTCAGATATTTCATTAAAGCCATTTACTTGATTTAGTAGTTCAATCGTTGTTTCCATTATTCCTCAATTCTTCAAAGACTTCCCATTCAATAACAGCAAGCCTAACTTTTCTATTTCCTTCGCCAATAACAAGCATTAGTGCTGGGTTCTTAGATCTATCAACCTTTAAGGTATCTGTAACAATTTTTGCCCAGTTATCTTGGCTAATAGAAAATGATTTACTGTATTCTTTTACATCAACAACAAATTCATCATCACTACCATCAGCTTTTACTGCACCTCTGCCAGAATTTTTATGAGCCTTTAGACCTGCTCTTTTAAGTTCTGCACGTTCGCTCACTATGCCCCCCTTGTTAAAATAACTTCAGACATATGTCTATTTGAACAAAGCCAAGTTAGCTTCATATCTTCTCTATAAAATCTTGCAATTAACACTAATTGTTTGCATGAGTGACAAGAGAACTTTCCTCTATACTCAGAAAAATTTTTATACATCTAGTTTTGCTTCTAAATCTAAAACTCTTTTAGGGTCTTCTTTTAGCCACTCAATGACTTTTGCTCTACCCTGCAATCGTTCTTCTCCGATAGTGTACCAGGCTCCACCCTTTTGAATAGCACCAACAAGCTCTGCGGTATCAACTAGATCTGCAATCTTGTCTACACCCATAGAGCCATCTCCATCAAAATAGAAGTCGTAAGAACCTGCGACAAATGCTGGACCAGTCTTATTAAAATCAACGTGCCAGTTAACTACACGACCAATTTTAGACTCAATAACTTTATCTCCTGAAACTATCTTTCCCTTGATTGCCTGATTGTCAGACTCACTTGACCACAGTTTTACAATCGTGCTACTAAAGAACTTAACAGCGTGTCCACCAGTTGGTTGATGCGAGGCAAACATTGCACCAATATTATTTCTTTGTTGAGAAATTAAAACAAGCAAGGTTGGCTTGTCATTATTGTTTGCATAGTTAAGCATCTTTACTGCGTTGGTCATATCTCTTGCCTCTGCACCAATCTGTTTAGTATTCTCTAACTGCTTTAACTCTTCTGAATCCTTTTCAAAATAAATAGCAGGAAGAAGTGCAGAGATAGAATCAACAATTAGAACGTCTACTCCAGCTTTCATAAGCTGGACTCCAACATCTACCATCTCATTCATACTTCTAGCATTTGAATAAATTAGCTGATCAACATCTACCCCAAGTTTTCTTGCCCACTCTGGATCAAAGGATGCTTCTGCATCAATCCAGGCACAAATCTTGCCATCCTTTTGTGCATCAGCAATCATCTGTAAACAGAATGAAGACTTTCCTGCAGACTTGTTTCCCCAAATAAGAACTTGACGACCATATCCAAAGCCACCCTTTAATGCATTGTTTAGGCTAATGCTTGGTGTCTTCTGCTTAGTTATTTCAATGGTGTTTCCACTTGTTATCTTTTTACGCAACTTAGGGTCTAGCTGGGATAAGAAATCATCAAGATCTATTTTACTCATGCTAGTACCCCGTGCATTTTTGGACGTTCTGTATTTATCTTAGCCTTATTTTTTAAAGACTCTTCAAGAGATAGTGATGTATATCCATCTCTAACTAAACCAGCATACAAATCTAAGACTCTAATAATAACGTCAGCTAGTTCTTCTACTACTTGATCATCGCCCTTCTCCTTGCGTATTGCTTCAAGCACCTCAGAGACCTCTGAGTGCACCATTGCAAGTTGCTTTAGATAAAAGATCGTTCCGTTATTGTCATCCCAGAATCCTTTGTCTCTTGCATTTGCATGTAATACTGCTGCAAATTCATCAATAATAATAGCCATTTATAATACTTCCTTCAATGTAATAGTTCCTTCTTTTGTTTCACCAAAATTAATCTTTGCTACTTTTCCAGGCTGGCACTTCATGTATCCAGTAGAGAACATTGTTGGGAACACCATTGCAGCAGTCATTTCTCTTGAACTATTGGCAACAATCATATTAGCCATTCTCTTTCCAGCTTTAGTAACTCTAGGAGTAAATGATAGCACAAAGTGTTCATCATTTGCAAATGGTATCTGCTTATAATTTAAAAACTTTATAAGTGGATTTTCTTTATGCTCTTTTAATTCATCAATTGGAATAGCCTCAGAAATTCTATTTGCACCTGCAAGAATTAAATAAGTTCTTCCTGGTTCAATCTTAGTCTCTTCATCATCAAAGATTCCAATAACGCCAGTTGAGTCCATAATTTCTACTCTTGACCAGCCTTTTCCACGCTTAATATTTTTTGCAATGCCAAGTAGGACAAACACTCCCTGTTCATCAAAGTCTTCTACAAGATCTATGTATGCATAGTAATGTTGAGGAACACTTGTATTTAATTCTGGAAGATTTAGATATTCATAAAGATTTTCTCTAACCTTTACTTCATCTCTGGGATTATCTTCAAATGTCAAAGCACCAATAAGATCTAACGCTTCTACTGCTCTTGAATTAATTCCACTGCCCTTTTTAATTGCAAAGTTTTTAAACTGCTCTTTAGAATCAAAAGGTCTACCAGCAATAATCTTATTAGCAACTCCTTCTGATAGCCACTTAATTGCAGCAAGACCAAATCTAATCCCTTTACCCTCAATTTTAAAGTCTGCATCAGACTCATTGATGTGTGGAAGTTTTAAAGACAGCCCCATACGCTTTGATTCAATTAAATACTCTGTACGAGTATCGCTATCTTTTTCACTCTTTAAAAGAGAAAACATAAACTCAATTGGATAATGATACTTTAACCAAGCAGTCCAATATGAAAGTGTTGAGTATGCAACAGCGTGAGACTTGTTAAACGAATAACCTGCGTGTGCTTCAAAGTCATGCCAAAGATCTTTTGCTCTAATGCCAATATGTTTTTCTGCATTGTTAACAAACTTATCTTTAAAGATGTCAAATTCTTTAGCATCTTTTTTCTTACCAATAATCTTACGAACCTTATCAGCCTCAACCATAGTCATTCCACCAAGAACTACACAAGCTTGCATAACTTGCTCCTGATACAATACACAACCATAGGTATCTTTTAGATAGTCGTTCATAGATGGGTGAATATATTCAACCATTTCTCTACCGTGTTTACGAGCAATATATGACTTTCCAATTGTATTCATAGCACCTGGACGAACAAGAGCGTTAGATGCAACAAGCTCATCAAAGTTGCTTACTCTCATTTTAACTAAAAGGTTTGTGTACGGAGTTGCTTCACACTGAAAAACACCCTTTGTACGCCCCTCAGAAAGCATCTCAAAGACTTTCTTGTCGTTTAGAGGTATCTGCTTAAGGTTGATTTCTGTTCCGTGGCGTTCTTTAATTGTTTTAATAGTCTGATCAATTACAGTAAGAGTCTTTAGACCAAGTACGTCAAGTTTGATTAGACCAATCTCTGCAGCCTCTTCCATGTCTACTGCAACTACTGGAATTCTTTCCTTGCTTCCTGGTGCAATTCGTGTTTCAAGTGGTGCATATTTAAAGATTGAATCTTTTGCAGTAACCACACCTGCAGCATGAATACCAGTTCCACGGATTCTTCCACGAAGTTGCTCTCCATATTTAACAATTTCAGGATACTTCATTCTAAACCATTGAGCATTAGCTGATCTTGTAAAATCATCCCAGCTATCTACGCCTTTAAGAACTTTGTTAACATCATTAAGAGGAATATTAAATGCTCTGGCAACATCTCTTACAACGCCCTTATCTTTAAATGCAAGGAATGTAGCAATAGATGCAACATTCTTGTACTCACGTTCAAGGTATGCCTTAACTTCATCTCTTCTATCATCTGCAATATCAGAATCAATATCAGGGAAATCATCTCTGTCTGGATTAATAAAACGGAAAAACAAAAGACCATATTCAATTGGATCAATTTCTGTAATTCCTAATGCATAACAAACTAAAGAACCTGCTGCTGAACCACGACCTGGACCAACCATGATGCCCTGATCTTTTGCCCAATTAAGCATATTATGAACAACCAAAAAATAGGGTGAGAAGTTTTTGCTTTTAATAACTTCAAGTTCTAGATTTAATCTATCTAGGTATTCTTTATTTTCAGAAAGACCTTTTAGAACTAGACCCCTAGAAGCAAGTGCAAGAAGTTCTTCATTAGGATTTTCTACCTTTATTGGAAGAAGGTCTAGATTACTTTTAATAGTATACTCTTCTACCTTGTTTGAAATTTCAACAGTATTTTCATAAATGTCTTCACGCTTAATACCTTGCTGTTGCATTGCTGATTTAATTTCTTCATAGGAAAGCAAGTGAATGTCAAAACTTCTAAAAGACATCATTCTATCTTCGCCATACAAATAATCAAGTCTTTTCATAGGGTCTTCAATCTTTGAAGCCTTGTCAAAAGTAGATTCCTTATTAAGCTTTGCATGAGTATTTAAAAGCAGCATCATTTCCTGAATTACCTTTTGACTCTTGTCAGAGTGGTGACAGTCAGGAGTTACTACTGGCTTAACATTATATGTATCTGCCATTTCCAAAAGTTCTTTATTTAATTCAGCAGGATTGTGTGGCATGACTTCTACATAAAAATCATCTCCAAAATTTTCTTTAAACCAAGTCATATGTTTTTTTGCAGCAGCATATTCTTTATGCTCAATTGCTTTTGCAAGAAGTCCACTCATACATGCTGATAAAACTATTACACCGTCTCTATACTTTGATAATATTTCAAAGTCAATTCTTGGCTTTCTGTAATATCCTTCAGTCCAAGCAAGTTCATTAAGTTTATTTAAATTTTCTAAGCCCTTGTCATTTTTTGCAAGAAGAACAATATGATTATAAACCATATCAAGGGGTTCTGTTCTTTCAGACTTGTCTCTATTATCAAATCTATCTGCAGTTATATATCCTTCAATACCCAAAATTGGTTTAATGCCATTTGCTTTTGCAGCCCTGTACATAGGTCTGTGACCAGACAGAACGCCATGGTCAGTTATCGCAATTGCTGATAGCCCAATTTCAGAAGCACGTTTTGCATACTCTTCTGGAGTTGCAACCCCATCCATTAAGGAGTAGTGGGTATGAACGTGTAGTGGAACGTAAGTCATTTTAACCTTTCAGTTGTATAGGGTGGGGGAGTACTTCTCCCCCACCACAATTACCAATCTACAGAAGTAGATACAGATGGATTGTCAAAGCCAAGATAGAAAGACTCTTGCTCAGCGTAAGGAACTTCCTTTACGACTACTTCAAGGTCTGGGATCTCGTACTTAGACCAATCAAACTTTTCCTCATCTTGCTTAATTGGAATTAGAATATAGGTTGTCTCAGTTCCCTTACCATTTCGCTTTAGCTTCCATGTCATACCTGAAAGACTTTGCGAATCTTGAACATACTCACGAATTGTATCAAAGGTTGCAGACTTTGCAACACCCATGCTCCATACAGCAATATATGGATCATTTACACCATCATCAACTAAAACATTGATGTAGAAACGTAGACGAGATCTCCAGCCAGCCTTCATATCTTTTCTGTGCATTTCACAACCAAAGCAACGACCTTCGCTTTCAGCAGAACAAGCTGCCTTACGCTTATAATCTTTTGGATTTGTGTGCTCAGAAACGACAATGGCAAGACCATTCTTTTCGTCATAGCTTGGTGAATCTCCATCAAGTTCATTTACAAAACGAACGGATACACTCTGATTATCTTCTAGTTTAAGCCACGTTACTCGTGGACCATTATTTTCAAATTTTGGCTTATCTAGCATTGCTTCGATATTTTTTAGCCCTTTTACAATTGCCATTTTTTCTCCTAATATTTTGCCCTATACATGGACAGTTGTTCTATTGTAACACATTAGCCACAAGATCGTCAAATTGTGACACAAACTTTTTTAACTCTTCATCTGATAATTCTGATACATCTTTTACTGATTCTGGTAGACTTGCGTTTATTGCACTTGACCCAAGAATGTTTGATAACTTTTTAGCCATCTCTCTTCCAGCATCATCGTTATCTCCTAAAATAATTACATTATTAAAATATTGTTTTAATAGTTCTCTTTGTTTTCCTGAAACAGAAGCACCTAGAGTTGCTACAGCATGTGCTCCTACCTGCTCTAAACGTATTGCATCAAATGATGACTCTACAACAAATACCTTATCAAATCTTTTTGCTCTAAATAAATTAAACATTGTCTTTGCTTTTGGAAGTCCTGGAGTATTCTTAAACTCTTTGCCCTCTACAGACCTGCCAACAAATCCTAAACACATTCCATCTGGCGAATGTACTGGTATTGTAACCATGTCTTGAGACTCAGAGTATCCAAGCAGATACCTCTCAACACTATCTTTTGTAATTCCTCTTCCAAGGTAGTAGGCTGCAGCTCTTTGCGAATTGAGTGCAGAAGCGTTTAATCTTTTAATTAATTCATTATCAAATTCAACAAAGTCTGGTTTCTTATTAAGCTTTGCCTCAATACTTTCAACAAAATTAACATTCTCTGACTTAGAATCAATCATCCTTGCAGATTCAAAATATGATCTTTTAGTTACATGCATTATTACTTCAATAAGAGAATGAGATTCTTGACATCCAAAGCAATAGAATAATCCGCTTTCTTTTGAAATTTCTGCAGCAGGTGATCTATAATTATTATGATATGGACAAAAGATTATAAAGTCAGATTCTACTTCATATACTACATCAATACCTGCAGTTAGCAGACTTCTTCTGACTTGATCTTCTGAGTAGAAGTAGCCATTACTGGCTTGTTTTTGTCTATCCCTGATATACACTCTGCTGTTCTCTTTCCTACATATACGCCGTATATTGATATTTCAAAATTAAATGTCTTACCATTATAACTAATTGTAAAGTCTGTGTCAATATCATATCTTGGAACATACCCATCAGATCTCATTCCAGCGACAATCATGCTGTAGTACTGTTCTTTAAGTCTTATGATGTGGGAATCATCATAAATTTCACCATCTAGGCTAAATCTTTTTATTGACTTGTGAGCGTACATACCATCAATTATATCAATGGAATTAACCAGTTTTATTCAAAATCCTTATAAATAAAGCGACCTGAGTCAAAGTCAATATCTACCATAAATTCTCCACAAAATCCGTGACGATTTTTTCTAAATATACATTCAAGAATTGTACTTCCAGTAGCACGACCTAAAGCCAAAACCCAGTCAGCATCATATGCTAGTTGCTTTGACCAAGCTACCTGACCAAGTGAGGGTACGCTGTTCATGTCTGTAGCATCATCAGGGGTAGCAGAAGCAATTGCAACAATCGGAACTTGAGAAGAAATTGCAAGGACTTTTAATTCTCTAGAAATATTTTTAATCTTTACAACTTCATTATCATTTCCTTGATTTGAGTTCATTAACTGAATGTAGTCAACAAATACAACATCTGGGGAATACTGATCTATCTTTCCTCTAATAACAGAAGGAGATACATCTGCAAGACCATCATTAGAAATGATATAGAATGGTGGTCTATCTTTTAAATTTTGCTTAGCCCAATTTTCAAAGCCTTCAATATCAATCATACCTGCACTTAATTTTCTATGTGAGAAATATCCTTCAGCCATGATTGTGTAGACACGATTTCTAACTTCTTTCTCTGTCATTTCAAGAGAAACTATTAGCGGTTTCTTGCCAGCTTTCCACGCTTGTACAGCCATAAAAATAGCGAGCCAAGACTTACCAATGGCAGGGTAAGCAAGAAGAATACCAAATTGACCAGGAGCAATGCCACCAGGTAGATAGTTATCAAAACCTGCCAAGTTCGTTCTAACGCCGTGTATACCTTTTTCACTTAACTCCTTAATGTGTATAAAATGTGCAGAAGCATCCTCTACATCTGTTGCATCAATATCTCTTACATCAGAACTAATTCTTTTAAGATCTGATGTTTTTGAAATTATTGAATTAAGAGCTTCAATTGGTTGATGATCGTTTAATTGCTTTGCACTAGTCATTAGTGCATTTTTTAAATGGTCTTCAAGAAATTGAGTTCTTAACTCTTCTAGATGATGCTTTGTTGTACCAATTTCTCCTACTGGTTTAAAGTCTCTAAACTTTTCTACCAATAAGGACTGTGTTGGAACGGTAGAATTTTGCTCATAATAATTTTTTACAAAATCCCAAACATCTTTATGTGTTCTAAATAGGGTGTCTGGATTTGCTTGAAAAAGCACATGAATCTGTTTATCATTTAAAACTGCAGATAGTACTTTTGCTTCTAAATCAGACATTATCTACTTAGCCATTCCTTTGCTTGTTCTCTTAGTAGCTTTCTAGCCACATCATCTTCTTCTTTAATTCTTTTTGCATCATAAATTTTATCAGCATTGTTCACCAACCATTTCCAAGTTGGAGATGCAGACACGCTAACATAGTATTCAACTAGATCATAACTTTGCTCTATACCGTATGATTCAATCAACGAGTCTGCAGCCCATTGCTGAATATGAATATTTATATTTTCTTCTTTTAGGTTTTTTTCTTTTATTAACTTTTTATATCTAGATATTAGTGCAAAGCGATCTTTCTTATCCGCCACTAGTCCTCTAGTTCTTTCTTAGCTTCTTCAACCTTTTGAATTACTTTATTTTCTACAAACTCATACACTCTATCAAGAGCCTGATCTGTATTTTCTCCACTACGAACAAAATCTGTAATTCCAATATCAATTCTTAGACTTTGAAAATTTCCAAGATTAAGTGTATATCCTAGTGTTACTGAAACATTTGTTGTTTCTGACATTTTGGTCTCCTACCATGTCTCTTCTTGCCAAGTCGGAATGAAACGCCCATCCGATGTCTTCGTATAAAGCATTATAGCATCTCCCATTCTAGAACGCAAGTCTTGTTCAGTTGGAACGTTTGATGGCGTTATGTTACCATCTTTTCTCGGTCTACCATGGTGTATGGTTGTCATAATCTCTCTTATTTCAAAAAGAGTATCTTCTGAATAATATGACATAACTCTAAAATCTCTTTCTCCATTTAGTTTAGCACCAACTGGCTCAGGAATCAAACCGCTTAAATAATATTTTTGCAATGCTATTCTTGACCTATTTAATATCTTTGCTGAACTTATTACTGAGTATGCTCTTTTTCTATGTTTTTTAAAATCGGAATACAACATACTCTGATCTTTTCCTTTAGTAATGTTTAATAGTTTTACTATATTGCTAGCACGATTTATATGCAAAACTCTTATAAGATCACCGTTAATGAAAAATACTTTCTCTGAAGGCTTTACGACCCCAATGTCAATGTCTTTAGACATCTAATTCCAATTCTTCTAAGCTCTTTCGCCAATTGCAATTATGGAAATATTTGCTGTAGTAGAAGATGTGGTTCCAGCTGGAAGAACTAGCTTAACTTCGCAAGACCTATCTGACACTGACTTAATTACACAATAAACATTGTCAGAACTTGATTGAGCAGATACAGTAACTATTGGAGCTCTTCTAAAACCTGAAGGAAAATCAAACCTTGTCGTTAATCCAGAATCAGTGGTGGAGTTTCCAGTTACAGGCTGGCTAGATGCATACATTACCAATTCAGATGTTGCAACTTCTGTTACCCCAGTTTCTCCAAAATACTTTATTGAAGATTGAGTCCTTCCTGAATTAATAGTTGAATTCAAGTTGTTAATTTCGGTAGCCATTCTCAGTAGATAAGAAATATCTAGTGGTTGACCTCTATCTGGTAATTCCATTTTTTCTCCTAATACATTATACCATTTTAGATTAATTGTGTTCCAGTGTCAAAAATTAAAAATAAGTTTGACAAATCTTCTACTATTTGATCAGAAATGGTGTTTCTATCAAATCCATGTGTGGCTACTGTTCCAATAACTCTAACAGAAGCAGATGCTGTTTCAGGAATGCTTATTGATATAGCATCCTGATCAGTTCTTTCGTGGTATTCAAAATTTGAAGAATCCCATTTTACAAAAATATCAGTTGGATGTTTTTTGAATCTTATTGAATGGTTATGTGCTATTGAAGCACTCTTAGCTTGATTAACAAAGTATATATCTCTTGCTACATTAAACCAACCTGTTCCAAAGGTTTCAACGTCAGCATAATCTGCCCAAGTTTGTAAAGTTGACAAGTTAGAAATATCTGAAGTAACTGAAACTGTAAATCTTGGAACGCTATCAACTAGTGTATAAGAGGTAGACTTAACTGTAAAGAGTATTCCCTGAATAAAGGCTACAGTATTTATATAAAATTGATCTCCAGGAATAAGTGTTCTATTTGGCTCATCAACAAAAATTAATTTTCCAAAGGCGTATCCAGACACTGAAGTAAAACTAGCAGATCCTGATCCAACATTAGTAACATCGTAAAGAATAAAATCTTGACTAGCATTATAAATTGTTGGAGTGTCCCAAATTACAGAAACATCTGAATCTGAAAGGATAAAGTCAACATCAGACTGCAATGGTCTATATTGCCCAATACTTTTTATAGTATATAGTGTTGACCAAGCAGAGGCTTTATTTCTATCTTCAGATATAACTCTAAACTGGATATTATGATTTCCATTTTTATCTGGTGCTGGAAGCTGTTCTACTGGGATTGTAATTCTTGCCACTAGGAAACTCCTAAGCCAAATCTATACTCTATATAATTAGTTGAGTTTTCTTCTTTAAGAACTGGGTATCCGTTATCTGTTTTAATATATTCTGCACCTATTAAAGAATATAGTGGATTTATTGTAGAAATATTTTCTAGTCTAATACCGTCTAAAATTATTCTATAAAGACTAGGATTTGCTACGTCTATAGATGCATAAATTCTAACCAAGTCAATTTCACTCCAAGAAAAGGATGGGCTTATTACAAAGTCTGAAATACTTCTAGTTATAACCTTATATCTAAACTGATCTCCACTTAAAGCATCATAGAAATAATTTACTGGAAGATCTATGTTTAAATAAGCTTTTGGACTATTAACAGTATTGTTAATGAATTCAAGGATTATTCTAACATTACCATTTGGAGCCACATTATCTGTAGATATTGTATTAACTATAGACATGGCTAATTTTATTTTATCTGTTGGAAGATTTCTTCCTAGATTTAATCTTGCAGAACTATTTTCAATATAATACCCTGCACTTGCAGAGTTTGCTAAAGGATTAAACGTTGAGTCAAGTTTTGAAAAATCTCCAGATACCATCAAGCATTTGTCTAAGTACCTAGGCTCTTCTCTTCTATTTTTTCTATCAGTGTAGTCAAATATTGAAGAATTTGAATTAATAAACATAGCAACTTCTGGTCTAATTATATCTCCTGGAGAAATTTCTCCGTCATAAGAGTCTAGTGCTTCATTAATGTATGGGACAACAGATCCAGATCCAAACCTTGAATATGTCCACGGCTCAGAATTAGTAAAAGATGAAAGAGTTTTGCTTCCAAACCTTTCTGCTAGACTATTTGAGTCTGAGGGAAATAGTCCAATTTCTGTAATTTGCAATCTTTGATCAGTTGGAAGTTCTGCCTTAAAGACAATTTTTTCAACATACTCATCTGTTTCTTCATTTAATTCTTTAATAAGACCTTTAGATAAAATTGGAACTCTAAGTGCTTCAAAGTCAAGAGATTTGGATGTGCTAGAAAATACTGGAGAAACAGATGCAGAATAACTTGCTGAGGCAACAGGTAAGGCATGTCCACCAACACCAATTGCAATATGGCTAGCAAACTCTGGGGCTTGGTTTAGCAAATATTTTGCAATAATGTTTTTTCCGTCATTAGTTATCATTAATTATTCACCTCATACATTGTACCACCAGAGTCTATTTGGACCTGGGCTATTTCTGATGATAATAAATTATCTAATTCTATGACAATATCACCATTACTTGCAACGTATATATATCCTTTTTCTACTTCAACAATCGATACCCCATCTGTATCAACATACTGATAAGTTGAATCTAACCCATTGTTAGAAATATATGCAGAATCTGGTATTTTTGAAGATAGGTCAATGGTAAATTCTGAATATGGCAAAGATGATTTATCCAATACAGAAAGTTCTTTTGTAGCATCATATCTTTTTCTTAATTCAGATAGGTTGCTAATTATTTCATACCTTTGTCTAATTCCATCTACTGTGTCATGTCTTAAAACAGTAGAAAGTTCGATTGCAGACATATTTTCCCAAAGAATTCTTTGAAGTCTTGCTGCATTTGCAGATGGGTTTAAAGAACCAATGTCTAAAACATCCCTAGTTGGATTTTTAACAACACCAAATTCTGAAGAACCCCTTAATGCTCTTGCTGCAATTTCTGCAAGTCTTGCTTTTTCTGCTATCTGTCTTTGTCTTTCTGCCTCTTCTTCTTCCCTTCTTCTTCTTTCTTCTTCTTCCCTTCTTCTTCTTTCTTCTTCTTCTTTTCTTTTTCTTTCTTCTTCTTCTCTTCTCCTCTTTTCCTCTGCTTCTCTTCTTTTTCTTTCTGCTTCTGCTGCTGCTGCTGCCGCTGCTGCTGAAGCCCTTGCTGCTGCCGCTGCTGCTGCTGCATCTGCTTGACGCTTTCTTTCTGCTGCCGCTGCTGCATCTGCAGCTATCTTGTCAGCTTTTGCTTTAGCTGCTGCTGCTGCTTTAGCCCTTGCTACATCTGCTGCATCTGAAGTATTAACCTTTGGTTTGTTTGGAGAATGTCCTGCACCTGCTGGACCTGAATTTTCACTCATCTTACACCTCTACCAAGTTTAATGAAGTTTTTATGTCAGATGAGGATCTTGAATACTTCATAGAAGTAACAATAAATCTTTTATCTGTTTCTACAAATTTTACACCCTCTGGCAAATCATAATCTATTTTAACAATATCTCCAAGCTGAATATGAGGAGTTCCAAATGTATTTACAGTAATTACTTTTCTACTTTTCATTGTTTTATCAATCATCCACCCCATTAAATCTTTTGCAGAATCTTCATTTTGAACATATAAAGAGTTAAGAGAAAATGATTTTTTTCCATAAATAGATCTACTATTTCTAATATTATCATAAAATTTCTGTGCTAACTGTGGAGACCTTATAACGTTATCAATAATTATTGGATCTGACAAGTTTGCCCTATCTCCAAGATAGTCATCAACTGTAAGAACATTTGATATATTTTGTGTAAATGTAATTCCAGTTATAACTATCTTATTTGCAGAACTATCAGCAAGTGATATTATTCTATCAGAGCTGTTGAACAACAAAAACTCTGCACCGTAGGATCCTGGTAAAAATCCTGAAACTGTATAGACTTTTTCATTATTTAGTGGTGGAAGCATTCTTGCAATTATTGCTGGGTATGCCTGATCATACTTAATATTAAAATAGGCACATTCTCTTAAAATTGTTCCGAATTCTTCAAAATACATGTCAAATCCTCTAGGTCTTTCTGTTCCAATTGAAGAAAGATATGTTGACTGAACAATTCCAGAAAGGGCATACTTTCTTAATGACTCTGAAATTGATATATTGTTATCTCCAAAGGCTGCCAGGCTATTTCTTGAAGAAGTTCCTAAATTATCTAAGGATATTGCCGTTACATTTTCTGACTGAATTGCTCTATTTCTTAATGCATAAATATTTTCAAACATGCACTTTGATCCACCTCTAACAAATAAGCATGTGCTAAACACTGTGTCAGTAGTTACTGATGGCAGTGGATTGTTATCAATAACAGTAGCAATTAAAACGTTGTTTAGATATAAATAAAATTTAACAGATGATCCAAGTCTTTCAAACTCAATTCCAAGATCGTGGACTGTTGGATTGTCTTGAGAAGCCATTCTATCCATACCAAAGAACATGCCTTCGTCAACTAAAACTTTTGCCAAAGTTCCCCATAGTTTTATGGGCTGTGCAAAATTTTCTTTTCCATCTGCATTTACAACAATAGACTGACTTTCATTTCCATTTGCATCAATTCCAGCATGTGGATATCTTACATTTTGTGGCGGAATCTTGTAAAATATAATATTTTCTAGAACACTGTCCTTATTTTTTTCTGTAGAAAAAGAAGAAATTACATCTTTAGACAATGACATAATTTCAAAATAGTACCCAGATTTTGTTACATTGTCAACCATAAAACCAAGACCTCCAGATCCACCAGAGATTGAAGAAGCTTCTCCATTTATGTCAGTTGTAAAATATGTTGTAGAGTTATCTGGAATTTGATTTGTTTCATCAACCTTTTTTCCAATTATTCTCATTCTAGTTCCAACATGCTTAAAGTCACTATTTGGAAAATTTTTGTACACATAGGTTATCAAGTCTCGTGGGCTAGATGCCTGAGAAGAAGTTCTTGAACCCGAAAGAATAAGTGCTGAAGACTGTACTGTTCCTGCTTCTAGTTGATTTGCTGTAGAATAGTTATTTTCGGCTCTAACAGTTCTTCTAAGCAAGCTTGCAATTTTTCCAGAAACCACAGCGTTATCTCTTGCATTGTCATCACTTCTAAGTCCTGCAGTTGTCGTTAAAAGTGGGGGATACTTGATTGATTCTGTAGGAGTTGTGCTAAACAATAAACTTGAATTCATTCTAAAGGCTTGCTTAGAACTTTCCCAATAGGGGTTTAATTCTGAAGAATGGCTAGTTACAGAAGTTCCAAACTGACCTCTACCGTGAGAACTAACTGGTCCATTTTTGTAAACAACTCCAGACTCTAATCCATCTTGGTTGGCTCCTGGAGATTCTTGATAAAATGGCTCAGTATAAATTCTTAGATTTCCAGTAACAATCATTTTTCCGTTAAAAGCAAGTTTTGAAAAATATTTTTGGTATTCATTATTATTTGTTATCCAAACAGTTCCAACACCAGTAACTTCATATTCTTGAGCATCATATCTTATAATTTCACCGTTAGCATATAAATAACCTTGGAATCTTGGAAGAAGATATCCACTTTCTCCAACGTCAATTATGTTTGCTTGTATTTGATTGTTTTCTACATATGGAACTGTAGAAGAAAGTTCTGTATTTAAGGTAACGGCTCCTAGGCTATAACCATTTTTTCCCATAGGCTGATTGATAGTTCTTGCCTCATCTTGATCTCCTAGCTCCCAGAGTATCGAAGACTTGTATGAGTAGGTTCTATCATTAGGGTTTATTTGTGCCTGTTCTAGGTTTGGAACATCTCTTTGAATATATCTTGTTGTATAGTTAATCTGACCATCGTTAATAATTTTTGAATCTACCCCTGAAATAAATTCAATATTTGGAACTGATCCAATCTCTTTCTGCCCATAAAGATTGACTAGTCTTTCTGATATTGAAGAATTACTATCACTAATAGAATAGTCAGGTATTAGATATTCTTTTGGCATCATGCAGAAGTTGTTATATTCATCAAAAAACATTGCTGTTTGTGTAGACTGGGCAAGTCTTTGCAAAACTTCTGCAACTGATATGTCTGGCTCTACAAAGAAAAATGGAATTACTGGATCGTTTGCAGTAGTTATATTTTTAAATACATAGTTTCCAAAACCAATGTTGTCTAGAAGTACCGCAACAGCCATTGTAAGTGTGCAGTTTTGTAAAAATATTGGCGTTGCCATTTCTGACTCAAATCTAAAAAAGGCATCTCTTAGTGTTAAAGATACATCTGAAAAACCACCATAACTTTCTGCAGAATTTTCTGAATAAAAAGTTTTCAAAGGAATAAACTTGTCATATCCTTGTACATTTAAAACTGTTTCATAAAAGTCAAACTTTGTTTGTGGTCTTAAATTTCCAGAAATAATACTTCCAGTTTTTTCATCTTGGTTAAAAACGTTTAATCTAGTAAAAGCACCATCATGATTTGATAAGTTTATTTGACCAGTTGATGCTACCAGTGCTCCTACTGGAAGCCCGTAGTCTGTTGCAGCAATATCTTTGTTTATTTCAAAATCTATTACATATTTAGATACATCAGCTTTTAACCTTGGTGACATTTCTATTAAATCAAATGTTCTATTTGGAGATGCCATTGTTTCAACGACAACCCTTAGACCCTTTAGAAATACAATATCTCGATAAGTTGGAATTTCATTTCTAAGAAAATATTTAGGATCAACCAGACTTGTTACTATTCCAGTTCTTTTTGTATCGTCATTTTCTAACAATGAAAAACCATACTCCACATTTGAAGTTTCCCAATCATTTAATCTTGTATTCCAAACCCATAAAACTCCAGGATCTAAATCATTTTCTAATAGGATGTATGCCTCTCCATTAATTGTGTCTGCTGGTAATTGTACAGAAGAGCTTATGTAGTCTATAAAGTGAAAGTTTTCTCTATATACTTGTGGAATCTTTACTCCATAAGATATTTCAACATATCCATCCCAAGGAACAATATCAGAACCATCTGATCTAAAAGAATTTTCATCAAAAGATACAGCGTCTAACCAATTATTTCCTGAATCAAGATATTGAATCTTCCATTTTTTAGGAATACTAGACTTTGACCTATCGGAAAGTGGGTCTGCAATTACAGAATTTTCTCTTCTAATTGTTGAAGAAACAACTGGCTCTCCATCAACTCCAAAAACTAAATCGTCTGCTAAGTTGGTCTGCATCTTTACAACAATTCTATTTGCAGCAACCTCTTCTTTATAAACAACAAATGGTGCTGAGTCGGTTATCTCATATCCAAAATTTGAATCAAGACCTCTTGCAGTTAGAGAAGAAATTCCAACTTCAACACCATTATCTTTTCTAAATGATGTCCAATATTTAAATTGATCATTTTTTGAACAAAAGTAATATCTTGGTCTTCTTCCAGACCTAACACTATCAACAAATTTAATTTTTCCTTCATCTAGGTCTCCAAAAAACAACATCTTATTAATTCCAGACCTTGGTCTAAACGGCTTAAAACAATCTTTAAGCGAATAGAATAGCTGCATCTCTTCTTGATCTGTTAAAAAAGTTAGTGGACTTCCACTATCTACTCTATATTCAGAAATATACTTAGACTCCAAGGCTCCAGTATAAAAATTTCCATCATCATTTGGATCATATGATGGTGCTAAGTTTCTAAAAACGTCCACACTTGCACTTGACGGTCTCCATCTATAGTTTCCATAATTTTCAATATTTGACAAGTCATTCTGATTCCATTCAGCAATAATCAGGGAATCAACTTGAAGAGAGTTATTGGTCTTAAGATGAGTAATTAAATCATTATCAAAAAACATTATACTTCCTCAAGTGAGATAGAAATATCCCAAAGGTCGTGATTGGTTGCGCCTCTTTTTACAACATTGTAAGTAAATGATGAAAAATAAACTTCAATAACTTCTGAATATGTTGCTAAATTTTGATAAGGCACATCGTTCAATTTTGAATTCTTGTCATATGATATAAACATATAGAATGATCCAGGATTGTTGTTGTACCAGTTCAACAAGTCTGATCCACCTGCACCACCATCAGCAGTATATTCTGTTAGTGGATTGTTTATAGTATTTATAGCAGTCGGATTTCCATTTTCTGAAAAATCTGGGTCTTTATTAAATGCTCTAGATGGCAAAAGATTCCAGTTAGTTGAAACTTTTAATTTATCTGCAATATGATAAGAACGCATGTGACCATTTACCATTCTTTTTCTATTTTCAATTCTATCTACAGAAAAGTCAACAGGAGATCTATTGTGATCAGAAAGAATTAAGAAATCTTCTCCTTCAGACCCAGTAATTTGAGGCACTCCATTAATAATTCCAGCTGAGTTATTTGACCAAATTATTGCCTGTGGTCTATCCCATTTTTTTCTAGAATTTAAATATGCAGGACTTACCATTAATACCTACTCCCTCTAATACTTCCTGAGTTAGATCTTGCAATCTTACCCATAACAACGTTTGCAATTTCATCTGCAGAAGAGCTACTTCCAGATACATTTACATTTATACTGTAACTATTATTATACATGGTAGAAGCATTTGATGAATTGGTAATTGACTGAGAAACTGGAACATTGGTAACATTGCTAACAGGAACATCATATCTTGGAGATCCTAGATTCATTCCACCAATTGATGGGAATACTCCAGAATTAATAGACTCTAGCATAGGCAAGAAAGTTTTTGTAGCATTTTTATTAATAACAAATTCACCAGGGGTAAGCATGGCTGGAACTCTGTCTGTCATTCCAAATCCAGAAACCTGACCACCACTATTCAATAGCTGTATGGGTGTGGAGGTAGGATATTGTTTATTAAAAGATTCTGCCATAGCGTTGTAAGCTTTCTTGTAGTCTGCAAGTTCTGTTTTTTCTGAGTTAGTTAGACCACCTTTTTCTTTGGACTTTTTTGTTAATTCTTTAATAGCCCTGTTTTGTTCTAAAAGATATAGCCTTGTTTCTATTTTTTCACGATCCTCAGCAACCTTTAGTCTCTTTTCTTCAATTTTTAATAGCTTGTCTTCTTCTGTTTGTATTAAAATATTTTTATCATAGATGCTAGTTTGAATTTTATCTATATTTATCTGAATTGTTTCTATGCTTGCTTCAATATCTTTTCTTGTCATTAAAGTGCCATTTACATCAACTGTTAAATTCTTTAATGCAGTTTCTCTTTGAGTTTCTAGTGCAGTCTTGGTGTCTTCTATCTGACTTTCTGCAGATTGCTGAGTTATGTCAGACATTGCAGAAGCAGCAGCAGCAATATCACCAGAAGCAAGTGCGGATGCAAGGCTTATTCTAGATTGTTCTTGACTTGCCAATCTTGAATTTGATGCAGATACTCTATCTAGTGCAGATATTCTATTGTCATATACAGTATTTACTTCATTTTCTTTTTTAGAAAGTTCTTCTAAAGCTTTTTGTCTTACTTCAATTTGCTTTTCTTCTAAAGCTACCTGTCTTTGTTGCAATTGAATTTCTCTAGAAATTTGTTTAATTCTTTTATTAAATCCTTCTGCTTCTTTATCAATAAGCATTTCTTGAAGTCTAAATCTTTCCATAAGCATCTTTTTAAGGTCATCAAGCTTACTCTTTTCACTATTGCCACCAGGTCCTTTAGTTGGACCAGTTGGACCAGTTGGTGGCGCAACAGTATTTTCTACTAATTTAGAAAGTTCAGCATTTGATGCTGCAAGAGCTTCTCTGTCACTCCTGTCCCCTGAATTTGCAGCTTTTTTAAGCTCTATATGTCTTTCTATAGTAGTTAATACAATAAACTTTTCCTGATTTGGCAAACTCATTATCCACTGATAATTTATTCCAAATCGTTCCATGGCATTTTCAGCTAAATTATCTTTAATACTTATTCCCTTAAAAATGTCAGGTTCTTTTTCTAACGCCATGTAATCATCATAAAGCTCTGTTATCATTTCTTCATTGGCAGTTTCAAAATTAATAACTTTATCAATTTTTGGAATAGTAGTTAGAGCTGTCAATTCTTTTCCAAGCCTATCTATGTCTTCTAAAGTTAAATCTCCAGAAGATTCTAGATTCATTACAACGTCATATCCTTCTAAAGGAATCTGTCCTGATAAAAACTTGTCAAAAATACCTGGATCAATTTGAGCAACACCCTGTTCCATGCTATCTGTCATTGTTTTAGCAATGTCTGCGTCCATTCCAGAATCAACAAATGTTTGCTTAAGAGTGTCTTTAGACCTTGTTATAATTGCTTCGTAGGCTGCCTTTCCTTGATCGTCTTCTCTTGCCCTAGATGCTCCAAGTGCCACTTCCCTACTTGCTTCACCTATTGTCATTCCAGTAGTATCAACATTTAAATTAGCTAATTGCTCTTGTAGCTTAGATTGCATTGCTTCAGTAGATGTAAACCCTAAAGCTTTGGCATTTGCATTATCAACAAATGAAGATCTTTTGCTTGCACCAGAAGTTATTTTACCTTCTTGATCAATATACTCTTTAAGTGTTATAGTTCCTTCTTGATATGCAAGATTTAGTAAAGCTCTTGCCTCAGCTTCTTTTGCAAGTGCTGAAGCATTTGCTGAACTTATCTGGTCTATTGAAAATTCTTTAACAAAAGATTCTTGTCCACCTTTAAAAAATTGAACAAATTTTTCTCCAGGATTTAAAGAATCAAATGCGCTTTGTGCACCCTTTTTAATTTTTTCAGAATCAATTTTTGGAGTAATTTCTGCTGTAATTTCTATAAGGTTGTTTGATATCTTTTCCCCATTTGGACCTATTAAAGAAGTAAGTTCTCCTGAAACTTGAATACCAAGAGTTGCGCTTCCAAGTTCTTTTCCAATATCTAAAGCAATCGCCTTTGCTTCTTCTGGAGTAATGGCTCCTGCAATAATTGAAGAAGCTAGCTGATTTCTTAATGCTAAAACCGCACTTTCTCCAGACTTTTCAACAAGTTTTATATCTTCTAAAATTTTCTTTGCTGCATCGCTCTTCATAAATTCTCCAGAAGTAGCTACTGCTTCTTGACTTATTTCTTGACCTCCAGCTTTTTCTGCTGCTTTTCTTCTTGCTGCAGCTGCATTAGTTTCTCTTCCAAACGCATCAGCCATTGCTTTTGTTGTTTTTGCAGATCCATACATTGCATCAGAAAGTGCTGCACCAGATTTTTCTGCATTTGTCAAACTTTTGTTCAAGCTATATAAAGTAAATCCAACTGCTGCAAAAGCTCCAGTTGCTAGCATTACTGGACCTGACAGAGCTAATACTTTTGGACCAAGTTTTGATAGCATTGGAAATAGTGCTTCTTTTGCATTAGCAGATTTTGTAGACTTTGTTATTGCAAGTATTGACCCTGTAAGTGCTTTTTGTGCAATAGTTCCAGCAGCCAAAGATGTGATAAATTGACCAGCCATTCCTTCAATACCAAGTTTTTCTGCTAATGCAAATCCTGCAAAACCGCCAACAATACTTCCAGCCTGTCCTGCAACTCTAGCCTTTCCAACGCCACCACCATTGCCAATATTTATAGAATTGCCACCCGTTGCTCCTCTATCAGAAGGTTTTTTAAACCTGTCCCTCCCTTGAACTTCTTCTCCCTTATTTAAATATTGAATAAAACCTCCAGAGTTCATCAACAGTCTTGGAGGAGCCTCGTTGGAACCTTTGTAAGCCATTCCACCCTTATTTAATCTTTGAGAATTATTAATAGCAGTTAACAAGTCATAGTTCTTTTTTGTTGCTTCTTTATTTACAACAAATTCTCCAGGGGTAAGCATGGCTGGAACGGTATCTGTGTTTCCTACTCCAGGAACAATATTTCCTCTATTAAAAGATTGAGTAATTAAAGATGGTAGCCTAGTTCTTAAATCACTTGCTACCCCAGTTATTTGAGATGTTCTATCTCCAAGAAGTATTTCATTTTCCTTTTTAACAAGGTTCTCTATATGATCTCCTCTATAAGGTAATCTAGGATGCTTGTAAAAAGCTTTTGGTACATCAATAGCTAGTGCTCCAGATCCAACCATTTCATCAATTAATAATTGTTGAATTTTTTTATCTGGAAAAGCTTTATTTAAACCTTTTTTACGATTATTATAGTCTCTTAATTTATTTGCAAGAACTTGTTCAACAGTCCAGTCACTACCAATAGTAGGATTGGGTCCAGGTCTCCAAGAACGAGCAGGACTCCATAAACCAGTCATTCCAAGTGCTCTTGCATATTCTGCAGTTCCAGGAGTAAGTTTTTTAAACTTTCCTGATCTCATTATTTTTCTTAGTTTAGCAATTTCTTCTTTTTGATCTTTTAATGTCATAAAGCCATCTGAAAACGCTCTTAAAGTTGGATTGCTAAGATCTCCAATAAATGGTGAAAAATCTGTTTCTCTTCTAGTGGTATATGATCCTGGACCTCTAAAGTTTAATCTCATTCCAAACAGGTCTTCATATCTTCCTTCTTTAATTGCAGCAACAATTCTTTTTTGTTGTGCATATGGTAGTTCTGGATTATTTGTTGATCCTAAAACAGTTCCTCTAGTTGCCCTAGTTTGTTGAGTAAGAGGCTTCATCATACTCAAAAGAGTATTCATATCTTCAGGGTCTCTGCTATGTCTTACAAAATTTGCATCATGAACATAATCTTTTAATACAGCCTGTTGGCTAAATCTTTGATCTCTTCCAGGTCTTACTCTTCTTCTAATACCTGAAGCTGCCTTGTATGCTTCTTGAACTACTCTTTGTTTATTGTTAGCAGCAAAATATTGCATACCTGGAACTTGTCCACCCTTGTTAAAGTGAGCCATGTCAAATGTTTTAAACATATCATACTGTTCTTTAGAAATGCTATTATTATTAAAAGCTGCTTCTAATCTTTTTAATATAGATTTTCTTTGTTCATTACCTCTGTATTTTGGATTGTTATAACTTCTTGCACCAGCTCCCGTAGAAAAAGTATCTCCAGGTGTGAATCTTAAAAGAGTTTCTCCTTTAGAATTCCTAGCTTCAAAAACAGCTTTTGTACGATACCTTTCTAGCGTATCAACTACTGTAACTTTTTCTTTTAGACTCTTATATAAATCATCTTCCATGGCTTTAATCAAAGCATTTTGAGCATCTGTAGAAGAAGTTCCATTTTCTGTTCGTGGAACCTTAATTCCAAATCTACTAGCCTTTTCTTCTGCATTTTGTTTAATTCCTAAAATTCTTGCTTGACCAGTATTAGATGGGTCTGTTCTCATTTTTTCAATATGTTCTAATACTTTTTTATCTTTTATAGAATTATTAAGTAAATTTTTTAAATCATCATCGCTATATAGTGTTCCTCTTGGTTCTTTTGCTAACTGTGACTTCATTCTTTTTATAATTGCAGAAGTACCAAGACCCCTTGGACCACCACTATCTACATAAGCTTTTCTAAAAGGTTCAAGAAAGTCACGACCTGCAATACGAATAAAAGCTTCAATATCTTCTACTTTTGCTCCACCGCCACCACTGCTTGCATTTTTGTTTAATTGTCTTGGAAAAATAGTAGTTACTATTCCAAGCTCTTCAAAAAATCTAGATCCTTTAAAAGCTCTAGCTAATTCTGGAGCTTTTGACATTGGTGCTATTTTATTTACAGAATCTGCTAAAGTTTTTACTTGTGAAACTCTTCCCGATTTTGAAGATCTTATTTTAAAATTTGCATGTGGAGAAAGTCTTCTAGAAATTTTTGACCCTAAACTTGCAAATCCTCCTGGTATATTATCAAACATTCCTCTTACAAGTTGACCAGCCATAAGGTATTGCATACCTCTTGCTTTTCCACCAGCATTTAATCCTTGAGGATTTTTACTATTATTAATACTATGAAGTAGTCCAAGATTATTTTTAGTAGCTTCTTTATTTACTACAAATTCCCCTGGAGTAAGCATGGCTGGAACTGTATCAGTATTTCCAGTTCCTGGGACAGTTGTGCCATTTGACATAAAGATTGGTCCACCAGAATTTCTTCTTTGAACTCCTCTCATTGCTACCTGGCTAACTTTTGCTCTTGTTCCAGCTGCTCCAGCTATACCAAAGTGTTCTGGGAATCTTGCTGCTGCAGCACCTTGAGTAGCAATCATTGCAGAATATGCTTTTGTTAAATTTCCAATTGCAGCAGCAGCAGCATTAGAGCTTCCAACCTGCTCAACCAAAGTTGCATTTAATGCTTGGTTAGCACCAGCAAGTTGTTGAGCAGCCATCGCTGCATCCATCTCTGCAAGACTTAAATATTTTGAACTTTGTGTAAGTGCTTTAACTGCACCTAGAGGACCACCCTTTATAAATCCCATTCCAAATAAAGTTATACCTTGTGTCATTTTTGCAAGGGTTCCAACAAGGTTTAAGAATAAACCAGTAAGCATTGTGACTGCTGGAACAACGACACCAATTATAACTGCACCAATAGCAGCAAACTTCTTTTGACCATCTGACAATCCATTAAAAGCTTCTGCAATTGATGTGGCAAAATTAACAAGTGGAATAGCTATTTTAACAAAAATTTCTCCAATAGGGGCAATTGCTAGTTTAAATCTTTCTATTGCACCTGTTAATTGAACACCAAAAGATTCTTCAATTGTTTTTAATTCTTTATCTGCGGTTGCACCAAGTTGTTCTGTAGTATACCCCATTGTTGCAATAACCTGTTGAGCCTGAGATCCTTTTCTAGAAATATTGTCAAACAATGCTCCAAGTTTTGCATACTGGAATTTTCCAAATACTTGTTCAAGAGCTTGTTGTCTTGAAAATTGATCAAGACCCTGTAAAGCTTCTGCAAAAGACCTAACAGTAGCCATAAGGTCTCCCTTATTTGCTTCAATAATTGACTGAAGATTTATCCCCATTCCACTCAACATTTCAGTTGCTTGTCTTGTTGGATTAATCAAAGATGCAAGACCAGACTTTAATGCGTTAGCACCTTCTGCTGCATCAACTCCACCTTCTTGCATTGCTGCAAGGAAAACTGTAAGATCCTTTACGTCTCCACCAAGACCTTGGATAACTGGTGCTACACGAGGAATAGCAGCAGCAATATCTTGCAAGGAAACAACTGTTTGGTTTTCAACCATATTTAAAAAGTTAATAGTATCTGCAAGATCTTGTCCTGATAATCTAAATGCAGATTGCAAAGATATTGTTGTTTCAAGTGCTGCATTTTGATCCATTTGACCAAGTGTTGCAAGTCTTGTTGCTTGAGAAACTGCATCAGTTAAATCTGCATTTTTTCTACCAGCAGCAGCAGCTTGAGCAGCAAGACCAATTGTGTCTTTTACTGCAATACCATATTTAGTATATTCAGAAGCAAGACCTTTTACTGCCTCTAAATTTTGATTTAATTCTGCTGGAGTTGTAAAAATATCTCCATATACTTTTTTAAATGCAACCGCTTGCTTTTCCAATTCCATAAAAGTTTTTCCAGCTACTGCACCAAAAATTGTAAGTGGAACTGTAAAGCCAACCATAAGCTGGCGACCTGCCCATTGGACATTCTTACCAAAGTTAATTAATTGAGTAGTTCCTTGCTTGAACATTGCAGACATAATTTCTGCTTTTTGTCCTGCAACCGCCACTTGTGAAGAAAATGCTGCAAGTGGTCTAACTGCTAGTGCATCTTGAAATCCATTTGCAGCACTAGAGGTGGCTATAAATTGTGTTTGAAGTCTTCTTGCACGTTCTGATGCAAGAGCCATTGTCTCTGCTGCAATCGCACCATCTTTATTAAATCTTGCACTAAAATATTGCCCTAAAGAAGTTTTTCCTTTGGACAAAGTTTTATCTAAAGTTGCAGCAGCAGTCTGAAGTCTTATTGTTTCTGCTGTAAAAAGACCAGTTTTATTTATTGCATCTTGAAGTTTTTTTGTATACTCTGCAGAAAATTTTCCCTGTGTAGCATTAGCTTTGTTTAGGGCTAGATTAAAAGCATTAATTTGTGATTGTAATGCTTGCAGTGTAGAGGCAGCAGAGCCCGTATTGATCTCAATATCAATAATACCCTTGGCTACTTCAGCCACTATAGATCACCTCATAATCTAGCCCATTTCCAATTCCAAAACCAGCACGTTGTGCGGCACTTCCTTGTAGAGCCAGGATATCATTTGGGTTAGAGGTTGCGCCACCGCTATACACTCTAGCCTTCATTTCTTCCCATTTGTTTTCAGACGAATCGGAATCAAGATTCACTCCCTGAAGTGCTGCCATAAATTTCTTACTTTCGTAATCTTCTTTATTTTTAGCTTCTAGTATTGCTACTAGTTCAGGCATAGATATGCTTTCTTCCATTTCAGAATAATTCTTCCAGAATCCCAGAAGAAATACTCTAGACTCTATCTCAGCTAGATCTAGTTCGTCCCAACTAGAGCCGCTGCCAGTGCGTTTGGGTCATTTAACTGAATCCCTGCAGCTACTTCAATTACCTTGTACACAGTTGGAAGATCCATGATGTCTTCTAGCTGCTCCTTAGTTGCCAACTCTGCATTGTATTGCTTCATTGCAATAACAGCACAGTTTAGCAAAAGATCCATTGACTTAATATTGTCTTCTGAAATCTTTGGATCTGATATCTTCTGAAACTCTTTCATAAAATCTCTCAATAAAGAAATCTTAAGCGGTTTCATAGAAATTTGTGAACCATCTAATAGTTCTACTTCTACAACTTCGTAAATACTGGTTGCCATTAATCCTCCTATAGATTATATTCAATTATATCATAAAGGGCTTATTAAGCAAACAATGCCCACCCTTTTTAGGGGGTGGGCAAAGTTTCTATATTTAATTTTTAGTTGCCAACGACACGATCAACGATCTTGCCATAGGAACCATTGGATGCTGGAAGCAAACGGAATGTAACTTCATACATAGAAGGTGTATCACGCTTTGCAGAAACAGTTACGTTCTCAATTGAGAGAACACGATTGCCTACATAAACACGCTCTACCTTTGCATTACCAGTTGCTGCTGGATCACCAGAACCTGGACCAACGGCGATAAGAGCACGTTCCACAGGAACTGCACCTAATTCGCCAGCTGACAAGTTAAGCTCTGTTTCTCCAGTAAGTTGTCTACCTGCACTGTTGAAAGTTGCATTGCTATCATCGTAGTCACCTTCTGCTCCTGCAATAGAAAGAAGAAGATTTTCAAGTGTACCTTCAGCAAATGCTGTTACCATGCTTACCTGCATACCTTGCTTGTAAAGCTTTGCAACGTCAAGAAGCTGATCTACCTGGACTTCACCGAAGTCTGGTTGGAACTGTACTTCTAAACCGTTCATTGTGTAGCCTACATTTCTCCATCTTGCGCTATCTGCTTCAAGCTTATCTGCATAAGCTCCAGAGGCACTGATTGAAGGGTATCCAGAAACACTACCACTGTTAAATGCATAAACATCTGCAGTAGAATTGTATTCTAGTGAACCCTGACTTGGCTGCGAAACGAAGAGTTGGGCTGCACCAACGATAATTTGATTGGAATTTCCACGAGTTGCCATATTTTTTCACCTCTTTTTTAGTCTTAAAATTTATGGGGAGATTGGCGTTTCCTAAGTTAAGTATACATCTAGTTTTTATCATTCATTAAACTGTTTGGAATGATAGTCATATTTGATAATAAGGTCTCTAGTTGGATTATATTCCATAAAATCAGAGACATCTTGTTGTGTATCTGTAAACCCTGACTGGTAAACATTAACACAATGGAAGTAATATTTGTTTAATTCTGGATAATTAGGATTGTTATAATCTGGCAAAGTCTTGGTAAATTCATTAATATCCTGAGCTGCATCATCTTCTCTATCCAGGATATTTTGAATAAGACTTGTAAGGTTTATAGTTGTTGCATACCTGTCCTGCTGGTTCCTGTTAATGTCGTACAGAGAGCCACCAACGATTGTATATCTCATTTGGTCAGTCTTGATAGGGTAGAAATATTTATAGCCCCCACGGATTCTACTAAACTTATCAAACATAACGTAAGGTAGGTCATTGTCAATTACAGCAGTTGGCAGGTTGTTTGCTGGTGCAGGGAAAAAGGGGATAATGTCTGCCCCTCCAGAAGTTGGACCATACAAGTTATAGAATGCAGGGGCGTGAGTTTTAAACTGTTCCCAAACATAAAGATTAATAATGTTTTCTGGTCTATAAACCATTTTTTCCTCCTGGTGCGTTCATAATCCATGATAGTGCAGCTTTTTTACCTTTTGATTTAGCCCCACCCCTAGCAGCAGAACCAAAGTAAGCTTCAAATACTTTTGGATTTGAAAAATATTTATAAAATCTTATTGCCTTTAAATGTACTTCTGTAAAGTAAGATCCATAGAATTCATCAAAGGCTTGTAAGAAAGATCCTCTGGTTGCCTCTCCTCCAGGATTTGCAATTACAATTGGACCGCTTCTAAAAAATTCTTCACCATCTATTTCAAAGAATAGTGCTTTTGCCTCAACTTGATTAATTGTTACAGTTCTTCCATCTTCCATAATTTGTGCCTTGTCATAAAAAGGTTCTGAAGATGTTGGAGATGGTACGTCAGATTCTAAGAATTCAGCAGTAATTACTGCAGACGTTTTATTAGGAGACATTGTTAAATCAAAAAGTCTTCCCATTGGATCTCCAACTTGCCCCCATTCATACACATGGTGTAGCATTCCTGGATGAAGCCTTGCAAGACCATCAAGGTAATCGTAAAAAGCATCAACTGATTCTTCACCAACTTTTGCATTTAGAATATCTTGATTTCCTTTTAACTCTGTCATAAAAGAACTTGAGTACTCTACAGAATTTCTAAGCATTCTTATAACATTATCACCCTTAATTCTAGCTGTTATCATTCTGGTATATCCCACTTTTGATTTGCTGAACGGGTTAAGAATACTCTATACATTCCAATGTTGTGAAACATGTCAAAGCTTGGAATAATTGTTTTAATTTCATACTTTGTTTTTACTGTCTCAGCTTTTGTTTTAAGATTTTCAGTATTAATCCAAACTGGATCCCCATTTGGATCTCTCATATTTGTTACTGCAGTTGCAGTTATTGGATAATACTTTCCAGAAGAGCTTTTTCTAATGTCCTCATTTGTTCTAAAAAACAAAGAAGAGTTGTAGTCAAAGAACTTATCTTTTACCTTTAGTTCAGCATTTAGTTCTCCAGAAGTTGCAGTTATTGCTGAGCAATTAACAGTTCTATCAAACTGCCAAGTTCTTGTCATATTTCCATACTCTGATTGAGTTTCTACTGCATGATAGATATCTGCAGTCATTGGATAAAAAATATCATCAAAGGCTGAGTTAAAAAGCATTTATAACACCCCGATACGAATATTATTCTTATACTTTGTTAAGATTCTGTCAACTACAAGGTTTCCAGTAGAAGCATTGAAGTTTTTTGCAAATTTAATTTTAAAGTCATCATTATCAAATGACTCAATATACTTATTAAGATACTTCATATTATCGCTTGAGATGTCTGAGCACAAAAGTCTTGTAGCTTCTTGAATATCCTGGGGGACTACTTTGTATCCAAAGTCTGCATCAATTACATAATCATACCCATCAGAAAAGGCTCTAGACAAATATCTATCTCTCCATACTTGTGGGTATTCTGTTTTATTGCTTTCTTCGTGTAGTGGAACTATAGAAGTCCTGTCCTTGCTAATTGTAAAATTTAATTCATTAGTATCTGATGTTGAATCATATAAAAGAGTTCCATTTTCATACACCTTGTAAAGTTTATTAATCTTTTCATTAACTACTAGATAGTCAGATCCATTGCCAACAATTTCTTTTTCTTTTCTAACATATCCAAATCCTTGAGAAACTTCTGAATCAATAATGTATCTTGCAATTCTTTCCATTTCTTTTACTTGTGCAACCGTTTTATTTAAATCTGTGGCAAGGGTAGAGATGTTTGTATATGGTCTAACAACGTCAATATTTGTAGCAACAACTACTTCATCTAAATAGTCATAAACATTTGCATCTAAAACTGCATCATATGATGCGTACTTTTCATCAAGCAGGAAGGATACTTCTCCATTTGCATTTGCGGTAGCACTTGCTGAAACTACTACATCTGTTAAAATGTCTGAATACTCAAGGGTATACAAGCTATTTGGAACAAGACTTGAAAACGAAGCTGTTGGGACACTCCCATTAATTCTTAAAACTTCCATTATTTAACACCGAAAGCTTCGGCTACCTCCTCTGGAGATGTGACTCTAATTTTGGGGAATTTACTAACCCATATATCAGCATCTTCTTTACTTACAACATTATATCCTCTGTTAAGTTTACCAAGAGTTTTTTCATAGATACTTGCATTTTCTACAAATAAACAAACAAGATTATCTTTAACTTTTGTCATAATACATCTATATTATTATATCATTTATAAATAGATGAAGGGGAGACAAATTAATGCCTCCCCTCCAAGTGTGACTATAATTAGTCTTGCATGAATGCTACTGCATCAGTTTCTTCAACTGCTACACCAAAGCGTAGGAATACGGTATATTCTACTGTATCCTTCTTTGGCTTGAACTCACGGTGTACTGTTACGTCTCTCTGGAAGCCCCAGATGCGGTTTTCTGGGAATGTAAGTGATACATAACCAGCTGGCATCAAAGGAACTTCAACCAATGGAAGACCTAGAACACGATATTGAATTGGTGCACCAAGAGTTGACGGAGCAACTCCATCAACTACACGTTCAATGATACGCTCTGAATTCAAGTTACCAGAAGAACCAAGACCGTTGATTATTGCAGCAACGGTTTCAGTGTCTGCATAGAACTTCATGTTTGAACGGGAACCACGGTACTTACGAGGCATTGCAAGAACAAGTCCCTGCAAACTTTCGATAGTTGTACCATAAGTTGCTGAATTACCATCGGCTTCGATTGATACGAAACCTTCAAGGATGTTCAGGAAGTTGTTTGTACCAGCTCCTGTACCATTGATGGCTAGATCTTCAAGATCGTTAGCAAACGCACGGGTCATTGTACGGACCAAGTGATCCTCCAGACCAGCACCTTCGATATTATCTTCAAGAGCTTCAGTCGAAACTTCCCAATCAAGACGAATCTTCTTGGTTGTAAGAGTAACCTTTGTAAACTGTACATCAGCGTTAGTGTAGGTTGCGTCTGCCTGTGCTGCTGCACGGATTACACGCTCTCCAACATTCATCTTCTCAAGTTCAGTTGTGTTAGCTCTCATTGTGACTCTACGACCATCTTGGGCTAGAACCTGCTGTTCAAAGATATACTCAATAAACTGACGTGACTGTTCAGGCTGCAAAATACCGCCATCAGACACTAGATCACCAACTGGGTTAGTATTGTCAAGAATTCCAGCTGCTGGAGTACTTACTCCACCAATACCACCAGATGCGATAGTACCAGCTGCAGCCGCTTTTTCTAAAATTTCATTATTTTCTGTCATTTTTTATTTCACCTCCAGTTTCTCTTAATGATATAGGTCAGCGGAATTTAGGAAACGTCCACCCCACATAGACCCTTTTCTTATTGTATTGCCCTGAACGATCCCGCCAAGATCGCCAGACTTGCGGACAGCGGTTTCGTCTTCTAGACCATCTACACGCTTTCCAAACTCTTCAAGACTGCCTCTTACTCCAGCAACTTCTTCTGCTACTGTGGCGTGACCTTTTTTAAGGTCTGCAATCTCTTCATTTAGTGACTTCATTGTTGAAATAAGTTCACTCACTGCCTCTGTTACTGAAACCTTAATTTCGTCAACAGCTTTTGCAAGCTCAGAATCGGTTGTATCTTCTGCAATAACAGACTTCTCAACTTCAACGTCATCAGAAGCAACTTCTTCTGCAACTTCTTCTGCAGGTGCTTCTTCTGGATCAGCAGACTTAGCTACTGTTTCCTCAACAGCGTCAACTGCGTCAACTGACTTTTCTACGGTTTCTTCGGCAGGAGCTTCAGCAACAGCTTCTTCAGCTGCAACTTCTTCAACGGTCTCTTCTACTACTGTATTATCTTCTGACACGTTGTTCTCCTCCTCTATATTGTTTTTTACAATTGACGCATTATTGTCAATCGCTGTTTCAAGCGTTTCGCCTGAAGTTTCTGGGGTTTCGGAAACATCTTCAGATTTAGCAAGGTCTGTAGAACCAATAAACTTATTTAAAATTGATTTAACTGTCATAGCTTTTTCTGTATCCTTTGTCTCTACAAAACCAATATTTTTCATACTGACTTCACATGATGGGCAACTTGAATCATCAACTTCTGAAAGTCTGACTATACCGTCATTCTCACACCAGTAGACATTTTCAAGATCTGCTTTTGCAATTATACCATCAATTTGTTCATCCTTGTTAACTTTCTGGATTGACACGACATTTGCAAATTGATTTGCTGGATTGTCTACCAAAGATAGTTCATGAAGTTCATAGTCTTTGACAATTCTAATTGTCTTATCAATATTCTCATCCCAGCTATTTTCTGAATCTTTGATTACTCCGCCAATTGAAAAACCTGAAAGAGTGCCATCAAGAACTTTTTCCCAGGTATCCTGAGCACCTTTAGAAATATATGCGTCTACATAAACACCGTTGTAAAGTTTGTCTGTAGACTTGTCAAAAAACTTTTCTTGTCTAAAATTAACAACTTTGCCAACTGCAATAGACTGATGCATTTCTCTTAAATTACCACGGAACATCTCAAAGGCTTTTATGCTAACATCAGTAGGAACAATGTCTGCTTGCTTGTCAATGTTATCAAGCGTAGCAAATCCAGAAACGATTCTACGCTCTACATCTACTTTAGCGATTGGCATTGATAACTTGATATCATCGTTATCTGATGTCCAATAAGCCTTGCTTAAATTAGTCATGTTATTCCTATTATATATGTATTTTTTTATATTTTATAATATTGTTATATTATACTACAGATCTTCCTTCGCCACCAGGATTTCTTCCTGTAGTGGTTGAGGTAGAATCGGATGTCTGATCAGTTCTTTGCTGATCTCTTTGTCTTGTTCCAGACATTTGAGCATTCTGTTCTGCACGTTGTTGAGGGGTCATAACTACTGGAGTATCTCCTTGTGGAACTACTGGGAGTCCAAGTCTAGGTCTGATATCATTTGGAACAACAACCTGTGCTCTTAGATATCTTTCATCAATTTGACTTTGAGTATTTTCATCAGTCAAAGTTAGTTCGTTAAACTTTAGCAAAAGAATGTCTGTTTTTTCTTTAATAAGTTTATTGATTGTTTTTTCTAAATTCTTTTGAGACGGTCTTGCAACCTGCTCTTTGAAAGTTCTATCTGAAACAAGTGCAGATGCAATTGAACTGCCAGGGTCTGATCCAACTTTTGAAATTGGAACCTGATGTGCCATAAGAATGTCGTGAACATTTGAAGTTCTGTATTTATCAAACGAGCCTTCTTGAATTCCATTTTCAACTGGCTCCATTTTAAATTCAACCTTGTTGTCTGGACCATCTCCAGGAAGTGGGATATAAAGTGTTCTATGGTTTTGTCCACGAAGACCAGACTGTAGGAATCTAAACAACTTGTCTTCTGCTTCTGAACTTAGCTTTGCACCCTTTAATGTAACAATATATCTTGGCACTGCTTTATTCTCAAAATAATCAATGTTGTATCTTGCAGCAAGTTGATCTCCAACTACTGATGTTGCAGCAGAAACAACATCTGGAACTCCGTAGTATGTGTTCTTAGGGCTGTACTTTTTAATATGAATAAGTTCATTTGGTCTCTGATCTGCTGTTACAGGATTTACTGTCTTTTTGTCTTGAAAGTTTTTAAAGTAAACTACTCTTTGATTTACAATCTGTACATAGCCATCACGCATACGTCTTACACGAACTGTTGTAGCAGGAATATGACCAATGTATCCAATTTCTCCAGTATTCTTTCTTCCAATTTCAATATATCCGTTACCAGTTGCCTCATAATCCGTCATTGCTTTTTCAAGGACGTGGGTAAAGGTGTCTTCATCATTTAGTTCTTCAAGCCAATTTGCAAGTTCAGACTTTGCCCTTTCAACTTTTCTTTGGGCTCTAACTCTTTGATTCGTATCTTCAATCTCTTCTATTCTTGCTTTAACAATGTCAGACATTATGAAGCCGTATCCAAGACCAACGGTATTTGCAACCTTTGCATTAATTGCAGCATGGTTTGCAAAAGAGTTATCAAAAAAGAATGCCAGTTCATCAAGATTGTATGGTGGCAAGACAACATCGAAAAGACCGTAAGCTGTAGTTACATCTTGTTCTGGAAATAGCTGCTTAGACTTTGCACCATCTTGACCAGTGTAGGCTTTGCTCATTCTTGAAATTCTTCTCTTAAAGTTTGCGTCAATTCCATCAAAACTTTTTACAAGATCTGATTCTGTCATAAAGTCATCTGTTTTATTTGCAGATGGCTTATTCCTGTCTAGATTATCAATTCTAGCAATTACTTCATTAGTCATTTCCATGCTCTTTTAGCCCCCTTGCAGCATCAGCAAAAGCACCAGTGTCAAATTCACTTGGAATGTATCCTTGCTTCATTCTATCAATTTGAACAGAGTGCTCTTCTTCTGTAATTCTTGTAACTCCTGGCATAAATACTGCCTTGCCTGGACCAGCTCCGTAATGTGCTGCAGCTTGTGTAATTCTATTAATAGCAGTCAAATCATATTTTCTGGCTGGAATATTCATAAAACTTCCATCTCCATCTCCAAATATTCTGCCTGTTTCTGTTTTCCAAACGTATAGACCATATTCAGCATCGTTTTCAACGTAGCTTACTTTTGGCTTGTTTGGCAGTTTTTGTAATCCTTCTAGATAATCCATGACAATATTGTACCATGACTATACAGGTTTTGTCACAAAAGTGTCCCAAGTTACGTCATTAAACAGCCTTATGCTGTCAAAATTGACATTTAGAATGCTATTATCGTCAGATACTACAGAAGAAAGACCAGTATATGAGTTAAAGATTCCTTCTCCATTAATAGTAATTTTTACTGCAGTATTTCTTTGGAAGTTTAAAACGTTGGTCCATGTAGCAAAACCAATCCCACCCTGCTCAGTATCGTCCTGCCAATATTCCCAATCAAATTCTGGCTGAGCTGCTCCATAAACATCTAGATCTCTAAGAATATTTATCCACTCATTTGAAGATTCTGATATGCTAGAAATTTCAGTAGACTTTTTAAAGATAGCAACGTTGTTAACAACTATTCCTGAATAAATTTCTAACTGCCCAATTCTTGAATTTAATTCAAAAGCATCAGACTCAAAAGAAACGGTTAGAACATTCCATTCAAGTGGTCTAATTAAGATATTGTCACTAAATCTTCCATTTAAAAACGCTTTAAATCCAGATTCTTCGTTCTGTGTAAATGTGTCAAAAAACTTTAAAGAGGCTCTTTTTTGATCCTCTTCTGGAATTAAAACAATGTCTACAGATCTGTCTGACGAAATAATTCTTCCTAACAGCTGTCTTGAAGAAAAAAGTCTTTCTTTGTCAAACATCATAAACATTTGAATTCCAGCTGCTGTAAAACTAGATCTTAACTCTGGATTAATTGGAAAAGATAGCCCTCTTTCAAGACCGCTTTCAACTAAGTATGGTGCAACGTGTATTCCAGAATTTTTAGTTAAGTACAAATAAGGGCTAGATTCGATGTCTATAATTACTGGGTTTTTTTGATCATAGACATACTGATCTTGCGTCTTAACAATTGGATACACCTTTCTTCCTCCAGTAGTATTTATTCCAAAGAATTCTGATTCATCAAATGATAGGGATGCGAAAGACATTCTTTTAACCTTTAGATTATTAGTCTTTATTCCATTTGACTTTAGTTCAACATGAACTCCTATATAGTGGTCTGCAAAATTTCCCACAAAGTCTGGGGGGAATACTATTGTTCCATCTGAAACAAGAAACTTTGTTGTTTCTAAATCGCTTTCTTCATCAAAATTTAAAATTTTATTTTCTTGAGATATTGGTCTAGTTAAAACATAATCTGTATAGGGAATCATTCCAACATTCGTTTTTTCTTGCAAGGTTATGTAAGGCTTTACTGGACTAGAATTTTGAAAATCTGTAGAAATTTGATCCCCTGTAAAAAATGGACTGGTTGGAGCATCAATATTAAATTGAATTAAATCTAAATCGTATACCCTATTTCCTTTTGAATCAATTATATATTTTCCAAAATAAGAAAGTGGAATAGAGCTTTCCCAATACCCTGAAGATGCTATATCTAAATAAACTGTAGAGTTAGACATTTTTGGAACCAGCGTGTACGATCCAACATAGGAAAACTTATCTCCAGTAAAAGTTTTTTCTGCAATTCCAAATTCATTAAATAAAGAATCTTTTTCTGTATAGAATTTATTATTAATTGTTAAAGAAAACATTTTTCCATAGAACTTGCTTTCACCGTATCCAGCCACATTGAAAGATATGGTCTCAGTATTTGAAAAGAAGTTTTTTATTTGCGAAGCATAGGTTGTTGAAATTTTATCTATATCAAATCCAGCTGCAAAGAACTCTCCACTAGCTACAGGGGTCTTAGTTAAAACTGATCCATTATAGATATACTGTAAACTACCAGAGCTTAGTGCTACTTTAAAGTAATCGTTGTTTCTAGAATTTTCAAAATATAAAATAGTCTGTTCTTGACTAACTCCTTGTGGTGCTTTAAAAATTCCATACACGGAAGAGGTTGGATGGTTTAATTGATTTAATTTAGAAAAATACAGGGTTCCGTAGTAGTTTGAATAGCTTGCACTTGGAGACATTGATAAAAATGGATAGGTCTCATCTTGAATTAAAAAGTTATCTGATTCAAATGATGATAAAAAGTTTTCACTTTGTATTTGTGTTACTGTTGATGATGCAGAAACATAATTAAATAAAACTTCTGGGAGATTGTAGTCTATTAAAGATAGTCCTGATGAGTCCACCTTTAAATTATTAAAGTAGCCGCTGTCCCATTGGGTTCTATCTGGATAGCTAATTGTTGAACCATAACCAGAAAAAGCAAAATCAATTTGATGAAGATCTCCATTAATATTTTCTAATAAACTGTCCTGCTCTTCTACTCCTTGACCATAGACATATCTTCTTTTTGCAACTTGTTCTGATACTATGTATGGGAATATTGAAAAACAGTCTATTTCAAAAATGGAAATCTTATCATCTCCAAAAAATCCTAAGAAATCTTCAGACTCTGGTGTTAGGCTTTCTATAAACTCTAAATCAACTGGCATAGAAATAACTTTTTCTCCATTAATCATTAAAGATATTTCATTTGAGCTTTGGTTAAAATGAACAAGCATTGGTCTATACCAACTTCCAATAAAGTATGACTTAACGTGCTTTCCAACTTTTATTGTAATAAAACTTGACTCTACATAAATTCCATCATCTGAAGTAAGTGGTCCAAATATTCTAACTGGAGAAACACTTTCATTGTTTATTCTTAACCAGAATTCTGCAGTTAGGTTTGTGTACTTTCCAGAATTGTTTAAAAATCCTTTTCCTGGAAAAATAATTGATGGAAGCAAAATATCTTCATTTACATAAGAAGAAGTTCCTCCGTCAACAGAACTTGTAAAAGTAGCACTAGAGGATCCTCCATCTATTAAATCTATAAATACAGATTCAAAAGAAGATCCGCCACTTGTAAAGTCTTCAAATACTTCTAGTGGATTTTTTGAAAATATTGACACATTGTTTCTTGATCCATACACCATGGGAACATTTGCTTTTTCTGCAAGAAGTCTTTTTCTTTCTTGAATAATATAAGCATCGTCTAAATCATTAAATCCATAAGCGTCTAACCTTAATCCCTTTAAAAATCCAGCATACGGTAGCAATGAGGTTAGGCTCTCTGGCAACTCTTCTGAAAAAACTCCAGTATTTTTATGATTATACGGTTCTGACCATTGTCCTACAGACAGCCCATTTATATACACAGGAGAATTTACTTCTCCCGTTTCTAAATTGTCACTATAGTTTATTTTTATGAATGGTGTCAAATTTTCTGTTGAAATAATTTGTTTTGTATAAGAAATTTTTTGCCAGGATCCTTCTGATTCAACTGTATGATTTAAATAGTATCTTTGCCCTCCTACAATAAACCCTATATCGTAGGTTGCAACATTTTTTCCAACTGGAGCAAAGACATTTAAGCTAAAACAAATACTTCCTTTAGCCTCATCAATAGAATCTTGATAAACTATAGGATCCCCAATTATTTCAATGTACTGGGAACTAGAAGATGTTGGAATAAAAAATTTACTAGTATAGTCTCCTATAATTGGTGCATTTTCTGGAAAAGTTGTTGATGAAGAGTATTGTCCCCCAGAAATTGACCATGTAGAATCAGTAATCTTTTTATCACTTTCAGGAACTAATGAAAGAAAAAAGTAATCTTCATCTAAGGACCATAAAGCAATTGGGTGCTCTGCAAACACTCTTGAAGCATAAAGATTTGCATTTTTGTAAGACATTGAGTACCTCTAATCTATTTTATCACAAATAGGGTTTTAATTACTTGAAATGTCTACAATCTCACATGCTCCAGCAACACAGGATAGCTCTTGGCTTCCAGTTGTTCCATCTGTTGTTTCGTATAGTGAAAGCATTTCCCATCGGATTGAGTCAGGCATCTTGCTTAACCAAGACTCATAATCTTCTTTTGAAATCTCCTGGTACGGGGCTTGCTTGTAAGAGTGCTCAACTGAAGGAAGGAATGAAACTCCACCAATTGAATCAAAGTTGTCAAATACCCAAGCACCAACACGCATCCATTCATCTTCTTCAACATTTACAGTAACGCTAGGATTATGTTCTGTCCAGTGTGTACGATAAGTCTTCCACATTTCAAGATGATCAATTGCAGTCAAGTCTTTTGTTAGAACTGCATTTTTTGGAGCCTTGATTGGGAAGTAGAATACTGTTGTAACTTCTGGCTTCATAACGTCTGGCTCAAATGGAATTCCAGAATCTTTCAAGAACTGTGTTAAAGGATCTTTGTTATCTGCTCTAACACTTCTTACATAGTATTCTGAATACCATGGGTGGATGCCAGAGGATACTCCTGTAAGCTGTGAGACAGTTCCTGAAGGCTTTACACAAGTAATTGATACTGATGGATTAATATTTAAAGACTTAGCCTCTTTTTCATTTACTGAAACAGATAGATCTCTCATTTCATCAAGAAGTGCCTCAAGAGCTTTTCCATTTGTAGCAGTAATCTTATTTCCATAAATGCCTGTCAAAGAAACCCCAAGAAGTCTTTCTTCTTCACAGTTGTCTCTCCAAGTTTTTCTAATGTACTTAAAGTTAGTCAAAGTAGATTGCCATGTTCCTAAAATAGTAGCAAGTCTAATTTTTTCAAGCAGGGTTTCTTTTGTATCAGTTGCATCAATTACAACCTCGGTTAAATTACAAAATTCATTTGGACGAAGAAGAATTTCTCCACAAGGATTTGTTCCACCAACAAGGCTTGAGTCTCTACGACCAAACTTGTCAATATGCTTACGAACAGAATCCATGTTATAGATTCCACGCTCTCCTGACTTTGATTCGTAAAGGTTACGCCATTCACGAAGGAACTGTGCAGTATTTGGCTTTGAATTATAAACAGCAGAGTTATTTGCTAGGGCTCTTTGAGAATTTCCTTCCCACCATTGTCCACTCTTTGCCTTTGCCATTTCAAAGTCATCTAAGTTAGAAAGAGAGATCAAGGCACTTCTGCGAACTCCACCAACAACAACAACTTCTCCAACCTTACACATAATGTCGTGTGCTTCAATTGACTTAAGTCTTCTTCCTGAAGCCATCTTAAAGGTTTCAATTGTGAAGTTAAATAAGTCAACTAACGGCTCAGGACCAGAAGCACGACCACCAAAGGTTTTTAGTCTTGCACCAGATGGTCTTACCTTTGAGGTGTCCCAGTTTGGAATTTGACCTTGATAAAGAAGGGCGATCAATTCTTTGTAAGCTTTAGCCCAACCAAGTTTTGAATCATCAACAACAATAGTTGTATTTGTTTGAAAAAATGATTCTGAAATAACTGGAAGTTGATTGATATACTTTTGCTCAACACTAAATCCAACTCCAGTACCATTCATAAGAATGTACATAGCCTCATCAAAGGCTCTAGGGCTATCTACAGCAATGAAAGAACAATTGTATGCTGCGATATGATCTCTTTCTAAAGCAGGTCCAGCGGTCATCAGAGCCCTCATAGAAGGCATTATGTGATGGTTTAGGATTGCTTCTCTAACTTCACCAAATATTTTTGCATTTGGACTATATCCGTGATTTAATACCAGATGATCTCTCATAAAGTTACAATACCTATCAACAGTCTCCTGCCAGGTTTCTCTGCGATTTTCGCTTTCAATCCATCGAGCGTACCTTGAAATATGAATAAAGTTGCGGTATGGATCTGTTATAGATCCGTTGGAGTCAATAAATGACATTTTGTAACACGTCCTTCTGATAAAATGTAATAGATACATTCTACACGAGTATTCAAGGAGAAGCAAATGGATCTAACAATTCAAGAGGTTAACTACTATAACGATCTTGTAAAAAATAATAAAGCATTAAAAATAGAATGTCAATTTGATTCTGAAGATACAATTATTTCTAGAGTTGACAGCAGTGATAGAGTTTTCTTTTATTGTCTTGGATGCAGATCATCTTTTTATCCAGGAATTAATTTAATAGAAAGAATTAAAGGATATATTTCTTTATCTACTTCTTAAATAAAAGTTTTGAATTGTTTGTTGGTTGTTGAACATACTTTCTATTAACAAAACTTTTATCCCCTGGTTTTTTAATTTTATCTTTTACTGAAAAAGTATCAAATACAGTTCCAGGATTAAGGTAAGAAACTATGCCTTGACCAATTACCAAAGCGTAAACTTCTTCATCTATTTCTATAGAATCATTCGTTAGGTTTATACAAAGTGTAGGACATTTAAAATCTATTTCATATTCATTTCTTGGAATAGATCTTTTAGAAATTTTATTAGTCATAATTTCTGCTTTAGAGCATTGATAATAAATTTTATTTGCAAGCTCTTCCATGCTCTCGTCATTGTTATAAAGATATGCAAAAAATCTTTGTTCTGCTGGATATTCTGGGGTAAAAAGACTAATGCATATGTCAGCATTTTGTTCGTGGACTGCTAAGTTGTAAGGAGTTTCTTGTCTAATATATCTTTTTAAAAAAGTTTTAACTGGTTCCGAATATTCATCACTTTTTATATATATCTTAGCCATAAGACTATTATATATCATTAATTTGATTTAAGACTTCTGCCCAATCATGTCCACGCTGATCCATAGAGAAGTTATCTCTAACTAATTCAAAATTCTTTTCTCTTTCAAGCTTTCTAACATTTGGATCTAACAATTCTTCCATGTGCCCTAGCCATTCATCTGCAGTAGTTGCAACTCTTCCAACTCCACCATCAGCAAGTAACTGATATTCTGGCAACGCTTGTGCAATAAAAGGAACACCAGATGCTGCGTACTCAAGACCCTTTAAATAAGATTTTGCATGGTTAAATGGAACGTCTCTTAAAGGAACAATTCCAATATCAATTTTTCTGTACAGTTCTGGAACACCCAACATTGTTTTCATTGGTTCAAATGTAGAAAGTTTTCTATCAATACCAAGTTGATCAGATGCTCTTGGAGCATTAATTACATTTCCAGCATGATGAAATTTTAAATGTTTTTGTTTGATAAATTCACCAAAGAATGGCTGAAGTGTTTCAAGATCTCCACTTCTCCACGGTGTAGCACCAACCCAACCAAAATGTGGAAGATATCTTCTATGATCGTTTCTCATTTTCCACCTATGAATATCAATTCCATTTCTAACCACAAACACGGGTTTTCCTGGATATGTTTTTTCATAGTAGTCTTTTAGGAATGGTGTAGAAACAATTAAGGCATCTGCCTGTGCAATAATTTTTATATAATGATCACGATTATTATTTGGATTAGATTCTGCAGATGTAGTTTTATATGCAAGATTAGTTTCTTCTAAACCTTCCATAAAATCATCAATATCAACAACTATCTTTTGACCAAATTCTCTTGCCTGTCTTACTTGATCAACACATCTTTCTAACATAATAAGTTTTAAAACAACAATATCCCAACCATGGATAGCTTTTTCATCAGGTATTAAAATTCCAAATCCATGTTCTGGATTAAATCCTGGAATTCCTAGACCTGCTTCCCATCCATGATTGGATAACTCTTTCATTGGAAGATAGCATCTATACCATCCACAACCGTTAGGTTGTAGTGGCTTGACCCCAAAGGTCCAATCATAAGTTAAAAATGATACTGTTGGTTTAGACATACTAAGTTATTTACTTCTTTGTAACTTTTTTAATTGCTTTTACAGCTTCCGCTGCAACCTCTTCAGAAGTTGAACTTCCTGAAATTTTTCCAAATGCGATGTCATTCTTATTAAAGAAACGAATTGCAACTGGAGCAAATGCTGCTACAAAAGCATAGACATATGTGTATGCATCTGTATTACCTGCCATATATAGTGCAAGTGCTGCACCTAGAAATGAGCGAGCATAAGATTGCAACATTTCTTTTTGTGACTTTGTTAGTTTGAGTACCATTTTATTTCTCCTGTCTATAGTACTTAAATGAATTATACATTATTTGTATAAATCTGTCAAGGTCATGGAGGAGATTCTCCAGCAACCCATATACCATTTTGGTATGAAAAAGCAGATGCCTTTTTCCAAGAACTTGTAGAAGAACTGTAATATTCTGGTAATATATATATAAATTGTGATCCATTCCAATATCTTAGATATCCGCCAATAGTTTCAGCTTGAGCGTTATTAAATGGACTTTGTTGAACAGCATTTATTGCAGATACTCTATAATAATATAAAGTTGCTGGAGTAAGTCCAGTATGTGTATATGTTAAAGGAGAAAGGGCGTTGTATATTTGAGTCCAATTTATGTTATCTGTAGAAAATTCTAGTTTATAAGAAGTTATTGGAGATCCACCATCACTTGCAGGTGCTGTCCAAGTTAATACAACTTGTGTTACATCTGGAACTGCAACCAAAGTTGCTGGGGCAGTGGCTTCTACTGGAGTAGTAACTGTTGATGAAGTTGCAGCACCAGACCATCCTACACCGTTATGAGCATACGCTTGATAATAAGCTGTAAAACCATTTCCAACATTATCTGTTAAAGAGGTTCCTGTATATTGACCAAGATAACCTCCATTTCTATAAACGTGATAGTAGTCAATTGCATTTCCTCCGTTAGAAGATGCTGCCCACGAAACTGATATAGATCCTACGTTCGCAGTTGCAGTACAAGACGACATAGTTGGAACGGTTGGGGTTGTGGCTGTTCCAGAAACGGCTGCATTAGATGTTCCAACTGCATTAAAAGCATAAACCACATAATATGCTCCAACACCATTGCCAACACTATCAGTTAAAGATGTAGCAGTTCCACTATAAACTAGTTGATTAGGATCATTATTTCTATAAACTGAATAGGAGGTAATTGGCATTCCTCCAGTAGCAGATGCTGCCCACGAAACTGATATAGATCCTATGTTTGCAGTTGCAGTACAAGATGACATAGTTGGGGCAGTTACAGTTGTATAGGTTATTTTTCCACAAAGTCTACGATAGATAGTACCAGTTCCACCAGTAGTTAAGTTACCATCAACAGCATTTCCAACCCTACTGGTATTGTCTCCATTTATGCAGTCCCAATAAATACTAGAGGCATCTGGTTTAGAAAAACCAAAATAGTAGGTTCCAGCAGGTAGGTATATGTCTGGAGAGAATGTCTTTGAAGAAAATGGTGCACTTGTATCTGTTGGAGTATTTGCAGTTGCTGGAGACCTCCATATTGCAGTACCACTAGAATTCCAAATAGTACCCTTTGCTGTTCCGCCAGATGTGCCTGTTGCCATTTGTATGCTAAAACTTGACACTAGCCAGTTGCCAGTTACAACCGAAGATCCTACAACATTTGGATCAACGTTTGTTCCACGCCAATTGTAATATCCACCGCTATCGTCACCAATATTGTATGTTGGCATTTTAACTACCTATCTTGATCCAGACATCTCCATTATTTGCAGATAAAGGCTGTGTTGCTTGTATAAATAATCTTTTTCCGCCAAACTTTGTATCATCTGGAAGATTTACAGATCCTGTAAAAGTTGGAGATGCTAGTGGAGATTTTGCGTTAAGCTGTGTTTGAATATTTGCACTAGCACTAGACAGATAGTTTAGCTGTGTTGAAGAGATGCTTGCTGAAACTCCAGATAAAACATTTAAATCAGCAGTGCTAGAATTTACTCCATCAAGCTTGTTTAACTCTGCAACAGAAAGTGTTGCACCATCTAGGATATTTAATTCTGTAGCTGTAGCAGTAAGAATAACATTTTCATTTATTTTTGGAGAATCTAATCTTTTATTTGTAAGAGTTTGTTCAGTTCCAGTTCCAACTACGTCATTAAACTGTCCAATACCATGCGTATTGGTATCAGTATTATCATGAGTAAGAATATCAGTACTTAAAGATTCAGTAATTGATTCAAGTGTTAAAAAATGTTGATAAATACTTTTATTTTCATAAACTTCATTTGCCTGAGCATTACCAAAATAAAATATTTTCAATGCATCTTGAATGTTTGCATTTTCTCCAAGTGTTGGAATTTTTGTATCAAAATCAATTGTCCATGGGGAACCTTTTTTACTTAAACTAATATCTTCTGCCATTTTAAACTCCTAACGAATATCCTAGATTTAATACCGTTGCAGATCCACTTAGCATTGAAATAGATCCAGAGCTGAGTTGTGCAGCAGTTATTTCTGTTACCAAGCTTTTTACTGAAGAAACAGTCTTAATTTCTTTATTTGATATTGAAAGCATTACAGGATTATCTAATTCTACTGTAGCCTGGATTATAATATCTTGCACATCTAAATCTATTGGAGCATTGAAATAAAAATCTTCTAAAGGAAAAGTTACAGATGCAACTCCAGAATTAAAAGATGGTCTGGTAGATACATTGTGAGTTATTGGCTGAAATTTTAAAATTGATTGCCAGGAAGTACCGCCAGTAACTGTAACCAGTCTGTAAATAACTCCATAGTTTGCACCAAGATCTCTTCTTAAATAAAGATCTCCAACTTTTGGAATATCTGAAGTGCTATAAAATAAAGAATTAGTATTAGGATCTCCAAAACCAGTGTAAAAACTAGCACCACGTTCACCTTTTGGACCAATGTCAACAGAAACTGAAACAGAAGAGGGTGGTCCTAAAACCACTAAGTCTTCATTTGACACGACTGTTGTTAAAGCCATTTTTTATCCTGCTATATCCTGAGTAACAGATATTGTTCCAGTTAACAAAGTATAAACTTTTCCAGTACCTGCGTTCTGTATTTGAACGTCATAAACATAAGATGAACTTTGCAAAGTTGCTCCACCTGCAGGTAATATTTCACAAACAACGTGGTCATCATCTTCAATTGTTGCCAACATCTGTGTACTTGCAGTTGACGATAAAACTATAGCTTCTTCAGAACCTCTGGCGGTAGCAATTGTAAATTTTGCAGAGTAATTTCCTAAATTGTCAAAAACCTGACCATTAGAAGTTTTAGGGTAAACAAAGAACTCAAAAGAGTCTCCATTGTAATAGTTAAAATTGTATGTACCTGGAAATGCCATAGTTAATCACCTTTCAATATTATACCATGTTTAGTATATTTTGTATAGAATATAGACTTTTTACCATCTAGTTACAAACTTGTCTTCATGCTCTGTAAAAACTTGATGTGGATAAAAATCATAAGCCATCTTATTTTCCAACTTTATTTGTGCTATCCAAAACTCGGCATCTTGTCTATAGTTGTTTTCACAAGGCTTTAAAGTTTTTATTGCTTCAGTGGTTGTCCACCAAAAGTTTCCTAAAAAGAATCCGTCATACTTTTTAATATTTTCCCACCTTGTTTCCCCTGGAATATCCATTTCATTTCCATACGCATCTTTAACTAAATGCATCTGACAATAATGAGTACCAGCCAAGGCATATCCTTCATTTAATTTTTCTACACAATCTTTCCAATTTACAACATTAAAATATGTCATAGATCTTCTATGCTTTGCCCCAAAAATATTATGATTATTGGAAGACTTTGTGTGAGCATAAAAAATATATCCATCATTTTTTAAAGAGAATTCATGCATTGGATTAATTGTTACTTGCTCCCACCCACTATCAGCTTCTGCAACAATGTTAAAATCATTAAGCTCCTTGTGTAGATAATCTTTTACATCTTTTCTATTGTCTTTTGGTCCAATGATTCCAAAATTTATGCTATCTAAATTTTCTAAAAGACCGTACCTTCTTAAAGCGTGGATGTGTTCAGATAAAGGCTGAAGCCATTTTCCAGAGGAGCCTATGTGATAAAAATGATGTAGCTTTTTTCCTTTATACACTAAAAGTCTCCATAATTAACTTGTAGACATGTTAGTCCAAGACTTCTCCACATATCAACAACTGACTGTCTATCGTCTAAGACGCAAAGAACGTTAAACTTATTTTTAATATAATTTTCATAAATTTCTTTTTTAACCTCATGATCTTTTCTAGCATCGCCAGTTTTACGCATATATAGCTTAGAAAATGGAGGACAGTTTTCTACCAACCACTTGTAAGTTTCTTCATAGCAGGAATCTTCACGACCAGTTATAAATATTATTGTCTTACTATTTTTCCAAAGTGACTCAGCTATTTCTACAATGTTTTTATCTGGTATATCTGATCCAACCTTGCTAAAATCATAGATGCCCCTATCACATCTATGAGCTACTGTTCCATCAATGTCTATCAAAACCACTTCATTCATAGACATTCTTTCTATCTAGAACATTTGCATTGTTTGCACTTGCAGTTTGGATTCTTTTTACTAGCCTCTTTTGGCTTATTGATAAACTTTGAAATTGTTTCTAAACATAAGTTACATGCACTTACAACTGAAAATCTTTTGCTAATCATAGTTCCTCCTAATCAAAAAAGCTTTCTATTTCTTTTCCAGAATACCAGTCTTCATTATTTTTACTATTATATGAAAAATTGTTAATTTTATTATCATTGTGTAAAATAAAGAATTCTCCAACATCTTCTACCGTGCCAAGTTCCAAGCTAGATAAAATATCTTCATCAAGCTTTTCTCCAGCCCTGGTTCCAGTTATATCTATTTGTGACTCAGACACAAAAGACTTAGCAATATCATAAATATTGGCACTCTTCATTTTAGGAACAAAGAGTTCTCCACCAACCATTTCCTTAATAAATTTAACAGACCACATAGCAGCTTCAGAACTTCTAATAAAAAATCTTGTCATATCTTTATGAGTTACAGAAATTCTTTGATCACTATCTTTTATAATTTTCCATTTTTGAAAAATTGATCCATTGCTCCCAATTAAGTTACCAAACCTTACTACAGAAAATTTTGTATCAGAAAGTCCATTAGAAAGTATTACATTTCTTTCAGACAAAAGTTTACTAACCCCATATATACTTGTTGGAATACAAGCCTTGTCTGTTGACACGAGCAATACTTTTTTTACTCCATTTTGAATTGCTGCATTTACAACATTGCTTGTTCCTAAAACATTTATTTTAATAGTTTCATCTGGAGACTTTTCTGCCAAATCTATGTGCTTTAAAGCTGCAGCATGAAAAACATAGTCAACACCTTTCATTATAGTGAATAGGGAATCATAGTTTTTTATGTCTCCAACTATATACTTAACTCTATGATCATTGACAGACATAGAAGATTCAAACTGCTTAGTTTCATTTCTAGAAAACATAATAATCTCCTTAGTGTCACAAAGGTTCAAAAGGCTCTTGCAAATTTCTTTTCCTAGCGAACCTGGACCACCTGTTATAAGATATCTTGACATCATTCTTCTTCTTTCTTAAATCCTTTAAGGCTTACCTTTTTAGTGTGATTAAGTATATCAAACTCTTTGTCTTCAAGCCTACCCTTTAAATATGCTCCAGAATCTTTTACTGGCTTTCCAGACTGTTGCAATTCTCTAAGATCTGAATACTTTAAATAGTCTTCATAAAATTCTTTATCTTTGTAAAGAAAAGACTCTCTTGTTTCAAAGCTTTCTATGTACCCTCTTTCAATTGGAAAAAAAGTAAATAGAGGCTGATCTTTTTCAATTGTTAACTTACCAGGTTTAACAAATTTATAGTTAAAGGTAAAGGTAAAAGGAAGCCAGTCTGTTTCAACTATTCCATCAAAAGGCTGTAAACCTATTGCTATCTGATTTGGAATACCTCTAACATATAATGAAACATTTTTTGAAGTTCTCACAATAAAGTCTGGAACTATAGAAAGTATGCCATGTCCAAACTCAGATGCTGCAAATCTAAATGGACTATCCTTGTCAAGGTCAACTCTTAAAGACTGCTTAGTTTCTCCACCATCCCAAGTTGCAGAAAAACTTGCTGGAGAAAGAACTGTCCATCCGTAAGAATTTGCAACATTCATTGGAACACACTGATAAGCATTTCCATCCGTTTTATCCATCCACTTTCTTTTAACCTTATTTGGAATTATTTCAAAAACAGAAGAATCTGAAATTCTACTTATCTCTATATATTTTTTATTAAACATCTTTTTCCATAGCCTTTACTAAATCTATTCTTTTTCTAGCCACGTCTGTTTGTTCTTCAGAAACGTCAACGCTTATTCCATTTCTATTCATACTATATGCTACAGCAGCAACAGTTCCACTTCCACCAAACGGATCTAGAACTACAGCCTTTTCCTTGGTGTACATTTCTATAAACCTTTCTGGAATATCTTTTACAACAGTATAATTAATAATTTTAGGATAAGTAAGCTTTAATGTTTTATCAACTAAATCTTCTCTATTTGTATTGTTTAAATACCAGACAGGATCTCTAAATTTTTTTACTTTAAACGGATTAGAATAAAAGTTATTAACATCTTTTACAAGATGAAACCATAAAAACCAATCTTTATAAATTACCTCATCTATATTAGACTTACTTTCATCATCTAAAACTTTATGAACAATTGTGTCAGGATTCTTTAAATTTGTTTTATCCAAAACCTCAACGATATATCTATGCATTAAAGCATCTTCTGGAGAAATTTCAATCCAAATACTTCCAGTTGGCTTTAAAACTCTTTCCATTTCTTTTGTACTTTTTAAAAGAAGCTTTAACATTTTTTTAGAATTAAAGTTTATTTGTTTCTTTGGATCTCCACCATATCCAGTAGAATCTCTATTAATGAATGGGGGTGCTGCAATAATTAAATCTATTGAGTTACTTTCAATAAAAGACAGGTTTGTTGCATCTCCAGTTATTAGCTTTACATCAACCATGTCTTAATCCTTTTTATAATCAAACTGGTCTATACTGACCACTACGTTATTCCATTTTCCTAATGGACATTCTGCATCAAAAAGTTTGGTTTTTGCGTCCATAAAACATCCACACTCTTTGCATTGCCTGGTTGCTTTTATTAATCTAGGACACTGTAGGCATATAGACATTCTTTCTTGCTGAACATTATCAACTACTTTTTCAATGTTTTTATTAAATATGTCCCAAGGTCTTACTGGTCTCTTTGTTTTTTTTGAAACATCCTCAGTTGGTTTTGGATATACTAAATCTGGCACTTCTGGCAAATCGTTCATATCATTCCTTAACAATAAAATCTTTTGGGATATAGTTGCTTAAAAGCGGTCCACGTCTACAATCCATTTTAGCATATTTTTCATATTTTGCAACTAGCTCTTTGTTTTCTGGATTTGCTATAAAGTTTAAGTAGTTAGATATTGCTTTGTCTGCAACCTCTTCTTGTTTTCTTGCACTCAAAAGATCTCCAAAATACGTTCTTTCTCCACCAAATTCATTTATATCTTCAGAGTATAGGTGTGCTATTGGAAAATCTTTTATATTCAAAAATACTAAAGCAAAATCATTTCCAACTAAATTAATACTTTGAATTAACTCTTCATCATAAAATATTGCATCTTTAAATACACCAGTATTGTTGGCAAAGTTTTTATCTCCAAAAGCGAAGGCTCCGTTAAACTTTACACATGGAACAAACTTGTCTAATTTAGAATTTTCTGGAATTGGGTTATCATCCCATTTTGGCAAATACCTTAAGAAAAAATCATCAACAATTAAATGAGGGTATCTTGGTAAAGAAAGCTCTCCAGGGTGTCTGGATCTTTCTGGCTGATATGAATAATATGGAATGTATGAAGTTAAAACAAACTTTTCTATATTGCTTTGATCTTTAAATTCTTTAAATAGTTTTATTAAATAAGAATCCCAGTTTTTATCAAAATAGGTGTGGGAGTCTACCTGAAGCATATAATCTTGATCAGAGTACATTTGCTGTGCTCTAAATCTACCATCTCCAGTACCGTACTCTGAAACTTTTCTTTTTTTAAGTTTGATAAACTCTACAGAAATATTTGGATATTCTTCTTTTAGAGAAAGCACTCTCTTGTATTCTTTTTTATTCAGATCTTTAAAGGACACTCCAACAAAAACTCTTTCTGGGTACTCTGCAGACTCTATGGCATTTCTTACAGTAGCACTTGTTTCAGTGTCAGCCATTGATGGTATAGCTATGTAAATACTTTCCATTAAGAATATGTCTTTCTAGTCCACCATTTTCTTTTATACCAGTTAAATGGAGGATTCTCTACCTCATGAGCTTCTGGATGTTCTTTAAATGGCTTGTCGTCAACTACATTCATTGACCAATTATCTCTTTTAAATGGAATAATTTGAATGATTGGAGTACCTGCTGGAATTACTCCAGAAAAATCTTTTTTCATAACGAATGGAAAATTGATTATAATTGGATGCTTATCTGTATCAACTATTCCAGTAAACGACCTAAAGGGAAGATCCATCCTATTTAATGGATGAATAAATAAGCAACTATATCCTTTTGGAGTTTCAATAAGCCACTGATTTATCCATTTATGAGGTTGCTCTTCAAACTCATCTCCAATATCTACGCCTTGAGTTTGTGACAAATAATGATCTGAATTTATTTCAAATGGACAATCATACCAAAAAGAATTTTCATCTTTATTAAAATGAACATCTACTGGCAGAGTAATCATATAACCAGAAGTTAGGGCATCTAGAACTGGTACACACTTTTTTACTGTCTCAATTTTATCTGCAGCACCTGGCAGCTTCCTGTACCATTCTGGAACAAGTCTACTTGATGGAACTGGTGAAGGAACTTCTATGTGTGGAAGACATGAAGTAAATCTAATACTTTTATTCCCCATATTGAGAAAATTCTTCTTCTTTATAGGACCATCCAATATTTGGCTTAACCTGTTCAGGATCAAATTCTACAATTAGTGGCTGACTTAAGAGTAAGGCAGCTAATCTATTTTGTGCTCTCATAATTTCCTGAACTTCTCCATCTAAAATAATTGCTAAATGATTTATCTTAGACTCTGGTGGGGCTGGTGGAATAGCATTTGAATCTAAAGAAATTTTACTACGATATTTTCTTCTTCTAGTAAAAAAGTCTCTAACAATTTCTCTAGTAGTTAAAACTCTTATACCATCATTATGATCATGAGTACCTGACATTAAAAATATTCCTTCCTACTCCAATATTTCTTTTTATAAGTTCCCTCTTTTTTCCTAACATCGTGTCCATGTTTTTGAATAGTATCTTTTAGGGCAGAGTTATGAATCATTTTCCACTTTTTTCTTTTAATAGGAATGATTTGAGCAAAAGGTGTTCCTTTTTCTATAACCCCTATAAAATCTTCTTTTATAAAAAATGGTATATTTCCATTTCCAAAAAACTTATCGCTATCCATTATTGCAGAAGATGTTGTAAAAGGCAAGTCTTGTCTATTTAAAGGATGTGTTACAAGTGCACTGTATCCTCTTGGAAGCTTTATTCCCCATCTACCTGACCAAACTAGGTGATTTGGTGCATGACCTGCTGGTCTTGGCATAGTTGATCCAGATTCTTTTGGTCTTTCAGAAACAAAGTTTTCCCAACCCTGTGGGGCATTCCATCTTAAATCTAGATCTTCTTCTTTTCTTCCAACATATATGTCAAATGGTGTTACTAATGCATATCCAGACAACATAGCGTCTAAGAATGGTACACATGTTTTTAATCCAGCACTCATTTTTTGAGTACCTTCCTCAATTGCAAGATCTTCTTCTGAAGAAAAATGTGTTTCTGCTTTTTTATACCATTCTGGAATAAATTTTTTAATTAATTCTGGTTTTCCAATTTCCATGGACTCTGAGCATACAAAATGTATTAATTTCAAAACATGCTCCTACTAGAATCCTTCTATTTCTGATTCACCTGGATAAACAAATTTTCCATCAACATACTTCCAACCAATTTTAGCAAAATCTCCAGGAAGTACTCTTACAAATTTTGGCTGCGATAAAAATTGTGCAGCCTGTTGACCATCTACATTCATTATCTGAAAAATAGTGTCGTCAATAATTAAAGCAATATCATATGGGAATGCAGTGACATCGTATTTTGGAGCAACTAGGTTTGGAACCTCTGGTAAATCATTTTGTTCTGTCATAACAACATTCTCCTAATTAGTCTCTATAGTTATTTCATCAATGGTTGTTCCTTGAGAATAACTTGAAGGTTTAATCATTATACCATATTTTGCATTAATTGCAACTCCAGTTGGGGTATAAGTTAAATCTGATCCAATTTGTGTAGAAAGATTAGTATCTGAATAAGGTTTAATTGTAGCAGTTCCAGAAGTTTTTGCTGGATTTATAGAAGATATAATTACCTTAAAAGATTGAATAACACTTGCAACTGTCCAGCTGGTTAACTGTGTAATTGTGTTTGCAACAGATTGTATAAATCTAATATATTGAGGATAGCATGTTTGACAATTACAAGTGAAAAATGTTGTTGCATTCCAGGCTGCACATGGATATGATGCTGAATTACAGACAGTAGAATATGCGTTACATACAGAACCATACGCATTACATACAGTTCCATAAGCGTTACATGAAAACATAGAGTTTGAACCATTACAGTTTCCAGTATTATATCCACCAGTACATGATCTAGACCAAGCAGTGCATGGACTAAATGGTGTACTCATCATATTGCAAGGACTACTGTAAGATCTACAAAATCTATTTCCAACAACATCACAGAAATAGCTTCCACCATTACAAGGATAAGAAGCTGCATTACAAGGATAAGAAGCTGCATTACAAGGATAAGAAGCTGCATTACAAACATAATTAGTATTGGCACAGTTTCCTGGAGTTGAGCAAGTTTGACAGTTGCAAGTTATAGTTTCTTGGTCAATTCCAACTCCGAACCAGTTTCCACCATCTGTAACCCATAGTGCTGCAGTTGAACCTTGCGTAACACCACTTAAGCTAATGGTGACTTCTTCTTTTGGCATATCAACTGAAGCTAATGGATAATTTGCTGGAGTTTGACCATCTGCTTTATCAGAGGTAATGTTAAAAGAACCTCTAATTATATTCCATGTTGATCCATCAGAGGATGTTCCAATACCAGTTTGGTTAGCTCTATTAAAGGTATCTCTAAATATTTTTCTTGTTGACTGTGCAACAGATCCTATAAGTCTTAGTCTCATAATTTTATTATACCGTAAGGTCTCCCATTAACAACCAAGTATTTGCTGCAGTTTTAACAATTGCTGCTGAAGACCATTGTGCTCTAAGCTTTTTACCAGGTGTGGCATTTATTGTTGTTGTTGCTGGAGTTACTGCACCTACTGTAATTAATCCAGTGCCTTGCTGAACAACGTTTATCTGTGTTCCAATTGGAAAATTAAAAGTGGCATCTGTTGGAATCAAAAGATTTCCAGCTGTTGTAGAATTATTTAGCATTAAAAGTTTTCCATCATCAGTAGATGTGATGGTATATGAGTTTGTAACAAATGTAGGTGTTGAAATATCAACATGTGAAATAACATTTCCAGTTGTGGTCAAAGAGGTTCCAGTTGCTGCTCCAATATTTGGAGTAGTAAGAGTTGGTGAATTAGAAAATACTACAGATCCACTTCCAGTTTCATCTGATAACAGTGCTGCTAATTCTGAAGAATTTGTAAATGAAGAGCCTCCAGAAGCATCTGCCCATTCTAAGGCTGTAGCTCCTGCATTTACAGTAAGAACTTGACCAGCAGTTCCAAGAGTTGTAAGACCAGTTCCACCGTACTGATATCCAATTGTTGATCCATTCCAAGTTCCAGAAACTATGTTACCTAAAGTCCATCCAGAACTTGCAGATAAATATTGTGCTCTTATATTGCCTTCATTATCTGCAATAACTATATTATTACTTGTTGAAAGACCTTCTGATTTACCAATATAAACATTGTAGTCTCCAGAGTTTTCTATACTATTTTTATATCCAGCATCCTTTCCTAAGAATAGGTTGTTGTCTCCAGTATTAGATGATCCAGCAGAACTTCCAAAAGCGTAGTTATAGTTTCCAGAATTACTTGTTAATGCAGATTGTCCAACAGCATAGTTTCGTATACCATCAACATTACTAGCTAGTGCACTTAAGCCAAAAGCATAGTTATGCTCTCCAGTAGCAAGGATCAGGGCACTATTTCCAATTGCATAGTTATAATATCCATTAAGGGATAGTCCTGCAGTATCTCCAAATGCATAGTTTTTAAATCCAACACCAGAGCCAAGGGCAGATGTACCAATGGCAAAATTTTCGTAACCATATACATCAAAACTATCAAGAGCATACTGTCCGATTCCAAAATTGTTAGGATTATATCCACTAGATCCTGGAATAATTCTATTTATAGAAATATCTGCTAAAGCAAATGATGCGTGAGTAGTGTCAATATTTACTGCTTCATCTGGCTCTGGGGTATATCCTTGGAAGAATTTAAATACTCCATCAGATGCGTCTCTAAATAAACCTGCGTGAGCATACCCACCTGAGTAGTATCCACCTGCAAATCCTAAATCTGAATTAGCCTCTTCTTTTGCGTGTGCAGTTCCACCAGAAATATAAGATGCTCCTGGATCTGATTTTATAACAACAAACTGTGTAGGGGTTGCAGAAGCAACTGTTAATAAATCTCCAGAAGATATATTAAACGCTGATGGACTTACTCCAGTAATTCTAATATCCATTCCAGCAGTATATAAATTTTCTGCAGTATAAGTTATAGACCCACTTGAAAAAACTGCATTTGTAATAGTTGAATCAAGTGCAGCATTTAAATAAATTAAATTATCATGAGTTGCTACTGTCTTGGTATTTTCAGTTGTTGTAGTTCCAGCAACATGTAAATTTCCATCAATCCAAAGATCTTTTGCTACGCCAACACCACCAGACACAATTAAAGCACCTGTAGTAGCATTAGTAGCCTCTGTTGTATTGCTAATTGTAATAGCATTTGTAGAAGACGCACCTCTATCAGTAACAGTTTCAAAAGTATCTGACTCTGATGTTAAGTAACTTCCAGCAGGTTGATATGTAGTTGAAGCAGATGCTTTAGTTAGGTAAGTAGTAGAAGCTGAAGTTTCTGTTAGATATCCAGTAAGGTTAACATTTTGCCAAGACACACTTCCACTATTTGTTTGCAAGAATTTTCCATCGTTACCAGTTTGATCTGGATAAGATGCTCCACCAGAAACTGTTTCATTTACCCACTTTGAAGTAGAAGTATCCCAAACAATTGCCTGTCCATCTGATGGAGTTCCAGTAATTACAACATTTGAAAGACTATCTAAAGTGTGATTATGAGAAGTTGTAGAATATGATCCAATTGGCTGATATATTGTAGAGGCACTAACCTGTGTTAAGTAGTCTTGAAAATCTACCCATTCTTGTGTAGCAACATGTTCATCATATATTTTTACAAATTCATCTGGTTGTAAAACAATGCTTCCATTAGCAGAAACTAGATTTAGATCATTATATCCAGTAATTGTAAGATTATTTGATCCTGAAGAAATAGTATGTTGGTAATCAATATCATTAAAAGTCATATTACCACTAATAAAAGCAACACTCATTGTTTTATTTGATAAAGTTTCAACTCCACTAATTGTTGCATAATCTCCAGTTGTTTGATAAAGAGTTGAAGCATCATAAGTTGTTAAATATGTGTTACTATCTATTACCCAATTATCAAAAATATTTTTCTTTAAAAACCCTGAAGATCCTGATAGTGCTGCAATTGTAGTCAAGTCTGCATCTAATGGTTGATATAAAGAATTTGCAGAACCTGATGTTAAATAGGTATTTCCTGCATCCACCTGGGTTAAATAAATATCAGATGCATCTACTTGAGTTAAATAGGTTGAAGATGCATTAAAAGTTGAAAGGAATTCTGTTGGATCTAAACTCCATCCAAGACCCCCATCTGAACGTAATACTCCAGGAGCACCCTCTAAAGCTGTTAGATTAAAAAGTCTTACACTAAAAGGCTGATATAAAACAGCTGCTGAACTAGTTGTTAAATATTCTGATAAATCTTCAGTTGTTGCAATTCCAGATTCATTTGCTGTTTTATTTATCCATAAACCATTTGATAAATCATATGACAATATTTCATTATTTTGAACAGATCCAGAAATTAAAACATCATGCATCCATTCTAAATGATTGTTTCCTGGAACAATTCTTACTGCAATTTGTCCAGTGGATGCGTGACGAACTGTAATAAAAGCAACGGCAAGGTCATGCTGTGGTCTTACCTTAGTAAGTTTTCCAGCAACGGTTGGATGAGCAAAAAGAATATCTCCTGCAGCCCATGTTTCATCGCCAACAGCTATACCACTAGCAACATCACCTCTAGTATCTAATCCAGTCAAAGTTCCAAAACTTATTACTTCTCCATTAACACCGTTAGAAATATTTGCAGTAGCCATTCCCATAACAGTTAGTTCTGAGTTAATTCCACCAACTGCTGCAAAAGGCTCTACGTCTATTCTTCCGCTAGGTTCTGCCCCTGAAGCAGAAACCAAGGTTCCTTTTAATATTGTTGAACCAGTATTGTTTCTAACTAAATAAACAGAACTAGTTGACTTAGAATCAGCATTGATAGTAATAGAATCATTGGTAGAATTTGTTGTAATAGATACATTTGTACCTGCAACCAAAGTTAATGTATCCGTATTTGAATCGGCTACCACATCTGATTGACCAGATACTGAAATTGTTTTAAAGGATTCAGATGCTATAACTCCATTTACTTCTACCCAATAAGTTCCATCATATACATAAAATTCACCAGTATCATTTTTATACCAAGAATCCCCGATTTCTGGGGATGGTGGTTCTGTTGTGCTAACGGTTGTACCTCCACCACCTGCACCAAGGACTGACCAAGCTCCTGCTTGGTAAATCTTTGCAACAGATGCTGAAGAATTAAAATATAGCTCACCTTCAGAGCCAGTAGCTGGATCTGAGTTCAATACTACTAAATTTAATCCTGTTAAAAATTTCTTTGCCATTTTTTCCTTCTAATATGAGGGGCTAGGGTTTAATCTAGCCCCCCACATTATATTATACTTTATCCAATTACTACAACACGATATGTGTCAGCAGCAATTGTTGTTGCACTATTAATTTTAATAGTTATAGCAGATGTTGATGTATGTTGTACATCTACTTCTACCTGATTATAATCAGCAGCAACTTCATATACTTGAACTGTTACATCCTTAGTTGCAAGGTTGTGTGTTACAGTCCAGGTACATACTCCACTAGTTGATGTTAGCGATGTGTTATTAGCTGCATATTTCTTTGGGAATCCATCAGTTATTAACTTTGACTCTACAGAAGAAATATCAACAGCAAGACCACTACCAGTTGTCAAATAGCTTGTTGAAGCTGTAATGATACCAGCAGTGAATGTTCCAGCACTTCCAGAATTATCTGAATATGTGAAATCAACTGTTGAAGAGTCTGTTAGCATTGTGCCAACTGTATCTTCAACATACTCCTGTAATCCAGTTATATCAGATGTTGCATGGACGTGACCTTCAAGAGAGATAGCAGTTTCGCTACCAAGAAGTCCAGCTGACCATTTATCAGATGATTCATTCCAAATTAAAGAAGCATTGGTTGAATCACCACGCTCAACTTCAAGACCTGCATTTGCTGCAGGAACTCCAGTTACATTGCTATTAAGGGTAATTTGATTATCCTCAACTAGCAAAGTTTCTGTATTTAGAGTTGTTACGCTTCCGCTTACAGTTAGATTTCCAGTTACACCAAGATTTCCTCCGATTGTTACATCATCTGGAAGACCAATTGTAATTGCTCCAGCAGATGCTGAAACAGTTACTTCATTAGCTGTTCCTGAAAGAGATGTAACACCAGTGTTAGAAATAGTTAGAGTTGAACCTTCACCACCTGAACCAGTTACACTGATACCTGCACCAGATGCACTTGCACCTGCTACATAATCACCAGTTGTATCTGCACCAAGAGCAACTGAATCTGCTACGATATCTGCTGTAATTGTTACGTTCTGACTTCCATCAAAACTAACACTACCACTTAAAGATCCACCAAGACCAATAGATCTAGGTGTCTGCAAAGTGCTAGCAGTACTTGCATTACCAGTTAAAGCACCAGTCACATCTACTGTAATAGAGTTTGGAAGACTTACTGTTACTGCACCAGCAGATCCGCTTACAGATACTTCGTTAGCTGTACCAGCAATGCTAGTTACGCCAGTGTTTGCAATTGTAAGAGAGTTACCAGCATCGTTATAGTTTAACGAAATTCCAGTTCCACTATCAAGTAGATCATTTACTGCGTCTCCAATAAATTCAGTAGAGCCAACAGCTTCCCATCCCATTCCGTTATAGATTTTTAGGGTGTTGTCAACGGTATTAAAATAAAGTTGACCAGCAACTCCAGTACCTGGATCTGTAGCCAAATTATGGATAACACCGTTTTGCAATTCATTACGATTTAGATCAATACTTGTTAAAAATTTTCTAGACATATATTTTCACCTCCTTCATTACGATAAATACGCCCTTCCCGAAAATGCTCCGATAAAGGACAAAACTACAGTACTTGAATTTGGATAGTTATATGACCCCTCAACAACTGTTCCTGCTGTATCAACTACTGTAATATTAGGGGTAAACCCTAATCCGTGTGTTATATTCCATACCGCAGAGGGTACTGATTGAATGTGAACATAACCAAGCTCTTGACTTCCTACTAAGTCTGTTGGACTTCCCCAACCTGAATCTGTTTTTGGACCATACAAATTCATATTTGTTGTATTTAAGAAAAAATCTCCAACAATACCAATAGTATTATTTGGAGCCGTTATGCCATTAAGAATTCCAGTTCCTCTTCCACCTTGTGGACCAGAAGTTCCTAATTCAATAACTACATTTTCTTCATCAATTGTTATATTATTTACAACTTGATCAATTTCTACTTTTAATTCTGCCATTACCTTGTTACCTCTGGGGTTACATTAAATGTACCTTCGATTAATCTATCAACAATGTTGGATGGACTGATTATTTCTAAATCATAAACGTGATTTCCTGGGGGAAAATTAGATGTAGCACTTGCTGCAATGAATATGTCAATAGTTCCTGCAGATCCTCCAATAGTAATTCCACTTCCAGAAACTAGGGAAACAATTGGATTGTCAGAATAATATGCTTGTCTTACTTGTAATCTTGAAGAATATCCAGATAAATTAACAGGAAGATTATCCAGGGTGTATGTTAAAGTCCTTCTAAAGGTACTACCTTGAGGACAAACAAAGTTTACAAGCCCTGGGGTCATGTTGGGCACTCCTATTTATTTCTTACTTTCTTATTATACCAAACTATTTTATTTTTTATCTGCAATATATGCCACTAGAACATCGTGAATTACTTTTACTTCTCCAGTTAATTGTTTAACATCTGCTTTAATTTCGCCTTGATTATCTCCTAGACAATTTACCTTGTCTGCCAGGCTTGATCCGCCATTTGGAAATATTTGATGCTCTACACGATCAAGGCGATCTGCTATAGTTCTACCTTTTTCATCTTTACCAAGAATTCTTTCAAATTTTCTTAGGGTTGCATATCCAACGCCTAGAATGGCGGTAAGTGATAAAAACATTTGCCAGTTTTCGACAAACATAGATATTGAATTATTCACGATTTTATGGTACAATCTCCTATAAGACTTAATGACAATTATAACATATAAATAACATAGGAGTAATAAATGCCTGAAACTAAAGTAAAAGAAAAAGTATTAAAAATTGCAGATCGTTGTGATAGATGTGGTGCTCAAGCATTTGTACTTGCTACTGGAGTTTCAGGGGAATTAATGTTTTGTGGTCATCATTATCATAAATATGAATATGCAATTACTCAATGGGCTTATAAGATTGTTAATGAATTAGATACTATTAATGAAAAGTCTGCAAGTAGTAATATTTAATTATCCAACTGGAAAATGAATTCCAGTTAGCCATCCTGCTGTTGAATTAGGAACAACTCTTCCATCAGTATATACTGTAATATAGCTAATGTCTGGTGTTCCAAACTTTTGAACTGGAATAACAAAGTCTGTTGCTGGTCTATATCCAGAAGGAAGTGTAAAAGCTGTTTGACCCGCTGTTCCACTATTTATATTTCCTCGTAAATATACAACATTATTCAATCTTCTGTATCCTGGAGCATTTCCGCCAGATACAAAACTATTACTAAAAGATCCAACAGTTGACCATCCAGTTTCTCCAAGATTTGATGAGGTAACAGTTCCATCATCGGAAACTGAAAAAATACTTGCAGTATAAGCACTATTAATTATTTCTAAAGTTCCAGATGAGTTCATTCTAAAATGCTTATTTATATTAGTAGCACCAGATTTTGAGTTTATAATTTTTAGTATGTCTGAAAATCCAGATCCTCCACCCTGCTCATTTGCAGAAGAAATTGTTAATGGATAGTTTGAAGAATTTCCTGACTGTGTAATAGAAACCTCTCCAGTGAATGCTGCACCATAAAGATATGCCTTGCTATCTATTTGTGATTGAATATTTGAAGAAATTCCATCAAGACTTGTAATTTCATATGAAGATATAGTTTTAGCTATTTTCATAAATATTTCACCTACGGTGTTGTACCACATTTCACCATTTGTTCCAACATTATATCCAAATGCCCAAGATTGTAAAGCTGCCAAGTTAGAAATATTTGCAGTTACTTGTGTTGAAAGCCTTGCATTTCCACTAACTAGACTAGTACCAACACTTAATACAGTAAAATCTATATTATCAATTCCATCTGAACTAACTAAGTAAAATATATCTCCAGGGGAGAATGCTGCTGAAGCTGAGGGTAAAGCGTCAAAAATCATAACTCCAGTAGCGTATCCAGAAGCTGATGTAAATCCAGCAGATCCTGATCCAACCGCTGTGCTTGGAAGATCAAAATTCGGTTCAGCCAGGGTAGTTAAAAATTCTGGATTATTTTTTAATGCATATGTGCTTGAAGCAGAAGCTTGTGTTAAATATGTAGAAGATGCTGTAGAAATATTTAATTTATTTCCAAGTGCAGTTGTTATTGTAGATGCATAGTTTGCATCATCTCCAAGAGCTGCTGCAAGTTCATTTAGAGTATTTAGAGTTGAGGGTGCAGAGTCTACAATTGCTGCAACTGCTGCTGCAGAAGCAGAACTTAAATCAATATTATTTAATTCTGTCTTTGTTGCATATGTAGTTGATGCATTTACTTTAGTTAAATATGTAGCACTTGCAGCGGATTCTTCTAAATAATCAGCAGTTAAATCAATTCCAATAATATCCCAAGATGTGCCATTAAAGCGGTATCCATCAAATTCCTGATTTACAGAAGCGGATAATGGAAATATTGTAGACATAGTAATATAATTATATCATTAGATAATTATTAAGAGTTCCAGTCAAACCAACCAACATCAACAATGTTTGTCGTTTGAGTTGTTCCATGAAATTGAGAATCTCCGTTAAATGTCCAAAAATATAAAGCGTCAGGCTTGGAATATAGATCAGAAATAACGTAGTTTGCAATGTTGTAACCAGCAGGTAATGTGAGCGAAGCGTTACCGCTTGCATCTGTAGTTGCGCTTCCAAGATACTGGTCACTATATCCAGCTGCCCTCATGTAAAGATTTACAGTTTTACCTGATAACGCTGCTCCACCAAAAGATGTGCTAGTTAAACCAAGGCAATAAACAATGTAGTTATAAACTGTTGCACCAGGAGGACTGCCAGCGTAAATTGATCCACCATCAGAGAACGGATATGAATCACTACCGTAGAAAGTCTGCACAGCATAACCACTGCCGTATCTAATGCTAAAGTTGGCAGTCATTGCACTGTTAGCAATGCTGGTATTTGCTTTAGCGGTAGCAGCGTTAGATGAAGCACCATAAGGACCAGAGCCAATGCTGTTAGTTGCAAGAACTCTAAAGTAATAAGTTGTCCCTGGAGACAGACTTCCAACTAAAACGCTAGTAACAAGTCCAGCATTAACTGCTGTACCCCAACTAGAATTGTCTGTAGATACTTGATAGCTGTATGAAGTTATAGGTGCACCACCATTAAATGGTGCAGTCCAAGACAAGGTAATAGAACTAAAACTTGCTTGAGTAGCAGAACTAGTTACTGCAGATGGAAACGTACCTTGACCACTGCCAGCTACAACACCAACAGGAATCATTAGCCTAGATTTCCTATTAATACCCAAGTATTTTCAGCACGTTTAATTAATGTAGCTGCTGCCCATTGTGCTTTAATTGTTCTTGTAGCAGATCCAGTAAGAGAATAGTAGTTAACGGTTACTCCACCAGCAGGAGAAATAGTTGTTGTACCACTACCAGTTTGAATAATAGTAATTTCACTACCAATTGGAAAAGCAACACTTGCATTAAGCGGAACAGTTAAAGTATTAGAAGAGGCATTATTCATTTCAACATATTTTCCTGCATCTGCAAGAACAAGTGTATATGTAGACCCAGTTTGAGCATTTGTTGATGTATATAGTGGTGATTTTAATGCTAAAGCATTAGTAACCGTAGCTGCATAACTTGAATCATCATTTATTGCTGCTGCTAATTCATTTAAAGTATCTAGTGCTCCAGGGGCTGAATCAACAAGGTATGCTACTGCTGCTGCAGATGCTGATACAAGTCCAGAATTTAAGGTTCCAATTGTTGGATATGTGCTTGAAGCAGAAGTCTGTGTAAGATATGTAGATGAAGCTGAAGCTTGAGTTAAATAAGTTGTTGAGGCAGAAGAAGCGGTCAGATATCCTGAAAGATCAATGTTAGCTTCAAAATAATCTAAAGCAGACCAAGCACTTGATCCATTGCCAATTTTAAATTTTCCAGTATTTGTTTCAAATCCAATTTCACCTTCAGAAAGGACGGGATTAATAGTAGTCCAATCTGCTGAACTATCTCTTCTTACTTGAATTTTAGTTGCCATAATAATTAATTATATCATTAAAGGTTAATTATAATTCTGCGTTCAAGCCAAGATTTGTAGTTGTATTTAATAAATCCCATTCTGCATATATATAAGTTCCAGCAACTGCTGCATGAGTTATTATAAGAGTTATCCAGCTAACACTAGGTCCAGATGAGCTAACAGATACTGCAGAGTTAGCTCCTGCTGCAACATTGAAAGAAGTGTCTCTAAAAACAGATCTTCCTAAATAAGAACCAACTAGTGCTGGAGTAATTCTCATACTTACTGGAAGATATACAGAAGCTTGAGCCTGAGTAGTACTTTCTCTAACCATTAAACCATTAAAGTCTGTTGTTGCATTAGGAGTTACAATATTTTGATAATACCTTTGACACAACGCTAGTTCTGTACCGATAGGACGCTGTTCAAATGGAGTGGCGACTGATCCTAGCTCTAATTGAACGTTGCTTATTCTAAGAGTAGTCGCATCAATAGAGATGTTTGTATTATAAAAAGATATTTCTATTCCAGTTGTGGCTGCAGAAGGCACAGTAAAGGTTGCTGAATATGAATTAAAGCTAGAACCAACAGTTACGTTTCCAGTAGCAATCTGTGTTTTTGTTGGAGAAGAAAACGATCCAAAAGAATCTGTGGTATTTGCATAGGAAGCTTTCCAAGATAGTGAAGTGTACCCTCCCAAAATTGCTGCTCTAAAAGAAAGAGTTACCGTTTTTCCAGCCAAATCATAGCTGTTTATAGCCTCAATTCTTTGTGCAATTATTAATGCATTTAAACTTGATGGGCGAGAAATAGATAAATAATACTTGTCAGCACCAGTTCCATCAGAGGCTCTCTGGCTAAATCCAGTTCCAGTAACCTGTTCAGACACCAACCATCTATCTGCACCAAATGTTGTCGCAAGTGCTGTATTTGGTGAGCTGTTATTTTTAAGTGCTCCATTATTTCTTTGATCAATTCTAAAATCACCATTAATAATTCTATTTCTAAAACCTGTTTGAGTTGTTGGAGTTGAACTTGTTCTAAATACTCTTGTTGTTGCCATAATGATTTAATTATACCATTTTTAAAAAACTCGCAAAAAATCCGCAAATTAAAAACGCAAAAATTCGGCAAAATAGTATACCCATCAACACCTTATAACTCCGTTATATATGTAGGATTTTTGGGGGGATTTATAAATATGCAGAATTATCCCCTATATGAAGATATGTCAGATATGTCTATATTGTCAATATGTTAATAAAGAATAATAATGGATGCTAACGCATATGACCAGAAATGAATTTAATTAACCCCGAAATTATACAAAGATATATATTAGCTACCAGATAGTGTAGACAATAAAATTGCTGTTAATACAATCCAGAAGATGTATCTAGCATAGTCTTGATTACTCATTTGTTTCTCTCTTTGTTTTTTAATAATTTCATTCCCCTGCCCCCAACTTTTCTGAGACTTTTTTTGATTCGCTGCACTCATAGTGTAATTGCATTTTTAATGCTTGTCAAATCAGCTCGCCAGAAACATTGAACTATTAAATTATTTGTAACACAATTGTAACATATCATCTCACATAATGAGATATATATTCACTTTCCCGCAAAATCTGAATATTTTTATATTTGCAGCTAGATCCCATTTTGAAGAAAATCTGAATATTTTGTTAATGTGTATGATGCATGATTTTAGAATAGACTCACCTTTTTATTAGTGAGCCCATAACTAATTGTTAATAGTTTTATTTAATAGACAAAAATATTTTAGATTCTGCAAGCAATAAAATTTTAGATTCTACAAGTCATCATCATCATCAAAAAAGTTTTCGATTTCTTGGTCTGACTCACACATAATGCAGAAATTGATTTCCCAAGCCGTTAGTTTATCATCACAGGTGATGCACTTATTTTTTGTAATGTTTTCAAATGCTAATTCATTCATTGTTATTACCCCTCAATCATTTCGATAACTACTGCACCTATTGCAGATAGTAGACCAATAGCAACGGTTGCTATCATCACATTGGCAGACATAAAGTTAAAGCCAATCACTAGTAGTTGTAGTTCTAGTAGTAGTGCAGGTAATGAGAATACTGCAATGAATACTAGTGGGGCTTGTAGATTGAATAAAAACATTTTGTTCTCTTTCTTAGTAGGTAGTTTTAATCTAGCAGGTAGGTCTGACAGTTTTTAGGCTGTCAGGTCTGCTAGTTGGTAGAATTCTGTTAGGTGATTGCAATCTCCGTCAAGATTTAGTTCGTTGCCTACTACATAGCAAGCATCATCACCGCACACGTCAGGGGTGTAGGTGTATTCAACATCTGTTATAGCCTTGCAGGTATAGCAGACATTGAATTGGGTTTCGGTATCCCAACCGCAAAAGAAACAGTAGTTCATTTTGTTCTCTCTTTCGTTTATCTAATACCTTTAGTATTGCATACATCCCTGACAATTTCTGCCAAATAGGGCGTGTCGTAGGTTAACAGTAGATGAACTCTTTTATCCACAGATGTGTACAACCTGTGGAAAACGAGGCGCGGAATTTTTTTATTATCTTTGTTACGATAATTTTAAAATCCCCTGGACTTTTTTAGATTTCGTATTGTTCCATTCCATCACACATAACACAAAAAATAAATTCCCATGATGTTAGCTTATCTCCACAGTCAAAACATTCTTCATCTGTGATGTCTTCAATTAGTAATTCATTCATAATGAATCCTTTCGTTATGCTTAGTTTTATTTGCTAGGCTCATCAACTTTCGTTGCTTATTTGCTAGGCTCACACTAAGCGATTTAATAATGGTTAAAGGGGACTAGGACACTAGCGTGAAACTGAGACGGTGAATACTGACCTCTGTCAGCGTAGACTCCGTTTGACTTGGACTTTCAATCACATTTAGACTTGCGGTCTAAACTTTTTTCTAAGCCCTAATCCCTTTTAACCACTATTTAATTTTCTTTATAGTAATAACTTACCACACCTGACTGACAAATTCTACCTGAATCTCACTATTTGAGACACTATTTTTGTGATGTACATCATAGAACAAATGTTCGAACGAGCCGCGCCCCTGTGGATAACTTTTGTTACGATTGTTAAGAAATGCCCTGGAATCCTGTGGATAACTTGTTAATTATTGTTTACCTACTGTTCATCTTAGACACGCCCTGAAATACCAAAAATGTCAGACCCCTAGTGTATGCTGAAAGCATAAGATAAAACGAAAGGTAGACCAAAATGGCTTACACTAAAATCAAGAATGCAAGACTGCTAGTAGATGCAGTAAACGGCTTAGAGTTAATCCTTAAGCACGACCCAACTAATCAACGAATGATTGACTACTACAATCTACAAATCCAACTTTTGACTAGGCGTGTCTACAGGTAAAACTGTCAGACCCCTATGCTAGAATCAAACTAACAACAACAAGAAAGGGCATACAATGTCACTAATACAAATAGCACTAATCATCTTACTACCTAGCCTATTGGCTGGGGCTTTGGCTTACTTAGTCGTAAGCGTTACACAACTAAAGGCTAATAAAAGAATGTGGGAACAAGCCTACACAAAGTTAGCAATCGAATTTGAACTATCTAAGGCAGGAAAATAAAATGATGACACGCAAAGACTACATAGCAACCGCAAAGATTTTTAATTCTTATGCAGAAGCAGGACAAGACAACATTTTAATTTCTTCACTTGTAAAAAGTATTGCAGAAGATTTTGCAGATTTATTTGCAAGCGATAATCCAAACTTTGATGAACAAAAGTTTTTAGATGCGGTAGGTGTGTAATGAGATTTGTACATAATAAAATTGACGGAACTTTTATTCTTGGAATTAGTTTCTCAACTTACTACAATAAAAAAACAGAAACCAAAAATACTTCCCTGATTTTTGATTTAGGAAAACACTCGTTTGCATTTGTGTTGAGAGGTGAATACTAAATGAATAGTTTTTATTCTTGGGTTTTAATTTTATCCCTTGCCACTTTTATTTATTTGCTAGTGGATAAATACACAGACTAGACAGCTGCGACACGCCCGAGGGGGCGCGGCTCTGTGGATAACCCTTGTTACGATAGTTAAGAAATCCCCTGAAATTGCCCTGAAAATTTTATAAAAATAATGTCTAATAGTCTTGTTTTTGTCAGGGGTGTGTGCTAGTATCAGAGATACCTACTAGAAATGAGATAGACATGAACTACGAAAATACCTACCGCCAAATTGTTAAGAGTGCTAAGGCATCACAGATCGAACAAGCAACCCAATGGTATGCAGATGCTGAAGCCGTTGCCCATGAGATTGTAGACATTTACAAGACACGAGGCATGGATGTATCGCTTGAACAAGCGGCTAGTATTGTGTCAGCGTTCTCACCTCGTCAGCGTTGGTCAACTAACGTTCGTCAGGCACTTAGATTCGCTCATGGCGATGACACCATGCGTTGCCTACCTAACAATCTTAAAATGGCTCAACGTGCTTTAGAAATTGGTTTCGATGCACTTAATGGAAAGAAAACAAATTCATTTGCTCGCAACATTGCAGGTGATGAAAATGCAATCACGATTGACATTTGGATGATGCGATCAGCAGGTCTAACAAAAGACAGCCCTAACAAAACAGACTACAGCCAACTGTCTGAGGCTATTGAAAAAATTGCTCAAGAAACTGCAATGACACCTCGCACTATTCAAGCACTAATCTGGGTTGTGTATAGGGGGAGTGCAGCCTAGCACACCAGGCTCAGCTAAAAAGAGCCGCGCCCCCGTTATCCACAGGCTGTTAAGAAGTTGTGGATAATCGCCCTGAAAAAATTGTCAGACCCCTATGCTAGAGTGTTCTTATAAAGAGAGGAAATAAAATGACAGAATTTATTTGTTGTTTCTGTGAGCAAGAAATGTTTGCTGAACAGGTTGTGTGCTGTGATACCTACAAGGGTAAGATGACTGTTGATGAATTTGAAAGAGTGTATGGATACACCTTTGAATCCCCTGACTTTGAGGAGGCACTATGAGAGTCTATGAAATTGCTAAGCAGTTAGACATTCCTTCAAAAGATGTCAAGATGTATTTAGAATACATTGGTCAGCCCGTCAAGTCTGCATCGTCAGGCGTTGAACCAATGTTTGCTGAAATAGTTATCAAAAGAATAAACAAGACCTATGAGGAATTTGTGCCTTGTTGGTCATTCCCACCATTCTAAAATGTCAGACCTATCTGATAGAATAAATACCCTACCTACAAGAAATGAGAAATAAAATGGGACTAAACTTTGCAACTGAATTATCCACTATGGATACAATGCCACTTGAGGCACAGATTAACCTACACTTGCAATACAATTGCTATCCTCCAGTACCGTCCTCAATGGTACAGCCTTGCATAGATGCTATTAACGCAATTTGGAATGAGGACTACTTTGCAGAAATTGAATTGCCTCAAGGAATTTCGTGGCGTGGTAGTAACTATGCACCTGCCTCTGCAATTGTTGAGGGTCATCGTTTAGATGCTTGGGTATCTGAACCTGAATGGGAGGAAGAATGAAATTTATAGCAACACCTGAACAACTTAGGGCTAGGCTTGAGTTGCGTAGGAGTAATGCAGCCGTTCCACACAAAAATAAAAAAGCATACAAGCGTAAACCAAAACACAAAAAGGAATTGTTTGACTAATGATAAAATTTCTGTTTCTATTATTTCTAGCAAGTTTATTATTTCTACCAGCCTTAGCATTTCTTGATGCAATAAAATGGAAAAAGAATTCTAATTCCGATTTTGTAAATAGTTCTAGGTGGACTGACGGCAAGTAGGGGCAGCTGGGGAGCCGCGCCCCCCTGTGGATAACTTTTTTAAGACTTTTAAGAAAATAGCCTGGACCCCCTGAGAAAATGTCAGACCCTTATGCTATGATGAAATCATACCTACAAACGAAAGGAACACTATGTTCACTTTGACTAATCCAATGAAAGTGATGAATGACCGTTATGTCGTTACATCATTACCTTGCCCTGATTGTGGCACAACCAAAACCGTTTCTATTTCATCAGAACAATTATTTGCATACAATCAAGGTGCTTATTGTCAAGATGTATTGAAAGACTATGATGCAGGTATTCGTGAAAGATTTATTTCTGGTATGTGTAACGATTGTTTTTGCACTATGAATAATTTTGCTAGTTGGGAAGAGGAATAAAATGAGTGAACTACTAATAAACTTATTTGAGGGTGTTATAGATGAAAAGGCAATTGAGAAATTGTCTACCGAAGAATTGCAAGCAATTGAAAAAATGTTAAAGGAAGCAGGTTACTAAAATGGGTGCAAGAATTAATTTCGTATTTGATGATGGAACAGAATCATTAACCGTCTTGTATTCACATTGGGGTGAATCAAATTGGGAAAATGATTTAATTGATGCATTGGTACACGCACAGCCACGCAAGGGTGACTATTCATACTTTACCCGTATGGTTATCTCACACCTGATTAAAGACTATGTTTTAGATGAAACTGGTTTTGGTATCTATGCAATTAACCGTTCAGAAATTGGTAACAATTTTGATAAGACAGTTGTATTAGATTTAGTAAACAATCTACTTACCGATTTAGATGACGGTAGCACAGTTGAATTGTATGGAAAGGTATTTGCATAATGAGTAAGATGAAAGATTTATACGGTATTTTAACAGAGTGGTATCCAGATGGAAACTACACAGAAGAACAATTGTGGGAAGCAATTGCAGAATCACAAGGTATGGACTATTCAGAAATAGCAGATGGAGATTTAGCAGAATGGCTATGAAATTATTTAATAAGAAACCAGAAGTAATTGAAGAAGATACATTTACTAAGTTAGATAGACTAATGAGTGAAATGGCATCTACTGAAATTTACATTGAATACCTGCGAGAAAGGGAAAGGGTGTAGGAGCTGCGAAGCCGCGCCCCAAGATCCCATATTTGTCAAGCATTTAAGAAGTGATCTTTATCACCCTGGAATTACCTGAATGGATTTGATTTTGTCAGACCTTTCTGGTATAGTATTACTATAACAACAACGGGAAACAATTCCCCCAAAGAAAAGAGAAGCAAATGGCAAAGACAATCGCCCCAACTGTTGGCTCACAGTTCGTAACAGCAAAGAGCAAAGTAACTGGTATCGTTCAGGAAGTCGTAAAGAACGCTAACGGCTCAATGCGTATCCGTCTTGATGTAAATGGTCAAGACCGTTGGACTACTGCTAAGTAGTTAAGACAAGTTTAGGTGGGGTGTTTCTTACCCTTGCACCCCACCTTAAAACTGTCAGACCTCTCTGCTAAGATAAACTTACCTACAAAAGAATGGAGTCCACAATGGGACTAGACATGTACCTTCGTGCAAGTGAGTATGTATACCGTCACAACTTTAATCGTCAAACTGATGAGGACACAATAAATCCTCTATTCAATGAAATTGTCAGCAGTCTTGAATTAGAAGATGTAATTGACACTACTGGCTTTGCTGGAATTACCGTTGATGTACCAATGGGTTACTGGCGTAAGTCAAACATGATTCATCATTGGTTTGTAAATAACTTAGCAGATGGTGTTGATGAATGTCAGCCAATTACAGTTCGTAGAGAAGATTTAGAAACTCTAAAAGAAACTTGCATAAATGTAATTGCTAATCCAGAAGTAGCAGAAGAAGAATTGCCAACAGGTAGTGGATTCTTCTTTGGTTCTACTAACTATGATGAGTATTACTTTGGAGATTTGAATGACACTATTGGTATTATTGACAGATGCCTCAATAGTAAGTTCGACTATTTTGAGTACCAAGCCTCTTGGTAAGGTAACTCAATTAATTAAAAGGTAGCCAATACCGCCAGGTTGTTGGTGATTGAATGATAGAGATCTAAATCCTGGCACACCTTTGGTCTGGTGGCTCAGTTGGTTAGAGCACCGCCCTGTCACGGCGGAGGTCGTGGGTTCAAGTCCCATCCAGATCGCAGAGCTAAGCCGCGCCCCCTGTGGATAACTTATTTAAGAAGTTTAAGAAGAGCCCCTGAAAATGTCAGACCCTTGTGGTATGATTTCATCATAACCTACTAGAAAGAAGTAACAATGCCAAACTGGGTATTTAACACATTAGTTGTATCTGGCGAACAGTCAGAATTAGATAAGATGGTTGCACAACTTAACCAGCCATTCGTAAAACATTTTCCTGAACACAAATTTGAAAACAATGAAATTGTTTGGGTTGCTGACGAACAGCACTATGACAATCCTGTATTTGCTTTTTGGAACATTGTAAAACCAACAGACCTTGAAGCATACTATGAAACAGATACTTTCAAGGGTAACAAGAACATCAAAGTAAATGAAGATGGCAAAATGGATGGCGAATCTTTTATGCAAGAGTTTGTTCGCTCTATGAAAGAAGACCAAGACTGGTATCATTGGAACTGCCGTAACTGGGGAACTAAGTGGGACGTAGCAGTAGATAATAATAATGATTATCCTAACACTATTAAAACAGTTAATGATGATGGTTCTGTTATGTACCATTTCCAAACCGCTTGGAGTCCTGTTGGTGAGGTTCTAATGAAACTATCAGAACAGTATCCAACTCTTGAGTTTGACTATGAGTATGAGGAAGAGCAAGGTTGGGGTGGCAGTTGCACATTCTTAGGTGGAGAAGACATTGCCTGTAATGAGTACGACATTCCATCAAGCCACGCAGACTACGAGGCATTAGAAAGAGAGTGTCAATGTCAGTATGAAGACATTGAGTATGCTTTTGAAGATTGCCCAATAGATACCACTAAATACAAGTGGGACACGGAATTAGAGGAATGGCAAGAATTGTCAGACCTCTCTGATACACTAGTTTCAACAACCAACCTACAAGGAGAATAAACGTGGAATTCACAACAAGTGAGCCAACATTCGGAATACCAGCAACTATAACACCAATGACAGACCAAGTGGCAGTAACACCAGCGTATGACCCAAAGGCAACTATCTTAGTACGCAAGGGCTACTACTATGGCACACCTTCAGATTCAAAGTTTGAAGTAGAAAATGCAGACGACATTTCCAGAACTTACTGGAGACTAGATGCAGTGCAAGAAACCAACAACCGTAACTCACGAGCACAAGACAAGTTAAAAGAATACCTTGTTGAGAACTTTGATGAGATTGGTGAAGAACACGCAACTGAAATTGCAAACATCTTTGGTATTGATTTATCTAAAGAAGTTGAAGTTGAATTCAATGTAACAATCAAAGCAACTGTTTCCATTCCAGTTAATGAAGATGTGTCTGACCTAAGCATCTATGACTTTGACATTGAAATCTCTTCTAATGAATCTAAGTATGAGATTTTAGAATCTGATGCAGACATTGATTCAATAGACGAAAGGTACTAGGTTTCCTAGTAGGTAGGAAAGTCCTGGGCATTGACAATAAACTGCCCCCTCTCAAAGCTTGATCCGCGCCCCGTTATCAAATCGTTATTTAAGAAGATTAAAAAATGCCCCTGAAATGTCTGATGAGATTAGGAAATGTCAGACCTTTGTGTTATAGTAAGACTATTAAACAAACTACCTAATAGGAGAAAAAATGGCTGATGCAGTCGAAGTTATAAACGGTGTTGGTTCTATGTATTCATTTCGTGAACCTGCTTGGCATGGTCTAGGAACTGTTGTTACAGAAGAGCACACCACAAGTGAAGTTATGGACATAGCAAACTTATCAAACTGGAATGTACGTCTTGAAGATGTTCAACTACCTGAAGATTACACATCAAGCAAATCTAACTTTCTTGTTGTTCGTGACCACCCAGAAGACGGACACCCAGATGTTCTAGCAGTTGTTGGTGAGCGTTACCAGACTTTACAGAATGAAGAACTATTTGCTTTTGCAGATAATCTTCTTGACGGTGCTCGTTGGGAAACCGCTGGTTCACTAAAGAATGGTCGTGTTGTATTTGGTTCTCTTGCTCTTGAGCGTGAGACCGTACTTGACCCAAGTGGCGTTGCAGATGTTGTTAAGTCTTACTTACTTGTAAACACATCACATGACGGTTCACTTGCTGTTCGTGCATCAGTAACACCTGTTCGTGTTGTGTGTGCTAACACTCTTGACATGGCTCTTCGTGGTGTTAAGCAGTCTTTCAAGATGCGACACACATCAACACTTGAGGGTCGTATCTTAGTTGCTCGTGAAGCATTGGGTCTTGCTAATACTTACATGGATGCTTTTGACAAAATGGCTCAAGAACTTATTGAAAAGGAAATCACAAAAGATACTTTCAATAAGATTGTTGAAAAGGCTTATCCAATGCCAAAGAAAGATGCAAAGGGTGCAATGACCAAGTGGGAAACCAAGATTGAATTGTTAGATGAGATTTTTGCATCAGATACTAATTCAATGATTAACAATACTGCTTGGGGTGCTTTTAACACATTGACTGAAAGACTTGACTGGTATCGTTCTGCCCGTAATGGCAACAACGAGGGAATCCTTGCAAGTGCATCAGGCTTTGACCCAGTTATCACAGCAGAAAAGAACAAACTACTTTCCATTGTGAAAGAAGTTGCTTTCGCCTAGTAGGACACAACCGAACGGAAGAAACTCCCACAGCCACGGAGAATAAATAAAGGGGACAGTCCTGAGCACCATAACCAGACTATAAACTGCTCACTCTCACGAGCTGAGAGCCGCGCCCCCTGTTTATCTTATTAGTCATTTATGAACAATTAAGAACTCCTCTGGAATAGCCTGGGCAAAAATGTCAGACCCCTGTGATAGGATACAAAGTATCAACCTACAAAAGGACAAAAATGATTGACGTAACAGACCCACTACTAAGTGAGTTAGCAGACCACTTTGTTGAATTACACAATGTTGGTGGCATTGAATTAGAACAATGGGAAACTGCTTATAATTTTGTAAAGAAGTTTTATAACACAGAAGAAATGGTTCAAATAGTAATTAGGGAGAAAAAGGTATGACCTATCTAGTAGCAACAACAGAAATTATTTATTCAGAAGAGGCATTAATTAAAATGATGTTGGCAACAGGTGAGTATGGTATTCATGGTTATCCTATTAGTCACGAAGCAATGATTGAATTTGTTAAAGATCAAGAATGGCAGATAGAACATAATTTATTCCTTGACAAATTTGATGTACCCGCACAGATTTCAATTAAAGATGAAGACGGCACAGACCTATTCTTTGCCAAGAACAGACTGGAGATAGTGTAATGTATTTGACAGGAACCTTTCAAGGAACTTTTGAATCACAATGGTCAATGAAGATAGATCAAAAAGACTGGGAAGCGTATGTAGCAGAGAACCCAGAATTTGACAATGATGATGCTTGGAATCATTTTAAGAACCTTGGCTACTATGATGAGTGTGACGACTCTGCTGACTTAGAACAGACAATGATTTCTTTAGAGTATCACGGATTAGAAGTGGAGATTAACTAATGTATAACTATAATGTAGAGTTTGTATTAGAGGCTATGGTAATGATTACAAGTGTTTCTTTTGATGAGCCAGACTTATCTGATGAGTTTATTATTGAACAAGCAAGACAGAACATTTTGAGTTATTACAAGATTGACCCCGAAGTTATGCACCTACAAGACGTAATCGTACACGAGGTATAGTATGTTGATGAACAAGGTTAAGTGCTGTATGTGTGACGCTACCTTTCTAGAGTATGAAGATGAAATGGTATTTAGTTGCATAGAATGTGGCAAAGAAGAATATCTAATGGACTTAGGAGAAGTAGAAGTATGAACACTTGGCAAGATGAGGTACACTTTGATGTGCTACCACTAGAATTACTTAGAGAACAGTTGCAGGAAAATCTTTTGACCCACCTGGATTTTTGCAAAACACTTATTAACCTTGATCATGTATGTCAAGTAGTAGTAGATACATTTAAGGAGTTTGAAGTATGAGTTATCAACATCATTGGGTTGTAGTTTATGACGAGGACTGGGGAGCTTTCATGGTAGATGCTGAAACCACCAACGTAATGCTAGAAGAGGGTGACGGAACTATTTATAATAAAACTACTGGACATTGGGAGTTTGCAGAAGAGGGTTCAGAAGAATTAGCTGAATATCAGAGGCTAGAAGAAATCCTGGCTTATAACCTAACAAGACTTGACATTCCAAAGAAAGTGTAGTAGGATACGAACTATGAAAACATTAGAAGGCGTTACAGTAGAATACACACAGACTATCCCTACAAGTAAGCAGATGCCAGAGTTTTATGT